AAGTTATATCAAATGATTTGATTAAGCGATATCCTAATGATTTTAGAATTGAAACTTATAAGCATTGGGCTGTTAATTCAGTTGATCGTTTGGTTTGCCGTATCCTTAAAAGTCCAGGTGATGTTGTTGAAGAAAACATTACTAATGCTTTTATTGCTGCGATGACTTGGCATAACGAATTGGATGAGTATTCAATTGCTAATGAAGATCATTATTTAGAAATGGAGCATGCAGAAATGGTTGATATGTTTAATAATATGGAAGATTATTTGAAGAACATGATTAATCCAGAAAAAGAAAATTGGGCTGAGGAATTGTATTATGAATTAGCAAACAATATGGGTGTTGAACTGTATCAACATTGTGAAATTAAAGACAATGATGTTTTAAAAGCAATTTTAAATTCTAATTTGTGTAACCCCGAAAGATGGGGAGAGTGGAATGAATGGTGTGATGAACAAGGTTTTGATAGACCAATATTCCCGGTAAAAGAAAACCCTAACCAATTAAAATTATTTGAGGATTAAAAATGGAAGATGATTATCAATACGGTGATGAATACGATTGGGACAGAAATGATAAGTCTCAATATTGTGAACACGGTACTTTTATTGGTTCATGGTGGGGCCCAGATTTGCTTTGTGGTAAATGTGAAATGGGAGATGGACCTATGATTATAGATGAAGATGATGAAATTTAAAACAGAATTATGTTGTGATATTTCTGATGTACAGAACCCAATGTGTTGGGGATGTTATTTAGTTTATTACGAAAATCAAACAGACTTCGAAAAGGAAGAAGAAAATGGAAAATGAAAACAATGCACTTTTTAGTGCAACAATGGTATTAACAGCATATGTTGATGATGAAGGTAATGTTAAATATGTGAAGTCCGATTGGGATTCACTCTTTGAGAAAGAAGAAAAAGAAAATGACTAAAATATGTATTGAATGTGGTACAACTGAGAATCTTGTTTATTCAGGAACTGATGCTTGGATTTTAGGTTGCGTTGAACTTACAGAAAAAATCTGTTATCAGTGTGCAAATGCAAATTATCAAAACAAGAAAGTAGAAGAAAATGCCTAATTGGTGTAGTAATAACTTGTCTATTCATGGCAGGCAAGAAGATATGAAAAAGCTAATGGAAGTAATTACCATTGGTGAAGATGAATATTCACTTTTAGAAAAGCTTTATCCAACTCCTGAGGAATTGAATATAGGTGATGTATCAATGAATCCAGATGAACAACAATTAGCCAATCAAGAAAAGTTTGGTTATAAGAGTTGGTATGACTGGCGAATTGACAAATGGGGAACCAAATGGCCGGAATCTGATTTGCATACAGGTCAAGATTATACTGAGAATTCAGATGGTACAGCAACAATTGCTTTTAATTTTGAAAGTGCTTGGGCTCCGCCATTAGAAGCATTTGACAAAATTTCTGAAGATTACCCTAACCTTTTATTCTGCATTTACTATGAAGAATGCGGTATGGGCTTTTGTGGAAGTGCAATATGGGGTTCTGGTGAAAGAAAAGAAAATTACCAAGCAGAACTTATTTCATCATACTTTGATGAAGAATATCTCTTTGACCAATATATTAACAACAATTAAGAAAGAAAAGAAAAATGGAAAATTTTAAAACACTAGAGCTTATTAATAATACGCTCAACTTTGACAAAGATGGATCATCTGCTATTGCATATGGTTTGCATCAGAATGGGGATACTCTTACTCATGAGGTTATTGGTCGCTGTGCTGATGTGTATGACCTTATTGAAAGCCTTGAAGATACAGATAATGCAAAGTCATTTGATTATCTTTCAATTGTAACTTGGGGTTGGGCTGCGCCTTTGAATGCAGATGGAGAAGTAGATGGAGCTCCAAGTAAGCATCCAGAAAGGCGTAGGGTTAAGCTTATTATCTCCGGTTCAAATTCTGAAAAGGGTTTGATTGGAAGTATTCTTAACTTCTCTGATTCACCTGATGAACCAGTTTATGATTACGGTGATGCTACTGGTTCACTTAATGATGCATTTATTGAATTCTTTAACGACTGAAAGGGATAGATGTTTAACGAAGAAGATTTTAATCACATTGAAAAAATGAAATCATCTATGGCTGATGGTATGACTGATGGTTCAGAATCACATATGGTTCTTGAACAAATTGTTGGGCTTATGTCAAAGACTGATTTTACATCTGATGAAAGCAGAATGGAATTCATGATGAATTGCGTAAATATCTGTTATCAAGATGAAGAAGGAGAACCCGTATTAGTTGAAGATAAGATGTTTGGAGTAATCCTTGGTCTTTGTTTTAACTACTCTAATATCATTAGTAATCTCATTGTAGATGGCTTTAATGTTGATGAGTATTATGAGTTTCTGCAAAAAGAAGTTCTTCCTGTTATGCGGGAAGAATCAAAATCACTACCTTATTGGGATGTAAATGAGTAATGAAAATTGGCGTTTAAATGCTGCATGTTTAGGACAAGATACAGAATTGTTTTACCCTGAACCTGGCACAAAGGGTGCTGTAAAGCAAGCGAATGATGTAAAAGCATTCTGCAATATTTGCACAGTTAAAAGTGAATGCCTTGAGTATGCACTAAAGAATGATGAAGCCTTTGGGGTTTGGGGAGGACTCACCCCAAAGGAAAGAATTAAACTTTTGCGAACTCAAACAGTTACTGCTAGAGACGTATCTATTACAACGGTAAAAGTAAATGACAACAACAAAGTTTAAAATTAAAGTTATTAATGAAACAATACTTGATCTAACTTCTATGAATGAAGCAAAACAAATTGCTGACATCTTAGAAGAAAGGAATTCAATTCCAACATTTCTAGGAAACATTAGTTATACATACAGCGAAATTGAGAAGTATTCAGATGGATGAAAATCTTAATTTTGATGTAAAGGTAACAATCTCCGAGATTAAAAAAGCATTGAACATTCCTTTTGTTATCAAAAAGAAAAAGAATAGGCCAAGGAAAAAGAAAAGCCAGTGAGCAAGATAAGGATGATTATTAAAAATGTCAGAATGGAAAATAGAGTATGACAAGCTCGGTAGAAAAATATTGGTATGCTGTTGGTTTTTGGCATGCAAAAACGAAAGAGTATATGCCTCCAAGTGAGGAAGAAGTTCAATATACTGGTTCAATAACTGGTGTTGATATTTCAAAAGAATACGACAAAGGCTTTAAAGCTGCTAATGGAAAGGTATATGAAAGTGAATGAAGCATTTCTTACAGTAATTGGTTATAAGAATAAATATTCAGTTACTACTCACGAAGGTAAATATGCTATGAATATTAAATATCATGGCGTTACTCGTTTGATGAGTGATGAAGAATATATTCAAGCTTATGATTTAGCTACTGAATCATTTTTTAATACAGCTTCTGAAGTATGTCATATTTATGGTTATGGTGGATATACGCTTGAAGGTCGAAATGGAGGTTGGCTTGTGCCTTTTTATACAGTTGATCATACTCCTTCAAAAATGGCATATGTTACTGCTACGGCCAATGATTATATATTCTTCTATGAATTTTGTCAGCAAGAAAAAGTCTCCTCTTTATTTAGTATATTGAATGGCGTTAAAAACGACCTTGCAAAGATGCTTCAGTACTCAAAATCATTAGAGGAATTTGAAAAGAACCTACTAGAATATTTAGGAATGTAAAATGGAAACAAAAAAGAAAACTTGTGAACAAGTAATTGATTCACATATGGAAGACCGAAATGCTTATTTAGAAAATCTAAATGACATTATTGGAGACAATGAATCTTCGTCTGAAGATGTAGAAAATGCATTGAGAGAGCTTAATGAATTTCCTGCCGGTATTGAATCATTTAAAGTAATTAAAATTATTTTATCTGGAGGTGGACCAGCAGATTGGATTGAAGTTAGAGTTGACAATGATGGATATGTAAGAAATATGTTTTATCATTGGCAAGATTGGGGCGACCATGCTCAGAGAAAAATTAGTGAAAATTCCTATCTTTGGGATTTTGCAATACAAATTGTAGACACAGAACAATAATAGAAAGAAATAAGAAAATGAATAGATTAAATGTAACACTCGATATTAGCGAAGATGGTTTGGAAACTCTTTCCGAAGCAATCTTGCAAGACCTTGATGAAAAAGTTAGTGAAATTCTTGATGAAAAGATTGAGGATGCAATTGATGAAGTTGACCTTGACGGAAAAATTCAGACATGGTTTGACTATAATATTGACATTGAAGATACTGTAAGAGACGTAGTTCGCGAAACAGATTGGTCTGAGTATGTTGAAGAGATTGATGTTGAGGAAAAGCTTCAGCAATTGATGCGCGCATATAGTCCTGTTACTCATTGCACAACTGGTGATCTTGCAACTTCAACTGTGAAGAAAGCAATACGTTATCTTCTTCTTAAAGATGAAGAATTCGTAGCAGACATTGTTAGCGCTATTGATAAGGCTAATACAAAGAAAATGATTGAAGATGCTAAGTCTGAGATTATTGCAGAGATTGCTCCTAGCCTTCGCCAACAGTTTCAGTTAGAACTTACGCAATACGCTGACGCTATTGAAGCGGAAAAGGCTAGAGAAGTTCTTCGTGCTCAAGAAATTGCTAATCAGCAAACAACAACAATCCCATTGGATTTAGTTTAATAATTTAAATGATGTGGAGGGGTAGTCGAATGATTACCCCTCTATGTCGCCCATAAAGAAAGGTTAATGTTATGAAATACATTAAAGTTACAAATAAGGTTAAAGAAGTCAATCGTCTTGGTCTTGAAAAATTAGGTCTGTCTACAAAGAGGGATAATGATGAGACAATTGGTCAGTTCGGATCTGGTATTAAGTTTGCGCCAATTGCTGCAATTAGGAAAGGAATGGACTGGGCATTTGTAGGAAGTGATAATAAGGGTGATTACATTCTTAAATATGTAATCAAAGAAGATGATGGAATTCCTTGCGTATTCTATGACTATGGAGATTACGAAAAGCCTTCGTCATTTACTGCAGAAGCAGGTCTGCTTTCGTGGACAAATGACTTTCAGATTTATCGTGAAGTTGTTTCTAACGCAATAGATGAAAGTAGAATTAGTGGCCTAGCTTGGTCAATTGACATTATTGATGTTGAAGAAATTGTTCATTGTCCGGGTGAGTTTTCTGTTTACTTTACGGCAACAGAAGAGATGATGAGAATTCATGAGAATTTTGCAAAGTATTTCTCAGTAAATCGTTATGCTCTTTATTCAGATGGCAATTTTAAATTGTATAACCATATTGATGACACTTTTAGAGTTTATGTAAAAGGTGTTTTGGTTTATTCTGATGAAAAAGCTGCTGAAAACATTGGAAGAGAAACTATGTATGGAATCTTTGACTATGAATTTGACAATCTTGAATTGAATGAAGAAAGAACAATTGCTAGCTCATGGGATATGGGTATGGAAATTGTACGTTGTTGGACAAAACTTAATGATAAGGATCTGATTAAGAAAGTTCTTGAAGCAATGGTTAATGCTGACATTGAGAATTATTTCGAGTTTGACTCTATTGCTACTCATGTTTTTAATTACGGAATTACTGGCGAATTGTGGAAAGAAGCATTTGATGAATTATATCCAAATCATGTTTTGATTAAGACTCTTGAATCATCAGTAAATGCTATTAAAACAATTGAGTCAAAAGGTTACAAACCTTTTCAAATTGACCATGAGGGTATTTATACCTTTTTACTTAATAGAGGCATTACAACTGCACAGAGCGTCTTTGGAGAGTCTTTTAAGTATGAATACTCTATGGATATCAATGGGTTTAGTAAGTTAAATCAAGCAATTAAAATAATTGAGACAGTAGTACCAACAATTAACTTTGATTATATTGTTGGAGTTTATACTGAGGAAGATGAAGATATTGTTTGTAATGGGCTTACTCTTGAGTTACCCGATGAAGATGACCCAACTCATATGAATAAGACAATCCTAATTAATCGTGAGTTTGCAGAAAATGAAACAATCGTAAAAATCATGTCTACATTAGTTCATGAATGGGATCACTATTCAACAGGAATTGGTGATGGCAATATGGAAGGAAGAATGTTTAGAGAAGTAGCCGATTCAAGAATGGGCGAACTTATTCTTCAAATCTTCAAAATAACGAATGGTAGTGAAAGCATCGTTTAAAAGAGCGATGTAGGATACAGAAAGGATTTCTGAGAAAGAAGATTTATGTACTATTTACAATGCTTTGTATTGGCAATGATTTGCCTATTTTTGCTTTTTATTGCTTTCCCTGTTTTTGTCTTTTTAGTTTTAGTTTATTTGGTTATAATGATTGGAGCCATAGTTGCCTAAGCATAACGAATATTTCATAGTTGAATATAGATTCCCTATTAAAATAGATTCTGTTAATAGTGTGCAAGAAGCTGTGTCTATGGCTTCGCAAGTGTTCCAGAATCAGTTTGGCTTTAAGCCTGACAATTGGAATGCAAGAATCTTTCAATATTCAACTGATGCTAATGCTTCCGGCCATTCTAAAGAATTCTTTTATAATCCGAATTCAGCAACTTCCAGGGAGATAACTAAGAATATTGCTTATCATTCAGAACTGGTTGCACAAGGGATTACGCCTGAAGAATTAGCTAAGGGGAAAGATGTTGAATAAAAGCGGAATTGTAAACATTATTTGGTCAGAGATAGATTCATCAACTGTTAAATATATGCACTATCATAACGATGGTTCAAAAGGCTTGTTAGGAGTTAAGTTTAAATCCGGACAATCTTATATCTATAATGATGTTCCTATGTTTGACATATTAAGTGTGTTAAAAGCTGACTCTGTAGGCTCAGCTTTTTCAAAAGAAATTAAATTAAGATACCCATACAAAAATGTTGGTATTGTCAATAGTGGTTCTCCACTAGAAAAGATTGGTATTAGATTATGACAAGTAATCGAAAGGTTATTTGTGCTGGTTGTGGTGATTGTTTTTTAACAACAAAAACAGAATTTTATAGGAGTAAAAGATGGTGTGGTAATAGCCTCTGTAAAGAGAATATTGACTACAAGGTTAAAAATGCTAACTACAAGAAAGCACAAAAGAAAATTGAAAACGGGACATTTCGACATGGTGTAAATGCGGAGTTAAGAGAAACTATTAAGCAGCGAGATGAGTTTACATGTCGTCTTTGTTTAAACAAATTAGATTCTTTTAATCTTCAAGTTCATCATATTGTTCCTGTTTCAAATGGAGGAAATGATGATCTTAACAATCTTGTATTGTTATGTAACGGTTGTCATACAAAATTGCATAAGGAAGGTTGGGAATTATATGTTTCTAAACTTGAAAAATATACCTCTTCGCTATGTACTAAAATTTAATCAATATATTGCATAAAACAAGCGGTTGTTTGGTTTAGCAAAAAGGTTTGGGGATATGGCGGAATTGGCAGACGCAGAAGGCTTAAAACTTTCCAATAGTAATATTGTATGGGTTCGAGTCCCATTATCCCTACTGTTATAAATAACAAAAGAAAGGAACCCAATGGGTTATTATGTAAATACAACTGAAGTACAGTTTTTTCTTGATAAAAAACATTTTGAAGATGTTTACAAGAAGATGTGCGAATTGAATGACTATCACGATTTAAAACGTGGTGGTTCATACGGTACAAATAATGATCAAGTTGAAGGTGATAGATATCCTAGAAACAAATGGTTCTCTTGGATGGAACATAACTATCCAGAAACTTGTAAGGATATGATTAGCATCCTTGCTGCTTTAGACTTTGACTGTGAGTTTGACAACGATGGTAATATGACTAACATTATCTATAGCAATAAGACCGGCAATGAAGATTACTTCTTGCAGTGCTTTGCTGGTTATGTAAAAGATGGAAGTTACATTGAATTCAAAGGTGAAGAAAATGAAGACTACTATCGATTCCTATTTACAGATGGTAAAATGCTCAAGCAACAAGGTTCTGTTCAGATTCAGTATGATGATGGAGAAGAATATAAGTTTGGAGAATTGTCTCAGGCTGATACTTTTTCCAAGAATTGGCAAATTCAATGGGAAAAGGAACGCGCTAAAGCAAAAGCTCTTGAGTTAGAAAAGCAATAACTCAAAAGATGGGGGTTTAGCTCAGTTGGTAGAGCAGTAGACTTTTAATCTATTGGTCATGGGTTCGAATCCCATAGCCCCTACTAAAAAAATAAAAGAAAGGAGATGAAGATGAGTAACAAAAACGATCTGTATACAGATTATGCATTGCAGATGTTTTCATCATACATAAGTGATGATTTAAGTTCAATGGAATATATCCTTGAATCATTCAAAAAAGATGGCAAGAACATAGATGAAATGTTTATGCCGGGATTAATATACGGCCTTATGTACCATCTAGGTCAGATATTTAGATTAGTATCTGTTGGTACAGATGTACCTCTTGAAAAATTACTTTCTGATTACGCAATGGATTATGCTTTAGCCAGGGAACATCTTATGGATAATCCATTGCTGAATGTACACAGAGCAAGAGAAGTATTAGAGCAGATCTTATCAACGGTAAAAGAGTTAGAAGAGCTGTATAATGAAGATGATGATTTTTAATTAACCAAATGAGCCGAATGGTCCGAACGGTTTGACGGAAGAAATCTTATAAGTTTCCTGAATGGGTTCAATTCCCATATTCGGTACTATATGACATTAAGTGATATAATTGTATTTATCCATTTTTTAGAGGAGGTGGTGCTTATTGACAATTAATAGTGAAGCGAGTGAGCATTGAATGTAGATAAATATGCTACGACCTCGTTTCGCACACCTTAGCAAATGCTAATGCGTTTATCTGTTTTACAGAAATCGTAAACCCAACAACTAAAGGAGCGAAATATGTCTAGGTTTATAAAACGATTATTATCAATCACATTGATATTAAGTCTGGGAAGTGTTGTTACTTCACTCCCCGTACAGGCTAAAGAATTAAGTGACAAAGAGCTAAAGAGACAAATCTCGATAGTTAAACAAAAAATACCGAAAGGTGAAGAGTACAGATGTCCTCAATATAATCAAATGATTAAAGATGAAGGATTACCTGTACAAATATTCTCTTACATTATGTGGAGAGAGTCAAGATGTCAACCAAAAGCAATTGGTTGGAATTATAAGAAAGGTAAGTCACACAAAAATTGTAAAGTATCAGCTGCTAATGTCTATAAAAGATGTAGTGCTGTTGATTCTTATGACTCAGGCTTATTGCAAATAAATTCATCTTGGACAACGGTAACGCAGATAGTTTGCGGAAAGCGTTGGGGAGATATGACAGTTCTCCTTAAAGAAAAATGCAATATAAAAGTTGCTAAATACCTTCTATATCATGGTGGTGGATTTAGTAACTGGGGTTTTAAAGTGTAAAGGAACGAGGTTAAGTTATTACCTCAAAACATCGCATCTGGTATATGTGTGAATAAAAATAACTAATATACCTTTATGCTTTCATAGCTCAATGGATAGAGCAACTGACTTCTAATCAGTAGGTTGTAAGTTCGAATCTTACTGAAAGCGCTAAGAGATCAGTTATAAATGTCGTTTAGGGAAAATCGGGGCATTTATAGCTGGTCTCTTTTTATATCACCCCATAAAGAAAGATAGGAATAAAAAAAATGGAAAACAATCACATTGTAAGAAAACAATTTATAGAAGCTGCTGGTGCTCTTTGGGAACCCATTATGAAATTAACTCATGCTTGGGAGAAATTATCAACTGAGGATAATGGTACGACTGGAGATAGTTACCCTTTTAATGGTTCTTTTGATGAATGGATTTATGAGTACGCTAAATGGTTTGATAACATTTGCGAAAAGTTTTCAATCAAAACAGACGGCTTTAGCCCAACAATTACAGTAAAAGAATTGAAGGCTATTTTGGACACGATTAGTGAAGATATCCAAGTTGTTGTCAGAGATGATAAAAATGATTGGTGGTTAAATATCACTGAAGTTGAATTACCTGACGAAGATAATGGTTGTTTTACAATCACATTCCATACAAAAAATAACTTTGACACACGTCAATTTTAATAGAAAGAAATAATATGAGAACAATACTTAGTTGGTCAGAGAACGATATTGAAGTTCAAGACAATTATATTGAAACAGAAAACTTTGAAGCATTGTCAATTTTTCATGCTGAATGTGCAAGTGAGTTAATGCTTTCAACTAAACCACAAAAAGGAGTATTTTTTAATACAACTCCTTTCTCTTTGGTTGAAGCACAGATTCATGCACAGTTATCAACAACATTTGCAATTATCGCACAGAATAGAACTATGGAGAAGAAGTGAGTAAAGACAAAGAAATCGTTGAACGGATTGTTGAAGTATTGCAATTGCCGGGAGAAGAGATTACAGATGGTGAATGTATTGATGAAATTATTGAGATAATTAAATCTCAATATAATATTCCATTCCCAAGGGACTGATATGCCTAGTTATAAAATTTATGAAGACTATACTTATACTCTTGTGTATGAAGTTATAGCAGAGAATAAGGAGCAAGCTTTAGAAATGATCTTAGATGATCCATTTGAATATAGAAATCTTGATGAAGATACAGTTCATGTATTAATTACTAGAAGATGGGAAAAGTAATGAAAACATATCAAGTAGTTAAAAACTATCACTATGCTGAAATTTATTATATTGATGCTGAAGATGAAAAAGATGCAATTAATATTCTAGAAAATGATGGCATTGAATGTGATGAAATTTATAAAGACTTTGACTTTTACGACACTATGGAGATTAAAAAATGAATTCAATGGAAGCATTAGATATTGCTCAAATGATTATGAGAGCAGATTGGTATTACAATATGACTGATGATTATTCAGCATACAAAAAAGGTGAAGCAAGCGTACAAGAAGTTAAATCTTATGTTGCAAGTAGAGAATGGACTATTGAAGAAGTTCAAGCTATCAAACATGAGATTACTAATATTTTAAATCTTCGTTCTGTTAACAATGTGTTTAAGAAAGAAGTTTATGAAGCTTGGGACAAAAGAGTTGACTTTGTATTTAGAAAGGCGTTAAGCAATGGACAATGAATTACCAGAAGAATGGCCGGAGAGAATTAATGTAACTAAAGTTATCTCTTATGATGTCGAAAAAGTCGTTGAGCAAATCAGAGAAGACAATAGAGATAGCGATAATGAACTGGAGATTACATTAGATGATGTAATTGAAATGATTCACGAAATGGCAAGAGATGACTTTAGTTGTGGTTGGGGACATAGAACAGATGTTAGTGATTTGATTTTTCAAGATGAAAGTGGAGAGGAATACTAATGCCCGGTTATACAGTAATAACAACTGCTGCATATTTTATTGAATCCGAAAGTGAGAATGAAGCTATCAATAAAATTTACGAAACACTATTAGGCAATGGAGATGTTAAAGATTTAGGCAATGGAGAGATTGCTTGCATCTTTGCTATACAAGATTATCAAAGGATTATCAAATAATGGAAACAGAAAAAGTATATGAGTTCGCATTCAGTAATGAATGCATGTGTGCTGATGGAGATTACAATGATGATTTTGTAATGTTTGAGGCATTGGAAATTGATTGTGAAGGTGAATGCTGGGAATCTGCATTAGAAGACTTTCAGGATATTACTTCAGGATTGTTTGAACAAAATGAAACAATGTGGTGGAAAGTATCCAACTTAGCATTATGGGATGGAAATCATAGTGGATATGGTCAAGCAAAAGATGCAGAATCTTTATTGAATCTTATGACAGTTAATAGTGGATGGCATATTAAAGGAAAAGTATTCAATGATCGCATTGAGTATTCATTATCTCATCATGACTCAATGGGCAGCAGAAGTGTTGTAACAATGATTTCAGATGAGCAAAGAGAAGAGTTAGGTCTTTACTAAAATGACAACAGATAAGGAAAATAATATGATTGTAGGAACAATTGTAAGAGTAAATGGAGAAGTTGAAGAATTTCTTTACAATGGCTTTTACACACAAATTGGTGAAGTTGTAGGTGGTTATATCGAGGCGGTTAGCTTTGGTGATAAGCCATACTTTTGCTATATCAATGAAGAAGGTAAATTCTTGGGGTTAGAAGAAAACAAAACCGCTACTGAACTTTGGTATAACTCTGGGCAAAGAGTTTTGCTTGGGGATTACATTGCAGGTGATGTTGTATTCTTTGGTCAAGTTGATGATGAAGGTAACGATACAGATATTCCTGCGTCTTTACTTGACGAATTGAAAAAGTATGCAAACCTATAGAGTATCAATTTGGACATCAGTAGATGTTGAAGCTGGCAATAGTGCTATTGCTGAAGAGATAGCAAAAGATATGTTAATTAATGGAGAAATCAAAAACAGAGATTTCTCCGCAGAAGCAGAAGAAATAGAGTAAGGAAAATAAAATGACTTTAAATTGGTCAACAGAAAATGTAAAGTATTTCAAAGATTATCCAGATGAGCTTTGGACAAAGATTAATGTAGGACTTCCTGGCGAACAGGAAGATTTAAATGTAGAAACTAAATCATTAGTATTTGGTTCTATGGCATTAGGGATTGGTAATATCAATTACAAAAATGGTCCGGATTTCTATGCAAGATGGAAGTTATTTGAAAAGTACGATAACTTCTGTCTTTATAGTGTATGGAATGGGGAAGAAACCATTAAGACATACCTGACACCTAAGGTTATTATAAAGCATTTCGGATTGAGCACGAATGTTTCTACAGAGTCAGAAACGGTTTGGGCTAAGAGAATCGCTAAGAGTTACGCTTCGGATCATTCTAGAGGTTACAGAGATACTTTAGTTACTGAAAAAGAAATCAGAGCCTTCCTTAGAGAAGCAAAGATTGAGTTTGAGAATTCATTTACCACATCAGAAAAAATAGGAGAATAACATGGCAACTAAGAAAAAGCCTGCGAAACCAATTGCAGGGCAAAGTAAGGAAATGACTAAGGTTTTGCTTGGCAAAGCCGTTATGTATTTTGGTTCAAAAAATGCTGAACCTTTTATTTGCCCAACCTGTTCAAGACAATTGATTAAGGGAGTTATTTATGAAGAAAATAACTCCTCATTTTGTTCACGAACCTGTATCCCAAAACCACAATAAGAAAGAAAATACAATGCTTAAACAATACTATGTAGTTGGCCGTTACATTGCTCAAATCCCAAAGGATAAGGATATTGCTGAATTTATCCTTGCGGAGATGGAAGCAGAATTAGGCAATGTTACCCCTAACCAGTTGAAGACTTATTTGAATGGTCTTTTTACCGTCATTGAGGGTGATGAAGTTGAAATGGAAGAGGATGAAGATGATGAATAATGTAATCACAAACGATAAAGAAGCATTTAAATATGTAAAAATGATGCTTCTTGACCAAGATGAGCAATCAAAAGATTTAACTGACAATTGTGTATATCGTGGTTATTCAGCTGATCTTATTGATAAAGCTAGGAATAAAGCAGAGGATATCATTACACAATCCGAACCACCTGATGATTTAGATAGCCTTTTGGAATGGGAATCTGAAATTCTAGATAATCTGATTGCTGGTCAAGCTCCAGATATGAAATGTGCTGCTGGTTGGCTCATTGCTGATAGTTTCTATTATGACTATTTCGAAGGTGAATTGGTTAGCCAAAAAAATCACATTTGGGATGCTATTAAGCAATCTAACCCAGTATGGTTTACTACCAATAATTCTTTAAAATTGGTTAATGAATTGCAGAATATTCATGATTCTAGAGACCCATCAGAATGGTGTGGAAAATTAGATGATTTAGAACAATATTTTAATGCCTATGGCGATTACATCGGTTAAAACAAAAGGAAAGAATAATGACAAAAAAGAAAGTAGCCTATCCAGTAGGCTTAAAAGTAACTGAAGTTAGAATGATGAATAAACTTGAGCTTGACGCTGAAGGTTGGGAAAATAGTTGGGGAGGCTTTCCAGTAGCGATTGTCTTTGAAGATGGAAGTATGATTTATGCTTCATCTGATCCTGAAGGAAATGATTCGGGTTGCATCTTTGGTATGACAAAAGATGGAGTTGGACTTATCGTTGAGCCTCTTAATGACCAAATGGTTAGCCATGATATTGTCAAGTAAATAACCCTAATACTTAATATTAATTGTACTTAGGATTATTTCTAATACCATTCAATATTGTAAAAAAGAAAATGGGCTATGTGATTGCCCTTTTCTAATCTTTAAGACCCTTAGAAAGCTATTCAGTAGCCAATGAGGAGAGATTAGGAGGGGGCTTTTGATATTGGTATGGATTGGCAAAAGTGGCCAAAAGATACTATATGTGAATACAAGGAAATGCATATCCATACGGGATCATGCATAAACATACGAAAGGGTATGGAATGATTATTTTGAATATATTGGGAGTGGTATTGCTATATGCACTTTGGAAGATGGATAGGAATTCGGTTGATTCATATAAGGAGATGGATACGGTTTCAGCCTTTCTATTGCCTTTGATGATGGTTGTGTCTATCTGTTGGGTCTTATTTGACCTATTGTTTATGGTCATAGGATAAGGAAAAGATATGAAGGTTAAAACAAAGATGGAATGCCCGGAATGCGATAGATTGTTTGATCTATTGGATGAAGAAGAGGCTAATGAATGGTATTACGGTCATGATTGCGAATCGGAGTAGAAGTATTCTACGAATAAACCCTGATTTCCGGGTTATAACTAAGATATACCTCTAGAAGAAGTATAGATAGAAGTATTCATAGGGATAAGATATAGATAGATGAATAGATTCCTTTAAGGTATTCAGCGAAGTACCAAGGAATAGATTCTCAGAAGGGTCCAAATCTATTAATGATGCTGTAAAGCGTTCTAAATAAAGGTACAGATCTTATTAATAAACTGGTGTAGACCTATCTATGTATTCTCCTATCTATAGGGATATATATCTATATAAACCCCCCAATAGCCATAATTTCGGTTATTTGTACCCCCCATAAAGATAGATAAATGTTATAAAATAAGTAATAAATAGACTAATTGTCTATTAAATCAATCAAAAAGACAGTAAAATACTCATAAATAACGTCGTTTTTATTTGTGAGAATTTTAGTGTGCGTTTTGAGGTGCTAAATATGGGAATTACAATGATGTAATACCTATCTATAGGTAGTTAATTAGGTTCTGAATAGACCCGGACTTTAGATCCCATATTAGGTAAGCCTATTGCCCGCCATAAAGTTGGCCGGATGTTAGGATTTGGATAAACATTAGTATTTGGATTTGATTTCCATAAAGAATAGCGGTGTAATATTACACACTCTATTCCAGCAGGGTTCCTGTAATATTACAATTGGTGTAATGTTACACATGATTGCAGGCATGAAAAAAGGGGCAGGAAAACCTGCCCCTTTCTCTAAAGAATTGGCTAAAGACTAGCGTATTCTTGAACTACGTCTTTTGACTGAAATGAAAGCTCGGTAAATAGATCGTATATCTCTTTGAAGAAAGATTCACGATTAGGAAATAAATGGTCAATTCCGAATTCATCAGTATTACCAAAAACAGCAGTAATTTGTTGACCAATTATGCAAAGCTCAAGAGTTAAGGAATAGATTTCCATGATGTATTTATCATAATCTATCCTTTCAGCTTTTAGATTCTCTAGGATATTAGCAAAAGAATCACGTGCATTATTAGCCTTTTCAAGATTATCAATCATTGTCTGAGGAATCTTCATAAAATTTAACTTTTCGAGAAAGTTAGAAGTTTGGTTAACAATTTCAGTTGCCTTAAGAATACCTTTATGAATATCGGTAATGGTTTGAGCAGCTATTTCATGGCTATTAGTCATATGAAAAATGATAGCCATTGCTTTTTCTGGATTATTGAATATTGTTTCAAAGTTTGACATTGTTTTTACTTCCCTTTACCCATTGAACCTAGATATTGAATTAGTTCCTGATGAGGGAAGAGTTCGGGATTATGACCAATACCTGGATAAGCGTTACGAATATCGTTATTGACTTCGCTTAGGGTATAGGCATCCTTAAAGTGTTTTGTTAGAAGAATGTTAGCCTTATGGAATTCCTTAAAGAAATTCTTAAGATAGCTATAGCTAAAAAGGAAATCCATTGTATCGGCATCCATTTTTTCTTCCATATTTGGAATAAAGACTTTCTCATAGAAAGGCTTAGAGATAACTTTATCGAATATCTCGCTAAATCGGGTTAGGAAATTGATCTGTGTTTGATATCCATTAATTTTTGAATATTCAATTTCAGTTTTAAGGAAATGTTCTGTTGTAGTAATTTCTACTTCAATACATAATGTAAGACTATGGATTGCAATAAACATTTCGTCAATTGGTTCGGTGGTCATTTGGATTATCTTTCACGTTAGGAAATAGATTTGGTTTTTCGGCTAAATGTCAGCCTATAAATATCCTACCGTCTGATAATTAGATTACCAACCTTAGGAATAATGTTTCTTTAGGGGAATTAAATGAGCTCCCATAAAGGTACCAGGCAATAAAAGATTAGATAATAAATTAGATAATCTTTTAGATCTCCATAAAGGTGATCAACGTAATATTACACACTATAATTTGAGTATTTTGTAATATTACACTAACGTAATATTACACAACCCCCGCTAGCTGCTAAAACAACAGATCGGAAAATGGATGAAGAATAAGCTCGGTAATTAAGTTTTTAATTGTTAATTTTTTGGATAGGTTGTTGTTGCTACGTTTAGGCGGTAAGGTGGACATTGACTCAAGGAATGAGTTAATTAAATAAAAGAAAGAGTAAGAAAATGGCTTCAAAAAATACTTCAGGAAATCCTGAAGAAAATCCAGAAGAAAATGAGAAGGAAATGAACATGCAATTTGAGTTCATTAATGAAGAAGAAATTGAATCAGTAAAGCGTGGGCGTAAGGCTCATGTTGTTCCTGAATTGGTTGCTTTTTTGAGTAAAGCAAAAGTTGGGCAAACTGTTCGTGTTCCAATGTTCGCATTGGATAACGAAATTGTTACACTTGAAGAGAAGAAAAATGCCAAAGCAAAGAATTCAGCAATTCTTCGCTCTCAGGCAAAAGCTTCAGGTTGGGCAAAAGTTGGCATTATTTGGGATGTAAATAATGTCCCATTTCTTAAGAAAATCGCTTAAGAATTAAATAAAACAATACTCATTCCAAAAGTTAAAGAAACGGGTCAGGAAACTGATCCGTTTTTTTATTGTACCAGGTTGTAACATTACACCACATAAAGATGCGTGTAATGTTACACATAAAGGTTACATAAAGTTATAGATTAGATAAAGCTTAATCTAATTCATAATATATATTATAATCTAATAGAATTCTCTGTAATATTACATGGGTGTAAGTTGACGGGGGATATCAACTTACACCCATCGAGCTATGTAATATTACATAAAGGTGCTGGCTGTAATATTACACAAGCTGGATTCCTGGAGCTCTGTAATTTTAGATCCGGTGTAATAATAGAACCTCTGTAATATTAGGTGTCGTGTAATAATAGATCTTCCTCCGGCCGGACTTTCATGGGTACGCAGAACAACCCCCGTGAAGAACACTCACGGGGGTTGTTCCTATCGGTAGGTCAATTAGACCCAGCGATTACTTGCCAGCCTTAGCCTTAGGCTTAGACACTTTGACTTGTGGAACGCCTGCTGGACTCCATGAAATGGAAACCTTTACGCCTGCCAACTTGCCAGCCGTGCGAATGCTTGCCGACATTGTTGCCTTGTCGTTCTTAAAGTCCTCAGAGGCTGGGTCAACTGACATTGCTGTAATTTTTACAACCTTGCCTGCTGGAACCTCTGATAGTGCCTTTACGAGTTCGGGGCTAGCGTTGGACTTGCGACCACGCTTAACGCTCTCAATCTCGTTTTCGTCAATGAACTCAAAGTCCATAATGGTTACTGCCTTTCGTGTAATAAATTGTACGAGTGTAACTTTCGGAACGATAGTGTTACTTACTATCCATCACTCATGTCTATCAGAACCATTAGGGGGGGAAATTGCTAGGGGCTTGCGCCCCGCCTAACCCCGAACCTAACCGAGTGTCAATCTGACAAGTAGAACGATATCGCCATATTTCGCATTTCCTCACCAACAACCCAAATAATTAAAAAAGTTGGTTGTAGTGTGCAAGCTTCTAATGTTACACGATCGGTCTAGTATTACACGCGCATAAAGTTACACGGCTAATGTTACACAGCTTCTAAAGTTACACGATCGAGCGTAGCTCCAGGGGTACTGTAATATTACAAACGCACACTAAAAATACCCTGTAATATTACACAATTTGCACGGGTGTAATTTTCACAGGTAAGTAAAATTACACCCGCTCGTAATATTACACAGTCTGTAATATTACACAGATCCTGGGGGGACAGGGGACTGAGGTAAGTGTGTTTCATGGCGGAAACATCCTAACCGCTGTCATGGGGTCTCCCCATGCACCATGCACCTACTTCAGCCCCTGTGCTTGGAGGGGTGTCCCGACCCCTCCAAGCGAACTTGGGCTACTTGACTTTTGCAGCCTTGGCGACCTTGGTGGTCACCTGAGGGATACCTTCGGGGCTCCATGAGATGGAGACCTTCACGCCTGCCAAGCGACCTGCGGTACGGATGGTAGCGGAGGCGGTAGCCTTGTCATTCTTGAAGTCTTCCGACTTCGGGTCTACGCTGAGACCCTTGACCTTGACTGCCTTGCCCTTGGGCATTGTGCGGAATGCTTCAACCAGTTCGGCTGAGACATTTGACTTACGACCTCGGCGTACTGCCTCGATTTCGTTCTCATCGATAAACTCGAATTCCATTATGACTACCTTTCGGCTTGACCAATGTTTCACGTGAAACATTTGGTGTCTCGGAGGTGCTTCCCCTTGACATTTACCAAGATAACAGCCCAAGGTAAACAGAAGGTGGAATCTAGGTGAACAGTAAGTGAACAGATAGGCTATTTCCTATTGTTACAGGTAAAGTTACAGAGTTTTATCTAATGTTACATAGCTTACCTAAAGTTACACGATCAGTTCTAAAATTACACGCCATAAAGCCAGGCTATGTAATATTACAATCACATACTAAAATCTACTCGCATGGTGTAATCTTACACGCGGGCGTAAGGTTACAAGAGTGTGAACCTTACGCCCGCCCTTGTAATGTTACACAGTGCTCTGTAAGAATAGGGGAGGGTCATTCGACCCTCCCCGTTCTCACCGTGTAACTCTAGAGTTCCACGATTGGCAAGCGCGTGAACGGTGTGAGCATTCCTACTCGCAGCCCGTGCTTCGCGACCTGCTCCTCCGAAATTGGAGACTTGTACCCGTTCGGGTAAAGCACTGCAAGCTTCATATGACTACCTCCTTTCATAAATGAAACACTACCAAATAGCCAAGGCCAAAACAACCATTTCCTAATATTACAGCAAACAATTATCTACTGCATTTTCCGGACATCTATGTAATATTACAAGGTGCGTAATATTACAGTTCCGGGACAAAAAGAAACACGGCCCCTGTAACATTAGGAACCGTGTAACTTTTGGGAGATCTGTAATTTTACTCCCCGTCTATCGCCCAGTCGTAAGGTCTGTAATTTTTGACCGGTGTAGCTTTAGCCAATGCATTTCCAAAGGCGCAAGTGCCATATCCGCAAAGGAATCCAAAGACGGAAAAGAACAAAACGATTTCATCTGTACTCATGTAATTTTTCACCCCCTCAAACTTGCTAGTGTAATATAAGCGAGGAACTTGTCGTAATCTTCTGCCTTGTCAAAGGTAATTGCTACGGGATTTGTTTCAGTTACAAACTCGTTAATGAGTGTAACAATAGAACAAGCCTTGTCCTCTGTAATAATAGGGCACTGGCAGTTGGTGCTGTCGGTGCAGATTTTGTGTAACTTTTCGGTTGCTATCGCTGACTTCATGTGTACCACTGTAATGTGTAACATTAGCTCCGTCAAGCATTTCCAAATATTACACAAAGATATTTTTTAATAGATTGCATAATACAACTACATAAAGTTACACGATCTTAACTTACACACTCAAATCCATCCAGCTCCGTGTAATATTACTGCGGGCGTAATAGCTGTGGTGAAGCGACTTACGCCCGCCTGTAAGATTAGGTATGTAATGTTACACAAAGCCGGGGGAGAAATCCCCTAGTGTAATACTAGGGGACTCTCCGTGTAATTCTACCCCCTCTTCACTAGTTCGTCATAAATCTCATCCATTGCGTAACGGATTTGGCGAGTGTAAAACTCAACCATTGACATCTTTAATTCTTTGCGCTGAATCATTGCGAGTGTCTCATCTTCATAACCGCCAAGGCAGTAAGTGTCATAGACATTGAACAACTTTTCTTCTACCTCATTATGAAGGAAAGAGTAGATGCTAGTAGGTGCATCATTGACGGTCATATCTATGATGCCTTCTGATGAGATAGTAATGTCTCCAAGCATGACCAAAGTACGGAAATACTTGTGGTCGGCTTGAAGCGCAGAAGTGGTCTGATAGGGCTTAGGTGAGTAGGTCATGAGGAAATCCTAACAGAACCAAACACAAAGAACAACTCTATTTCTAATGTTACAGAAAAAATTTCCATAAAGCCCGGGGGCTAATGTTACACGATCAGACCTTACCCGGTGTGTAAACTTACACACTCAAATCTATCCAGCTTCGCGTAATATTACAACTGGTGTGTAACATTACATGGCCCTGGAAGTGTTACAGGGAGGGAGGGCACTCCCTGTAACTTTAGCCCCGCTATTTGCAGCGGTGGCACTTGCAGGGAGCAGGCTCCTTGCAGATTTCGTTCTCGCAGAAGTCGCACTTGACATCTGCGAAGCGGTCAAGGTGCTTGACGCTGAGAGCGCCGAAGAACATATGACCAGCCAGCAATTTCTCGCCAGCAGGTCGGCAATTGTTACAGACAATCATGCGAGCAAAAATTGTCTGCATACGGGGCTTGAACTCTAGGCGGTATGGGCGTGAAAGTTGTGTGTAACTCATACCTGTAAGGATACAAATATTACACAAGCTATGCAAGTCAATTTCTAATATTCCAGGAAATATTTTTTGGATTAGTTCCATAATGCAATTGGCTAATGTTACACGATCCCATAAAGTTACACAGTCTTAAATTACACACTCTATTTCATCCAGCTTCGTGTAATGTTACAGCAGGTGTAATGTTTGATAAAACAAGGCATTACACCTGCCCGCCATAAAGCAACGGCATGTAATATTACACAGGTTTGTAATATTACACAATTGCAGGCCGGTAGAGAGTTTCCTCTCTACCTTCCCTACTACTTTTTGATTACCTTTGCAACCTTTTCGGCTTGTGCTTCTGCCTGTCCTCTAAGCACTACCAGCTGGTGGTGGTAAAGTTTCATGAAACCATCATTCTCTGAAATGAAGTGATGGGGTGACTCTGCACCGAGAGACTCTGCAAACTCCCAGCAATTCTTGTAGACCTGCTTCATGTCGGTGTCTTTTGGATTTTCATAGGTAGCCATGCAGTAAAGAAGAAATCTATACATCTCATATGGCATTACCAACTCTACAAGATTTGGTGTCTGTAATTCTTGAACTTTCATTTCTTATCTTTCTCTATGGGCTATTGCCTTGTATTAGAAATACTACCAGCTGGAAAAGCAATTGCAAGCATTTCCCAAATATTACACGAAAAAAGTTTTAGCCTTCCATAAAGTTATTTCTCGTAAAATTACACACTCCACATAAAGGTTCTTTTTGTAATATTACACTGGGTGTAACTTTACAAGGTACCGGCCTTTTTTGGGGAAACGAAAAAGCCCCCCTTTCGGGGGGCTTCCGTAAGTGTTCGGGGACTAGACCCGAACAACCCAAACTGGCGGAATCTCACCCTCACGGTACGACTCTCCCCGAATGGCGTAATACTCATTCTTTCCGATGAGTTTCATGAAACTCAACAGATTAGCCCGAACTGCATTTTCGGGTCGGTCGGTCGTAGCCTTTCGGGTAGCGTTCTCAACCTCAACTGGCATAGCGTCAATTTCAATACAGAATGAACGCCTAGCCTCACCCTGAACGAATGAACGACCCAACATATCAACTGGCATAACTGGCGCAAAATCGGCATCAACGATGAGGTTGATTAGGTCATCGGAAAAGTAAAATTGCTTTACTCCCCGACTAGCGTTCACCTTATTGGCTTCGGCTATTTGCTTGAGATAAGAAGCCTTGCGCTTCTTCCATTGTGCTTGATGACGCTTAGACATTTCGGCACTACCTTTCGGGACAAGTTGGCGGAATTGCCAACAAGAAAATACTACCCGACAAACTGTGTAAAGTTACGCATTTAGGGAAAATAATCTAGAAAAAATCCAGCTGGGAAAATGCCCATAATGACTTGACTTTACCTAGCGAATGTAGTAGGGAATTGAATAACGGAAAGACTTGTAATATTACAAGCCCGATTACAATTTCATACTCAATTATGGTAGAAACTACCTTATTCTCTCGCGGGTGCGTCTCCTACGTGAAACTGGGGAGCTCCACCCGCGTGAGCAATCCCATAAAGGTACCTTGTGTAATGTTACACACACGATTTGTAGCGCATACTACAATTTGAGAGTTTTGTAATGTTACACCTACCTGCACTACTAGGTAGTTCTGTAATGTTACACAGGGTTGTAATGTTACACGAAGCTGGAGACAAAAAGAAGGGGGCCAAGCGGCCCCCTCCCTGTGTGTATCCCCCTACTTCCAAATACCCATTGTGAATGAGTAGTCATCAACACGCTTGGTCTTAGTGTGTCGGCTGTACTGGATACGGTTCCTCTGAATGAAGTCCCAAATACGAACACGCGCACCATTCGCGGCAAACTTATCGTCTGTGCGATAAGGCTCCTCGAATGTGATGGTGAACTCCATCGTCTTGGCGGTCTCTTTAATGCTTATCGTGAAATTATTCATAGTGTTACCTTACAGGATTACTAAGAGGAATACAACACTATTTCTAAGATTACACGGATCTTTTTCATAAACTTCCTGGAGCTAATATTACACGGATACCTAGAGTTACACAGTGTGTAATGTTACACAGTTTCCATAAAGGTATCAGCTGTAATATTACACGGGCATAAAGATTTTTGTACTAAAATTACACGCCCTGTCTAAAGTTACACTAACACGGGATCAAAGTGCGAAGCTCCTCCCGCGCGCCGGGCGAACAGACGTTCGGTCCTGGAGTTTTGCAGCACTCCCCATAAAAGGGGAAAGGGGCGAGAGCCTTGCGACTCTCGCCCCCGTGAGGGTTCACCCTCCGCTATTTGCGGAGGATGTAGACCTTTGGGGTCTCGCCCTCGGCGTATGCCTCCGCCCTTACGGCGTAGTAGGTGTCCGCTGGCAAGCCAAGAGCCTTGGCGATACTTGCCAAGCGAACACGCACGGTGTTCTCAGGGCGGTCATGGGTAATTTCCCCGTTCTTGCTCTCGCCAAGAATGTCGGAGACATTGACAAGGGTGGCACGGTTCGCACGGGCAAAGGCTCGGCGGTCTGCCCCGTCTTGGGCGGTCTTGGGAACGCTTGCACCCTTGACCACAAGACCCGCCTCGGTGAGTGTGGGGAACTTGTGGGCACGGGCAACGGCAGAGGCGAGGGAATCGGCTTGCGCTCCCGTGTAAAAGGCTTTCACGCCTTTCGCCTTGTTCGCTGTGCGGGCGGTTGCCAAATGCGCTAGTACGGCGCTCTTGGTAACGGTAGGGGTGGCAGAGCGCACGACGCGCGCCTTGCTCTTGGTTGGGACTGACTTAGTTGCCATACCTGAAAGGTTACACGCCCCCGCCCCCCCTTCGCAAGTCATTCATTAGGGCATGCATTAGGGGTGGCGCACCCTTGTAAATAAAGGGTTTCGGTGAATGATTATGCACGGGAGTGCATAAAAAATGATCCCCTATACCCCTAGGGGTATCCCCTAACCATTGACCCTGCGAACAGTCCCCGGATGTTCGCAGCTGAAAGCATGCATAGCATTGCATCGATATATACTAAAATTTTCGATAATATCGGATTGGGAGTTTGCCATCAAAAATTTTTATTAAATTTTTGAAGAATATTCGTCTCACAATGATTTGGGGGTTCGGGGATGTCGGGGAATCGGGGATTGGTCGATTTCCAAAACATACTCAGGAAGATTGATTTCGATTCTCTTGGGTGTCTCAGACTTCGCAAGCTTGTCAAGTGCGGGTTTATGGGCTCTAATCATCTTATCGACTGTTTGAGAGAGCTCAATCTTGCGGAGTCTAATCTTTTCTTGGGCTTCAGCAGATAAAGGTTCGGGGAGATTCTGAATATATGCTGCGTATGCAGCTTTCTTCTTGATTAGATCGAGGTCTCTATATACAAATGCTTGAATCTCTTCGTATTTCTCATTAGAGAACACAGAAGGAGTCTCAACTTCAATTTTTTTACTCTTGGAAATGAGTTTGTTTAGTTTCTTAATAATATTTAACATAATAATTCTTTCTTTATAATTGAATTTCGGGTTTAATTTTTTTCAGTCTTATTAGTAATATAGAATAAGACTCCTATAGAGGCTAGGATAACTCCACTGATGATGTTTTCTATCATTCCATACTCTCTCTAATGGGATATACATAGACATAATTTGCTGGGATAAGGTGGGAAAGTCGGTGACCCTTCGAATTTTGGGGGAAGCCACGATTGCTCCTACGCTTGCCATGCGAATAGTACCTTTTTGGGCCACCCTTGCTGTTGTTTATCATCATATCAAAGCTTTTCGCTTGTACCTTGCCTAAAATTAATGTTAAAAGCGAATCGATAAGGGAAGTTAACCGGATTGCTGCCCGCATGCATAATACTACCATCAAAAATCACCGCCGTTCCCTTATCGGGTTCAATCTTATGTGTAATTCTACCATTCCCGTCATAAAAATATGTCGGGCCATCCGCATTATTTATATAATACAAACATACGAGGTGTGGAACAGAACGACCATCCTCGTATTTTAAATCGACATGGGGCTCCTGAGGGGCATATGGAGACATTGTGACGCTAGGGAAGGTACAGTTGACCTTCGCTCTGAAGAAGGTGATACTGCCATACAATTTTGTAAGGGTGTCATACAACGGAGCAATGATAGGGAAGTGTGGAGATACGTCATGTTCCCCATACATCATCAGATGATGGGTCAGTTGGAGATCTTCTCCCCAAGCTGCGCCTCCAGCCCCATAGTTATGAATCTTATGAAAGCGGTAAGGGAACTTTGAGTCCTTTACATAAGCCTCAAGCTCGTCTTGTTTATCTTTGAGGATGAAATCTTCAATTACCGTTAGACTCATGAACTTCCCTACTCCCAAACAAAGCCATTAGAATCCCAATGGATATTGCAATTACTGCAATAAAGGCAATTGGAATCCAGATGGGGGACAATACCCACCACCATGACCAGTCAATATTATTGGTTAACTTTAATACTACAAATACAACCAGTAGAATGGTTGTAACTGAAGTTGTTTGTTTTTTATTTTCCATAGTTCGGAGACAAGGACTCGAACCCTGACTAAATGGACCAAAACCATTTGTGCTGCCAATTACACAATCTCCGAGAGTTAAAGACTATCAAGAATCCTATCAATAGCTTTCCACAGTGTAGGCCATTCAGCCCGATGTTTTCTCATCACATGGGCGTGGTATTGAGGAACCGGGCCTACATTGGCTACTGCCCTGTGAACTTCTTTCATCATGGAAAGATATGTATCCCTTTCCATCTTAGCAAGTGTAGCGTCAATTGAGTACTTTTCTGCTACCTTCATCCAGTTGCTCAGATTCTTTTCGTATTCGTCAATGCTCTTTTGCATATCACGAATTGTTGCCTCATATTCATTTGACATTTTTTTTATTCTCCACATTCTGAACATCGTAATTATATGCGTAATCATCGGATGTCAACCATTTAGAGCCATCTTCAACTCCCCAGATGTAATCACTTACTTCACGGTCAATCAGATGAACACCTTTTTTGGTTGTATGTGAAGGATCCCAAAGATGCACACGATTGTTAGGTTGGATAGCAAAGTTACCATCTTCTCGCTCAATCACATGACCGCATTTATGATTGGCTGAGTTAATTGAATAATTAGAGTCAACAATATTGTTATCCGGATGATGCCAGTCTAGAGTGAATAGGTATTTTCCATTTACATCTTCTTTATGCCGGTCCACATAGGTCATTGATCTGCCTCGCATGTGCTCAAATGTGGTGACAGTGATGTATGGAGAGAAACAGTTCCACATCACTAAATCGTGAATATCAACAACAGGGCTATCTTCCCTCATACAGAAAGCACTAATTGGCGCTCTCCACCAAACTCCGCCATCTTCCATAAGAAAATGAAATACCGGTGCTCTATCTGTAATAGAAGCGACACCAAAGATAACAACAGGGAACTTCATATCATGACTGTGTTTTTGGTTCGTCAAAAAGTTGCCCCTCACATAGCAATGAATTGGTGGTGTGTTTGCATTTAACTCAGGCATTTTTATTCCCTGGAGTAAATTTAACAGGGAGGGATCTGGCTCCCCATACTGCTTCATATGCTTTCTTATACACAACATCCCCATTGATCTGATAGTCCGGCATTCTTTTTGCAATAGCCCTCATAGCTTCTTGTATCTGAGCTCTTGCTATAGATGCACCTAGGCAATAATGAATTCCAGCTCCGAATGAAAGAGTTGCGCCCTTCCTGTTTGGTCTATCTACCATAAAGCTTCCAGCATCATTAAATGTCGACTCATCGTAATTACCAACCATTAATGCTGGAGAGATAATTGTACCCTTAGGGAACAAAACGCCATTATATTCAATATCTTCAGATGCAACTCTTATCACATATTTAAATACACCATCTAACCGAATTGACTCTTCAATAATTTCTTGAACATTTATATCTTTAGATAACATATCAATTAGTTCTGGCTGGTCTGCTAACATTATTGAAATAAGACCTAACTGATGCTTTGTCGTATCAAGTCCACCCATTAAAACCGCTTGAATTAAATGCACAATCTCAGAATCGGTTAATTTTTCCCCATCGGATTCTGCAGTGATTAACATCGACACAAGGTCATTTCCAAGATTGTTTCTTTTTTCATATACTAAATTTTGAGTGTACTTATCAAGTTTCTTTTGCGTATTGCGAACTTCTTCTGGATCTTGGTCATAGTTGCCTGCAAATGTACTAAATGTAATATCAGCCCATCTACTAAACTCTTCCCAATCAGAATTTGGAATACCAAGTATTTTTGTAATAATATATGACGGATATTTATTAAATATATCCTTTTGTAAATCACATTCACCACTTTCAATAACGGCATCAATAATCTCATTAATGGCTTTTTCCATATCTGGCCTTAATGAGTCTGCATTTTTAGGAGAAAAGACTGGTCCAATAATTCTCTTCAATCTCAGATGGTCATTACCTTCAAGATTTATAATTATTTTTCTTCGACCTTCTTTTGTTTTTTCATCAAAATGAGGATTTAAATCACTTAAAAGTGATAAGCCATTATGCCATCTTGTATCTCTTGACATTTTAAAAGAATGATCATGATCTAAAATTATATATGAAAGATTAGTTGTTGCAATCCAACTTTTTTCACGCGCATCAATTCCAATAAGAAATTGATCGTATGCATCTAAATCTGATTTAATAATCTTTGCCGGAACATAAGGTAGTTCCATATCATTTACATTAATAGCCATATTTCTCCTATAAAAACCAAAGCCCCATGCTTTTAAACACGGGGCTTTGGCGTAACTATAACGATCCTCAAGGTAGCCTGCACTCGCGCAACAGACACAGAGGTGTCGTAATAATTATACACTATCGATTATTACGATAGAAGCCCCCGCCTTTAAGCTGGATACCCGGTGATGAGTATACCTGCTTAAGAGCGTGTCCGCACTCTGAACAGAGGGTTATTTTTTGGTCTTCGTTTATCTTTCGAGTCTCTTCAAATTCATGACCATTAAGACACTTATATTGGTATGTCGGCATTATTGCTCCTGTATAAAAGTTTGGAACGGAGCCCCTGTATACGGATCAAATTTAGAAGCGATTGATAAAGCTTTATTAATTGCTACTTTGGCTTTTGGCATTGTCATTTCTTTTCCATTTGACAATGCATATAATGCCCCAAGCGCATACGATGAGCCAGTTCCTATTGCATAGATTCCAGTCTTGTCCGAAGTCCAAGAATAGTCTCCATCAATAATATATATAGTACCATTTACAACTACAAGAATTTGAGATGAATGTTCTGCAATATGATCTTTAGCGTCATTATCTGGCATTGCATATCCAGTATTTTCAAAACAGTTCCTAAGCTGTGGAATAAACTTCTGAGTAATAAAATGATCTAGTTTTACACCACCTTCTGAAAAAGGAGGCGCTGGTGGAATAAATACATGATGAAGAATATTGATAGCTCTAACATCACCAGCAGCTCCAAGTAGGTATCTACCGTTTTGTGCAACTTTTGATGTTCCAGTTCCAAGAGTCGTAATCTGGTAGGCCATGCCTCCCTCATCAAATGAAGAAACTCTTGAGTCTGTACAAATCAGTGAATACCCATCACCCTGTATTCCAACAATTGTTGTCATGGCTTATCAATACTCATAGGTGTGAGAAACCAGCCATTAACCCAAAGCAGAGCAACCGTTGAATAGCCAACAATGTCAAGCAATGTATCAAAGACAGTTTCGTTCTTTACAGAGTTCTGTCCTTTCCTAGATGAAGAAAGGAGATTATCGAGTCTTGCAATTTTATCGTGAATTCTTACAACTAATCCGGAAACTCCAAATTTTGAAACATTGTTTGGGCCATAATCACGCTGTTTTTTTGCAACAGTTTCTGCAATCATTGTTTCTGAGAGAAATACATTTATAAAAGATTTGTATCTTTCATCATTCTGAAGCTGGTCAAAAAGCTTGATAGCGCTATGAGCCATGAGAAGAAACATCGCTTGATGTGCTTCAATAACAGTTTGCAACTCTTCATGACTGCTAAAAGAATTTGGCTCAAGCATTTCAAGCCCTGATTCTAGGTATTGATCAATAATGCTTTTAAGGAAGTCAATTTCATTATCTGTTCTAAATGTCATATAAGCAAATATGTTGTTATTAGAAATAGTGGATGAATTTACAACAAGTTCAATACACTGTGACAAAGAAGCATTACCACACTGCTCTGAAAATCTAAAAATTTTAGATACACAAAATTTGTCAGCATCTTCCCATGTTTCAAATACTTTGCTATCAACAGCCAAAGACTTTTCAATCAAACTCATTTCTTATTCTCCGCTCTTTCTTGTTTTGGATCTGCAATTTGGAACTCTCCTCTTTTTACTTTTTTAAACAAGTGCCTATTTGCATTATAATAATTATAAAAAGTAGGTAAAGATATCCCAACCTCGTCAGCAACAATTTTTGGAGTAATTACTCTTCCGGTATTGTTTTTCATATAGGCCGACAAGTCTTTACCCTTTCGACCTTTGCCCTTCTTAGACGCGCCATCGGGAATTTCAACCTCAAAGAACTGGAACCATTTGTTCACAGATTCGATTGAAGCTGAGTAGTAAGCAGAAACTTGTGCTGGTGATTTATCATCTCTCAAACCAGCAATAACAGAGTAGGCAACACGCAAATCTTCTTCAATCGTTCCTTTTGGGATTCTTGAAATGAGATTGTTTTCTTGTTCTTTTGTAAGCATTTCTTCCTTTTGTTGAGATGTTCAAGAATCATATCAGATAATCAGGGCATTTTCATCGAGTTTGCAAAAAAAAGAGCGTCTCTTGGAGTTAGTAATAATCTTTCGAAATATCACTACCAAGAGACGCTCTAGACTTTTTATTTATTCAAATGCCAATCAATATGATTATCTAATTTCTCATTAACCGAACGAACATCATCGTGTAAGTTTTGAAGTGAGTCGTAGACCATGTTATGATCTTCTTTATTTTCTTTTCTTGTTTTCTGAATAAGAGTAACAAGAACAGAAAACACTCCTGCAATTACTACACCAATAATGCTTGCATCCATTAGTCGTTCAAAAGGAATTTAGCAATGGCTTCAACTTCCATGTCGAAATCGCCATATTCAGCTACATGCTCGCTAAGAATAGCAACCAAGTCAGACTTCTTAACTTCTGGGTCAAGAGCAATCTGCTTTGTTGGTGCTGTCATACCGGCACCAGAAACTGGTGTTTGTGCTGATCCAGCGGTAGGAATGGTTGTAACCTTCTTTTCTGGATCAAGAGGTACTTCGCTCATCATAGACTTCATAATGTCAGCCTGTGAGTTATGCCAAGCAGCTGCTTTGATATGGTCCTGCATGCTATCGGCGGCTGATTTAGCCATACCCTCATGCCAAGACTTCATTGCGTCATGATCTTGAATCATTTTATCAATGTTGTATTTCATTTTATTTCTCCTTATTATTTAATAAATCTCTAAGCATAGAGACGAGGGTAGACATTGAATCTTCTTCTTCGTCATCCTCTTCTTCGTATTCATCTTCCATTTCTGGTTTTACGAGTCCATCTGGAATTACAGCAAATCTGCATTTTCCTTCTTCTTCTACTTTTTGGGCAATAATTTTACAAATGCCATCACCCTCATATAGAACACAATTCGCACATTTAACTCCAATGTCTTTAACCTCATTTTCGTCTGGCTCATCATAGCCAGCCCAAATGCCGGTTTCATCTTCATTAAACTTGCCATAATTTGATGCAATTGTTATTAAAGCATCTGCAAGTGCAGCTTCTTCTTCTGCAAGATCTTCTGCGACTTTTTCCACATTTTCTTTTGTCACTCTGTAACCTCCTCCTCTTTTTTTATATTCTCGAACAAGCCATGCATTTGCATAGGCTGAAGGATATACATCGAATTTAGCCTTTGCCTCCGCTTTAACCCTTGCATAAAGTTCAGGATCAATAGGAGTATTGGCTTTTTCTATTTTTTCTTTATCTGTAGACACATATATTGGCTTCTTGCCATCTCTTGCTTGAGTTGCCTCAGCAGTTCTTTTCCTACGTACAGCAGACGCAATCTGCTCAGGACTCATTTGAGCTGCCCTTGACGCAGGAACGCACTTTGGATATTTACCAGTGCTTGCATCGCTACGACCGCAAGGTTCAAATCCACCACCGGGTTTTGGTCTTGAGATGTCAACCCATTTTTCTTTAAACCATTCTTTTAATGACTTTAAAGTTTGCTCCAACTGCTCTTCATCAAAGGACTTCTCGGATTCATACTCGCCAGTTGCAAGTCCCTGAACAGTTGCCTTGCGCTTTGCCTCACCCATCGATTCCGTGTCACCGCGAGTGTAGATATAGCACTTTCCACTATCTCCCCATTTAAATCCGGGGTTTCCATTTTCAGAGCAAGGATTTACAGGCATAGTAGACTAATTATACCATTAAACTATTGATAAATAGAATATAAATCTTCTTGACTCCATCTTTGGACAGGAATCTGGACATCTCTAAAGTAATTGAAAGCATCTTCAGATGTGTAATAAATTCTCGCATAAGCCTGAAGAGCTTCTTCATCATAGACCGGACATTTTGGATTAGGGTCTAAATACACGGCTTTAAACTGATATGGGTCTTCATGCCAATGAATGGCATTAACCACTACAAGCTGACGATTGCAGTATGGACATAGCTTTACCGGATATGGAAAATCAGGAATCACTCTCCCCATCAACATCTGGTTCCTCCTTTTGATTAAAAACCTTATTTCTTAATATAAAATCTATTATATCGTCAATTTTCTTCGTTGCAATCTCAATACCATCCATTAAACAGTTAAGCTCGTCAATTGTTATTTCATAGTCATCCTCTGGAGATGTAATTACAAATGCTGGTACAAAGTAACCCTCAAATGGAACGGCTTTAATTGTTATTGATAAGCTATGAATATCATTTAATTCATAATCATGCGGATAATTAACAACCCTCATTTATTAAATTGCTGTTCTGCCAGAACCTGTAAAAGCCATGTGAGTAAATGGTAGAGCATAAGCAAACAACATCTCAATAATCTCCGCAAACTCTCTAATCTCGTACTGAGCAGCTTCTTCATTTCTCAAGCTCAAGAAATTAATTAAAGATCTTGCATTGACTGTCCAAATAAACTCTGTATATTGAGTTACTGGCAGTACACATCGAGCAATCTCTTTAGCAACACCGGCCTCTAGAAGAGTGTGATAAGCCTTATCTGCCTGATTGATTACATTTTGAAAGTTGTAATATACAAGTTCCTTAACTTCTAGATCTTCAATTTCTTCAAACTTATAAGCGCCGGGTTTTCCAGTTTGCTTTCTAATTTTGTCATAAGCAGGAATATAATAATCAATAACTGGAGGAACATGATATCTCATACTCATTTCGTTAAATGATGACCATCTATGTCTCATCCACTCTCTCGTTACAAAAATTGGAGCCTTAATTCTAAACTTAAAAATAACATGCTCAAACGGAGTAGCATGCTTATTCTTCATAAGGTAATTAATTAAGCCAATTGAAGATTCATCCATCTCCTTGACCTGTGCAGCAAAAGAAACCTTCGCTGCGTTAACAATGGCAACATCGTTGCCCATCACATCTAAAAGTTCAACTTCTCCGTGATCTAAAACATCAAATACTGTATTCTTGTAACTCATGATGAAATCCTACCATGAAGAATTCAAAAAATTCTTTAAAAAAAGTCTTTTCTTGGACACATTGATTTGACAACTGCTGTATGCTAAAGCATGTCAGCATGCGTAGTACTCCTAGTATGCTAAGTGTGCTTTAAGTACTTATAGTACTTAGATTATATTGTTTATAAAGAATTATAAGAATGCTATGATTGATACTATGGAAATAATTGCGGTTGTTGAGTCTGATGACTACGGCCCTGCCATTATTGTTGACCCTGATCACATTACTGTATTTAGTTTTGGTGATTTTTATATGGCTGCGACAAGATGTATGTACTCTGATCGCCCAATTACTTGTGAAATTTCTGAAGAAACTGCCCATGCATTGATTGCAAAAGGTGTAGTATGTTTAAACGCATTTGCTGAAGATCAAATATAAGTAAAGATTAATGAATAAAATTAGCTGGTTTAGCCTCAACAATTTAGATGAATCTGGAGAACTTTGGTATAGCCAAGGTTATTACAATGCTGGTATTAATACCATCTTGGCTCTTCAGAAAAAAGAAACTGCTGTTTTTTATAGCAGAGAAGAAATTGATTATCACATTAACTTTTGTAGTCCTTTATATTATAGATTAAAAAATAAATATAAAGTAGGTTATACTCCTTGGGAGTCAACTAAAGTACCAAAAAACTGGTTTTACCATATGTCTCAGTGTGATGAAATCTGGGCAACATCTAATTTTGTTAAAGATATCTATCTTCAGAATAAGGTTCATACAAATATTCATGTAATACCTCATGGAGTTACTCCAGAATGGGAAATTTATGAGAGAGAGTTAACAAATAGATTTGTATTCCTTCATGTCGGTGGAGATTCTAAAAGAAAGAATGCACAACTTGTTGTAGACGCTTTCCTAGAACTCTATGATGGTGATGATGATTATAGGCTAGTTCTTAAATATAACAACTTCTGTCATGCAGAAGTTTATATTAATGGTAATTTGGTAAATGCAATTGAGCATCCTCAAATTGTTGGGATACCAGACATCTTTACTACGGATGAATTAGTACGGCTTTATCATAAATGTCATTGTATGGTTTATCCAACAAGCGGAGAAGGTTTTGGCTTGATTCCTTTAGAGTCAATGGCTACAGGACTTCCAACCATTATTACAAACGCTACTGGCTGTACAGACTATGCCCATCTGGGTATTCCTATTTCAGCAACAATGACAAAAGCCTCTTGGCATGACCATGTATACAATGATGATACAGGTCTATGGGCCTCTCCAGATATTGACGAACTTTTAAAAACCATGCAAAGTGTTGTTAATGAATATGATGAAATTTCAGACTTTGCTATGAAGTCTGCAAGAATTATTCATTCTGAATGGTCTTGGGATTCTGTTGCTGATAAGATTCTTGAAAGATACAAAGATTATCAAAATACATTCAATTGACCCAAGCATTATCTAGTGCGAGCATGAACTTCTTTTGGTAGTATTGTCTTTACATATATTTAGGAGTTGACATGGTTACTACACATTTTTCAGAGGCTTCAACGCCTCTTTTTTCATTTAAATTGAGCGATGATTTTGTTTCATCGTACAATGATAAAACTGCGCCTTTTGGCTACAGAGACGCAGCAGGGAATTCTGTTGGAGAGATTACTTTCCTTCGTACATATTCTCGCAAGAAAGCTGACGGAGCAAAAGAGACTTGGGTTGATGTTTGCGAAAGAGTCATTAATGGAATGTACTCATTGCAAAAAGATCATTGCAAAAAAAATCGTCTTCCTTGGAATGGGGTTAAGGCTCAGGCTAGTGCAAAAGAGGCCTTTGATCGCCTTTTCAACTTGAAGTGGACACCCCCCGGTCGTGGTCTTTGGATTATGGGAACTCCACTTGTCAATGTTCACAAGAACTCAGCAGCTCTTCAGAACTGTGCTTTTGTATCTACATCTGAAATGAGCAAAGATAATCCGGCAGAGCCTTTTACATTCTTGATGGAAGCATCAATGCTTGGAATTGGTGTTGGCTTTGACGATAAAGGCTCTGATAAAGAATTTACAATCTATGAGCCAAAAAAAACTCCTATTCTTGACATTATTGCTGATGATCGTGAGAGTTGGGCAAGAGCAACTGGGGATTTGATCAACTCATATCTTAAGCCTGATCAAAGCCCTATCAACTTTGACTATAGCCTTATTCGCCCTTATGGTTCACCTATTGCAACTTTCGGTGGAACTGCTTCTGGTCCAGAGCCTTTAATCAAACTGCACAATGCAATTAAGAAAAAGTTTGAAGGTCGTGCTGGTGAAAAGTTAACGACTGTTGATATTGCAGACTTGGGAAATCTCATTGGAGTTTGTGTTGTTTCTGGCAATGTTCGCCGTTCGGCAGAATTGTTTATTGGTCGAAACACACCTGAAACATTAAATCTTAAAAACTCAGAAGTATACCCAGAAAGAAACTCCTATGATCCAGAAAATCCAGGCTGGGGTTGGATGAGTAACAATTCAATTGAAACAACAGTCGGTGCAGATATTTCAAACATTGTTGATGGCATTGCTCTTAATGGAGAGCCAGGTGTTATCTGGATGGATATGTCTCGTAAGTATGGTCGTCTTATTGATCCACCAAACAACAAGGACTGGCGTGTTGCTGGATATAACCCCTGTGCTGAGCAGTCGCTTGAGTCGTATGAGTGCTGTACGCTCGTTGAGACTTATTTAAATCGTCATGAGTCACTTGAGGACTATAAGCGCACTTTGAAATTCGCATATCTCTATGCAAAGACTGTAACACTACTTCCTACTCACTGGGAAAAGACAAATGCAATCATGCAGAGAAATCGCCGTATTGGTGCATCAATGTCTGGTATTGCAAACTTTGCTGATATTCATGGAATCCCTGTACTTCGTGAATGGATGGACCAAGGCTATGAGGTTGTTAAGAGATATGACAATGTGTACTCAGAGTGGTTTGGCATTCGTGAATCAATCAAGATGACAACCGTTAAGCCATCTGGCACGGTTTCAATCTTGGCCGGTGAATCTCCAGGTGTCCATTGGACTCCGGGTGGTAAGTATTTCCTTCGCGCTATTCGATTTGGCAATGATGACCCAATGCTTCCGCTGTTTAAAATGGCTAATTATAGAGTGGAGCCTGCATCTGAATCACCAGACACAACAAGTGTTGTATTCTTCCCAATTAAATCTGACGCTAAGCGAGCAGAGAAAGATGTTACTATTTTTGAAAAAATGGCAATTGCATCTGTAGCTCAGAGGTATTGGTCAGATAACTCAGTATCAGTAACTATCTCATTTGACTCAGAAACTGAAAAAGAATATGTAGGTACTGTACTTCATATGTATGATGGACAACTTAAAACTGTTTCATTCCTTCCATCTGGAAACTTTACATACCCTCAAATGCCTTATACTCAAATTACAGAGGAGGAATATTCTAAAGAAACATTAGATTTATTCCCAATTGACTTTGCTGGTGTTTACGCTGGTATGGCTGCTGACGCAGTTGGTGAGGCATATTGCACAACAGATTCTTGCGAAATTAAACTTATTAAAGACAACATTTCGCAATAATGATTCAAAAGTGTCATCTGTGTGTAGATAATTTATTAAAAGTGATGTAGAATTGTACACATATGAGTTTTGATATTATCAAGGATAAAAAAATTTGGGTTCCCGAAAGAGCATATGGCGTATGCGTTTGGATTATGGAAGACGGTCTTCCTTTATCAGACGGTGATGGTGTTCTTTGTGCTGAGGGATTGATGAATGATCCGATAATTGAAAAAAAAGTCGCTGAAGCTGCTCGATATTGGACTGGTTCTGATTCCGGTCATGCTAGTTGGGTTGCCGGTGCTAGAAAAATTTCTGCATCAGAAAGAGATGACCAAGCAGAAAGATTATCAAATGGTCTAGTCGCAGACCCATTTGAAGATTATCTTGATGCTCACTTTGCTCATAAAAGGATTATTTAATGCAAAAATGGGAAGTCGTACAAGAAGAAGAATCACAGGAGCTTGATGATATTTCTTATAGCTCTTTTGAGGTTGAGAAGAAAATTACAGACCCCTTCTTAAATGTAAAGATTGATTCTCTTTCTCCAAGAATGAAGAGAAAAGCATCACGCCTTCAGAAAAAATATGAGGGCACAGATGGCACACAGACTAAATATGTTGATCCATTAGTTGTTAATGGATATTCTCTTTGGGATATTATTAATCCTCCATATGATTTAGACAATCTTGCTCATCTATATGATCAAAGTTCAATTCACTATGCTGCAATTAACGCAAGAGTTATGAACACTGTTGGTCTTGGTTTTGAGTTTAATGAAACATTAAAAGCAAAAAGAAAAATTGAAAGAGTCCAAGACGACAGAGCAAAACTCGATAGAACAAGAAGACAAATGCAGGATTTAAAAGAAGATCTTGATGAGATATTTGAAAATCTTAACATTGAAGAAACCCTTATTGAAACTATGGTTCGCGTTTGGCAAGATGTTCTTACCATTGGCAATGGCTATTTAGAAATTGGTCGCAATAACGCTGGAAAGATTGGTTATATAGGTCATATACCCGGCACAATGGTTCGCGTTAGAAGAAATCGTGATGGCTATGTTCAGATTTCTAGAAGCAATAAGATTCAGGCAGTGTATTTTAGAAACTTCCAAGATACAGAAACTGAAGACCCAATCAACATGGATCCAAATCCTAACGAGATTATTCACTTTAAAATGTATTCTCCAAATCACACATATTACGGGATTCCATCGGCAGTGTCAGCTGCTGCTGCGATTGTTGGAGATAAGTTTGCAAAAGAATACAATATTGACTACTTTGAAAACAAGGCAATTCCTCGTTATGCAATCATTCTAAAAGGTGCAAAGATTAGTCAACGCTCAAAACAAGAGCTTGTTAACTATTTTAGAAATGAAGTTAAGGGTCGAAATCATGGAACATTGATTATTCCAATCCCTGCATCTGTAGGTTCAGATACTGATATTAAGTTTGAAAAACTTGAGGCCGGTATTCAGGATGCTTCATTTGACAAATACCGCAAATCAAACCGTGATGAAATACTTGTTGCAAACAGAGTTCCTGCTCCAAAAGTCGGTGTCTACGATAACGCAAACTTGGCTGTTTCAAGAGATGCTGATAAGACATTTAAGATGCAGGTTATTGGTCCAGACCAAGCGGTAATTGAAAAGAAGATTAATAGAATTGTTGCTGAATTTACTGATTTACTTCAATTTAAACTTAAGAAGATTGACCTTATGGATGAAGAGATGGAGTCAAGAATCTACGACAGATATCTCAGAACAGAGGTTATGTCACCTAACGAGGTTAGAGGCAAGGTTGGATTGCCAGAGCGCAAGAGTGGAGATGATGTTCTTCCATACCCAACAAATGTTAAAAAGGAAGCTGCTGGCGCACCGATAGGTAATTCTAACAACGCTGCCTCACTTCCGCCAAAATCTAGGTCTGATGCAGGTTCAACACCCCCTGGTGTTCAAGGCTCAGGAGACCAAGCAGAAAGAGGTCAGAATCAAGATTCTGGCGATAATGTAGATACCGTTAAGGTATTTGAAGGAGAAAATAATGAGTGAACAAACTTTAGTCTATTCAGACACAAGTGTTACAAGCACCGATGGTGAAGTAAGTGTTGGAAGACATACATCTTCTATTAAATTTTACAATGCAAGCAATGCAACAGATGCTGTTGTCGAAGTCAATGGTGGACCATTGAGGGTACTAATTCCCTCAACTGCCGAAGGCAATGCTGGCTATGTTGAATTGTATGGAGACTATACAAAGTTTCAAGTAATTACATCTGGCGTAACAATCGCTGTAATGGCTTTTGGTTAAAGATACGCTTTATAGTGTATAATTTAAGATTACGAGGTCTTTATGGAAAACTTTAATTTATCTTTCCCAATTGATATGATCAAAAAAGAGGAAAGAATTGTAAGCGGTATTGCAACTGCTGATAATATTGATAAATCTGGAGACATTGTTGAATTCAATGCTTCTCTTGAGGCATTTAAAAACTGGGGTGGAAATATCCGAGAAATGCACCACCCCATTGCCGTAGGCAAGGCTATTAGTTATGAACCAGTTGAGATTGAATCTGAAGATGGTGAAAGATATAAGGCTATTAAAGTAAGTGCTTACATATCAAAGGGAGCCCAAGATACTTGGGAAAAAATTCTCGATGGAACTCTTCAAGCATTTTCTATTGGTGGAAAGATTATGGAAAAGGCTGAGTCTACAGAAAAGATGTTTAGAGGAAGACCAGTTAATGTTATTAAAAAATATACATTAGGTGAGTTGAGTTTAGTCGACAACCCAGCCAATGCGCTTGCGACTGTTGACATTATCAAAATGGATACGGATGGAAATTTGGATTACATCCTTGATGTTGTTGAAGGAATTGATTTTGATATTGAAAAAGCAAAAGCCCCTCTCAAGGATCCAAAAGGTGGACTTACCGCTGCTGGTCGTGCTCACTTCAAAGAAACAGAAGGTGCAAACCTTAAACCAGGGGTAAAGGGGCGAGCAGATACTCCTGAAAAAATGCGTAGAAAAGGCTCTTTTTTAACAAGATTTTTTACAAACCCATCTGGCCCAATGAAAAAGCCAAATGGAGAGCCAACAAGATTGGCTCTTTCTGCTGCTGCATGGGGCGAACCAGTTCCTCAGAATGCTCAAGACGCTGCGGAATTAGCAGCAAAAGGAAGAAGACTCCTTGAGAGATATCAGAACACAAAAGAGAAGTCTGTTGATTCTGAAATGGAAAAGGAAGGAGAAGTTACTTCTTCCGGTATGGGTTCTGGAATTAAAAATCCAACACAGGGTAATCAATTTATTACACCTACAACACCAAAAAAGAAAAAGGAGAAAAAAGAAATGAGTTCTTATAAAATGGAAGAACTAGTAGAAATCATTAAAACGCAAGATGAAACATTGCAGAATGATGTAAACTATGATAAGGTCTTAAACATGAATGAACAAGAAATAAATAGATTATCGCTTTTAAAGCGTATGGTCAATTGGCTTGTCCCAGATGTTCAAGAGGATGCTTCAACCCAAGTTGAAGTTACTATTAACACACAGGAGGAAAATATGGATATTGAAGTCCTTAAAGATGCTCTTAGTGCTGTTGTTGATGACAAACTGGCTAACTTCGCTACTTCTATCAAAGAAGAGGTTGAGGCTTCGCTTAACGAAAAGATCGACAATATTGCAAAGGGTTTTGAAGCCAACACAATTGAGCTTCAAGAAAAATTAGAAGCAGCAGAAAAGGCTCTCGCTGAAACAGAAGAGCAAGTCAGCAAGTTTGCTGACGCTGGTGCTATCAAGAAAAGCGTTGATCCGGAAGAAGAAGAGGAAGAGGGCGATGAGCTCGCTAAGTCAGATTCTATCTGGGGAAACATGTATTTGCCACAGAGCGTTATTAGCGCCCTGGGTTATAAGTCATAAGTAGGAGGAAAAAATATATGGCATCACAAGAAGAAATTCTTTCAAAGGCTAATGAAGTAACAACGGGCGTTGTTGGCAATGATTCAGGTGGTTTGTTAAAGCCAGCTCAGTCCAACCGCTTCTTAGATTACGTTATTGACCAATCCGTACTCATGCAGAACGCTAGAGTCGTTCGCATGCGTACACCACAAATGGAAATCGATAAGGTTTCTGTTGGTACTCGTTTGCTTTCCAAGGCAACCGAGGCAACTGACGATGGCACCAATGCTGCTGTAACATTCAGCAAGGTTTCATTAAGCACTGTCAAGCTTCGTCTTGATTGGGCTGTGTCAACAGAGTCCTTAGAGGACAACATCGAGGGTGCTTCTCTTGAAGATCACATCGCACAGGTTATGGCTCGTCAGACAGCCAACGACCTTGACGACTTGTTCATCAATGGTAACACCTCCTCCAACAATGGTCTTATTAAGGCTCTTGATGGCTTTATCAAGCTTGCAAAGGCAAATGGCCGTACCGTAGATGAGGCAGGAAACCAAGTTTCCCGCGCTACATACGACCGTATCCTCCGCAACCTCCCAACCAAGTATCTCCAGCGCAGAAATGAATTGAGATTCTTCACCGGTTCGGGTGTTGTGCAAGACACCATTTATAGCTTGGGTAATCCAAACTCCGCAACTGCTGCAACAGCAGGCGCACCATCACCAGCATCTACCGTTGGTGATATGGCATTCCTTCAGGGAGCTATGAGAGCAAATGGCGGTCCAGGTTCAACTGGTATCGCACCATTCGGTATTCCATTGCTTGAAGTTCCTTTGATGCCAGAAACAGTATCTGGTGATTACTCTGGTGCTGCTGGTTCACATGGTCATGTTGAATTAACATTCCCTAACAACCGCATCATTGGTATCCACCGTGACATTACCGTTTACCGTCAGTTCAAGCCAAAGACCGACACGATTGAATATACACAATTCATGAGAGTTGGATCTAACATTGAAAATGCTGATTCTTATGTAATCGGTAAGAATGTTAAGCTTCGTAGCCTCTAATATTCATAACTAAAAATGTGTGCGGAAGGAGAGGAGAAATCCTCTCCTTCTCGCATTATTTAAACATATGTGGTAATCTATTACCTATGAGTGATAATGTTATTAAAAGCACAGATGTTACTTCTGGTAAAGAAGAAAAGAACACTGTAAAGAAAGCACCAGCCAAAAAAGCTGCTGCTCCAAAAGCCAAAGCCGAAAAAAAGGCTGAAGAAGTTAAAACTGAATCTGGCAAAGTTGTTGTTATATTTGAGAGCGGTGCATCTTATGTTTCCGGTGAAGTTCATTTTACAAGACAAAACAATATTCAAGAAGTATCAGAAGCAGAGGCCGCTTTCCTTCTTACCCTTGAAAACTTCAGACTTCCAGATCAGTTAGAATTGGAAGATTATCTTAATTCTAAGGAGGATTAATTATGGCAGGTAGCCTTAGCGATTATGCTGAAAACAAAATTCTTGATCATGTAGTTGGAACTACATCATATACAATGCCAACAACTCATCTAGCGTTGTTTACAACTGCTCCAACTGATTCAACAGCGGGCACAGAAGCAACTGGTGCTTCTTATTCAAGAAAAGCCCTTGCAGGTCTTTTTACCGCCTCAAGCGGTGGTGCTACATCAAACAATGCAAACATTGATTTCCCTGACATGCCAGCATGCACAATCGTTGCAATTGGAATCATGGACAACAGCACAGGTGGAAATCTTTTAGTTTACGGAACATTAACTGCAAACAAAGTTCTTGACGCTGGTGACACTCTTAGAGTTGCAACTGGCGATCTTGATATCACAATTGACTAAGAGGTAATATGGAAAGAAGAGAATTTGCTGGTGCAGTTGTTGCACAGGCTTTAAGTGCGAATATTTCAAACTCCGCTACATCTTTCTCTGTGACAGATGGCTCAACATTTCCATCTGGCGATTTAAACAGCTTCGTTGTGTCAATAGGTCGTGGAAACCCATATGAAGAAAAGGTTTTAATATCAAGCAGAAGTGCTAATACATTTACTGTTTTAAGCAGAGGTTACGATGGCACAACTGCAATAGATCATACAGTTGGTGAATTAGTAGATCATGTTCTTGATGCGACTACTGTTCAATCAATGAATACAACTGTATATGATAATCAAATACTTAACTGGATGGGGGTCTAATGGCTAATTTAACACCAAAATCTTTATATATTGGAAACGATACAGCATCCAATGTTTATACCGTGTCAACAGACACAGGTTCTTATACAATCTTAAAAACAATTACTATATGCAATACGACAGGTGCTTCTGTATTATTTGATATGCACATCTTAACTCCTTCTGGAACTCCTGGAAATAATAATGCACTCTTTAAATCTTTTACAATTAACGCTAGTGAGACTGTTTCTGTTGATACAACAACAGTTTTAGACTCTGGATATAAAATTCATGTTGTAAATGCCAATAATAAATGTACTTTTACCATTAGTGGAGTTGAGTATTCCGCTTAATCAATAATCTAGTATTATTGTTATGTGAGAAGATTAAGATTTAAAAAAGGCTCATGGTTATTAGCACCTATATTAATCTTATCCTTCTTTTCAAGCCCCGCCAAAGCCGAGACTTTTAGAACTGAAAGTGCTGGAGATTTTTATTTCCAACTTGAATCTGGAACAACCTTCACCGTGCGAGCAACCGCTCAGCAATACGGGATTGACAGCATGTTTTGGCTTTACGACAGCAATGACGGGCTGTTAGCTGCGAATGATGACCATTTTGGTTTAGATTCCTATATTTCTTATAATGTGCAAGAATCTGGAACCTATCGTTTACGCACAGGTGTTTGCTGTGGAGACCCTAATAGGTGGTATGGAAATTTCTACGATATTGAAACCGACTCGGTACCAACTCAAATTCCATCAACAACAACTTCAAGCACCACAACGAGCAGTACAACTACAACCACTATTGCTCCATATTTGAATAGTCCACAGAATCTTATAGTCACATCTACAAACCAAAACAAAGTTTATTTATCATGGGATGCCCCAGAACAATCCAATGTACAGGTGGAAAGATATGCTGTTTTTTTCTCAAATGACAATTGGCTTACTGGCTGGGCAGCGTCATCCATTCAAACATCTACAGTCGTTGAGGATCTTGCACCAAATACTGAATATAAGTTTAAAGTTCGTGCTGATAACGACTCTATTCCGGTCTATTCGGGTTGGAGCAATGAGGTATCTGGATTGACTTTGCCAATCCCTACGACAACCACAAGTACAACATCAACCACAACAACCACAAGCACAACAACTTCATCAACAACAACTATACCGCCTACAACTACAAGTGTTTTTGTATTTCCAACAATTGCTCCAACAACTGTGCCAATTCCAACAACTACAACAACCACAGTCGTTTCTACAACAGTAGCACCTACTACAACTACGACAACAACAATTGCTCCAACAGCAGCTATTGTTCAAGAAGTTATTGAGATACTTAATTCAAATGAAAGGCTAAATGATGAGCAGGTTACTGAAGTTATAAGTGCTATTGATTCAGATTCAGTATCGCAAGAAGAAGTAGCAAATATTGTTGATAAAATTCTTGACTCTGAACTGTCTTCAGATCAAGCAAGTGAACTTGCGACAAGTGAAAAAGTCTTGGAGAGCATCACTCCAGAGCAAGCCGGGGAAATTTTTGCTGAGATAACAGTTTCTGACTTGTCGTTAGAGCAAGAGAATGCCCTTGTTGAAGCCCTGACGAATGCCCCAAATGACATCAAAGAAGAATTTGAAACAGAAATTGACATCTTTGGAGAGGGGCTTGATGATTATGTTCCTACAGGTTCTGAGATAGATGTAAAAGCAAGAAGAGCCCTGATTGCCGTAACAACGGTGTTAACAACGATTACAACGGCTCCCATGCCCTCTGGAGGCGGTTCTGCGCCATCAGGTGGAGGTGCTGGTGGACCATCAGGAGATGGTGGTTCTGGAAATGGAGATCGAGGTAGCAGTCGATCAAGGAGAAAATAATGTTTAAAAAAATCTTAAACGAACTCCATGCTTTGGCATGGACATTATCCGGAGGTGTAATTGTTTTAATTACATTATCTGGTAAAACTCAAACTTATGGATTGTGGCTAACTGTTGCTGCTTTTGTTGTTCATATGTTTGGTGTATTAATTAAAAAGGAGGATTAATGTCTAGTGTAAATAATATCCTATTGAGAATACTTGCTGTTTTCGGTGCATCAGGTCTTGGCGTTATTGGCGCTGGTGCTGTTGCTGGCGTTAGCTTGCCAAAGGCTATTTTTATGGCCGGAATTGGCGGTGTTGCTAAAGTCGTAGAAGGTCTTGCAAATGCCTTTCTTGATGACGGAAAGTTATCTGAAGATGAAATTGAGTCAATATTCAGCAAGGCAAAAAGTAAGCCTGAAGAATGAGACTAATGTATACTGTAAATAAGTGGTTTTAGGCCGCAAAGGAGAATTTTATGATTAAGATTTCAGAAGAAAATAAGGCAATGATTGCCTCCTACGGTAGAAGTGTTTTAGGCGCAGCTGTTGCTGTCTATGTTTCAACCGGTGATGTAAAGATGGCTGCAAACGCACTCTGGGCTGCAGCTCTTCCAGTGATTTTACGCTATGTAAACCCAAATGATTTAGCATTTGGTAAAGTCAAGGCTGGTAAATAATGCCAAGAAAGTATAGCTATTATCCAAGTTTTGATGGTAAGGGCGCACAGCCTGGAACCCAGAAGTTAGTTGAACTTTGTGGAAAAAGATGGAAAACTTCCAACATGGGGATTTATGTCCCAAGATTGATGAGAAATTCCAAGACCGCTGGTAAAAAGATTGGCGACCCAGGCATGGAGAAATTCCTGAGCGTTCACGCAACTGGTGCAGCATGCGACATCGGCTACAAAGACCGTAAAGTTGGAGTCGAAATGTGGAACTGGTTCATTAAGTACACTAAAGAGTTAGGTATTGAAGAAATTCATGACTATGCATTTGATGCAAACCCTAAGGACAAGAATCAAGGGTATGGTCGCGGATTTAGGTGCTCAAGAGGTGAGAATGAGGCTGGGGTAAAAATTTTTACCGAGTCTGATAATGCTGGTAGTTTTGGAGGGAAGTGGTTACATTTAGAGCTTTCTCCAGAGATGGCAAAAGACGCTGCAAAGTTTGAAGCAGCTTGGAGAGCATTGCCTAAGCCTGGTGCTGCTTAATTAGGAGATTCTATGTCTAGAAACAAAACATGTGCTTGCGGTTGTGAGTGTGTTGACCAATGCGATTGTGGTTGCGAGGAATGTGACTGCTAACGATGGCTGCTAAAAGAGAAATTAGTATATATCAAGGAGATACATATCTCCACGAATTAAGGATTAGAAATAGTAGTAATACTGCTATTAATATAACAGGGCGTGTATATACTGCTCAACTTAGGAAGAGTAAGTCTTCAGATACTGCTGTAACATTCACAACGGCAATTACAAATGCTGCTAACGGTGTTTTAACATTTAGTTTAACTCCAGAGCAAACATCTAACATAGATGCTGGTTCATATATTTATGACTTGCAAGAGCTTAACGGTTCAATTGTAACCACTTTGATAAGTGGAACAGCAGTTGTTTCAAGAGAGGTTAATCATGGGTGAAGTTACCTATGTAACTGTTACGTCTGGTGATATTACCAATGTAACAATTTCAGAATCAGATATCACTGCGCTTAGTGTTCAGTCATCTGAGGTTACAACAGTTTTGGCCGCCCCCGCAACAATCGTTTTGGGTGGTGAGCCTTTTTTAAGTGGTGGAGATCCAGCGGATATTGCAAGAGCAGCTTCTTCTGGGGTGTCAACCCTGTTTAGCAGAAGTGACCATGTTCACTCAATTGCAAACACGCTATTAGACGGAGGAAATTATTAATGGCAAATACAATTAGAATTAAAAGAAGAGGCTCCGGTAATGCTGGGGCTCCAGGTTCGTTAGAGAATGCAGAGCTTGCATATAACGAAGTAGATGATGTTCTTTACTACGGTAAAGGTTCAGGCGGTGCAGGAGGCACTGCTACAACAGTAGAGGCAATTGGTGGTGCAGGCGCATATTTGACCCTCTCTGGTGTTCAAACAGTATCAGGAAATAAGACTTTCAATGGTCTTGTTCTTGTACCTACTCCAACAGCAAACACTCATGCTGCAACAAAACTTTATGTTGACAATGCAATTTCTGGAGTTACTCTTGGCAATACAGCAGTCACAGTCGGTTCTTATGGTAGTGCAAATACTGTTGCTACATTCACTGTACAAGGAGATGGTCGTCTAACTGCTGCTGGTAATACAACGATTTCAATTACTGGTTCACAAATTAGCGATCTTGGAACAGCTGCTGTTACATCAGTCACAGGAACATCAAATGAAGTTACTGTCTCTGGCACTGGCACTGGTCCTTGGACTGGTGCTGTAACAATTGGTCTTCCAGATGATGTAACAATTGGAAATACACTTACCGTTACAGGAGACTTGATTGTTAATGGGAATACAACAACTCTTAATACCGCAACTCTGGTTGTTGAGGATAAGAATATTGTTCTTGCAAATGTTGCTACTCCAACAGATACAACGGCTGATGGCGCTGGTATTACAATTCTTGGCGCAACAAACAAAACCTTCAACTGGGTTGATGCAACAGACGCATGGACTTCATCTGAAGATTTAAATCTCGTTGCAGGAAAAGTTTACGAAATCGCTGGAACTTCAGTTCTTTCAAATACAACTTTAGGGTCAGGAGTCATATACTCAAGTTTGACTACACTTGGCACTATTGTGACTGGTGTATGGAATGGCACAGCAATTGCTTCAACATCTGGTGGTACTGGTCTTACTTCTTACACAACTGGTGATTTACTTTACTCCTCATCTGGGAACACCCTTTCTAATCTTGGAATCGGAACAACAGGTCAGTTCTTAAAAGTTGTAGCAGGTGTACCTGCATGGTCTGATACAGTAGATGGCGGTACTTTCTAGTAGGAGGAAGTAATGGCTAATACCATTAAAATTAAAAATTCAGGTACCGCTTCTAATGTCCCCTCTTCCCTTGAATTCGGTGAGTTGGGTCTTAACTATGCTGATGGAAAACTTTATTATAAAAATAGTTCTAATACAATTGTTGAGTTCGGAAGTTCGGGCGGTGCATCGTTACTTGATGAACTAACAGATGTTGTAATAGATACTCCTTTGACTTATCAAGGTCTGATGTATGACGGTACAGAATGGGTCAACAGTAGTATCCCAAATACCTTTCTTGTTCGGAATGATAGTGGTTCAACAATTGTAAAAGGAACTTTTGTTTCCGCTAATGGAGCAGAAGGCAGTGGAAGAATTAACATAGTCCCCTTTGAAACAACGGGAACAGAAAATTCGGAACTTAGGGCAATAGGAATTCTTACTCAAACCTTGACGGATGGTCAAAGTGGTGAAGTAATGAGCTTTGGGACATTGCGTGGTTTGGACACAAGAGGAACTGTATCTAGCGGTCTTGCTGTTGGAGATGAAACATGGGCTGCCGGAGATATTCTTTATGCTCACCCAACTGTTGCAGGAAAATTAACAAAAGTAAAACCACAGCATGATTTCGCAGTTGCCTTTGTAACAATCATTGGCAGCTCAAATGGTCAAATAGTTATCAGAGTCCTTCCGGGAAATAATCACCTTGAATGGATGCATGATGTGAGCATCGATTCCCCATCTTCTGGAGAGGTTTTGGAGTATAATGGTAGTTTATGGGTAAATAGAAATACTGTTCGTGACAACATGATCAGATTCTATATGGAGGTTATATAATGGCTGTAATTCAGAAAAGATTAGCTGGCCCAACACAAATATCAACAGTTACTGCTGTTGCTTATACTGTCCCTCTTAACACAACCACAATCGTTAAACAAATTCTTATTACAAATACAACAGCATCTGCAAGAACTGCAACAATCCGTTTAAAACCCCTCAATGTTGCTGAGGCGAATACTCACGATATCTTAAGCAATATTACTATTAATGCTAATGAAACTCTTGCTTTTAACTGCTCGATGGTTTTAATCAATAATGGTAACACGGCAAGCAATACAACAAGTGATCAGATTACATTCCTATGCTCTGCAAACTCTGCATTGAATGTGACAATCTTTGGAGTTGAGGAGTCATAATGGCCGGTATATCTAGGTTCCCTGCTTTAAACGCTTTTGGATCATTTATCGATGCCCCAGACCCAATTTATGGAACTGGCTCTGATGGGACAGTAACAATTTCTGCTAATACAACATTGACAACTGATAAGTTTTATTACAATCTTACTGTCAACTCTGATGTTGTTTTAAACACTGCTGGTTATAGAGTTTTTGTAAAGAATCTTTTAACACTTAACTCCAACTCTACTATCGGAGTTGGAACGGCGAATAATTACACGATGACAACTGGCTTCTCAGGAACTGGAACGATTTCAGGAGGCGGTGCTACTAACACGGCTGTTACCAATAGTCTTGGCGGTAACAGCGCATCTCAAACTGCAACTCCTCCAACCGTTGCACAAGGAGGCACTGGTGTAAAGCCTGACTTGGCAAACTCAGCGACTCTTACAGGGTATTGGTATCAGCCAACTCAATCTGTAAGAGGCTATGTACTTAATGCAAGCAATACAACCCCGCTGTTCTTAAGAGGTGGTGCAGGTGGTTCTAGCGGTGCAGGTGGTGGAGTTCTAATTATTGCATCTCGTTATATCTCTGCAACTGCTACATCTTATTTTGACGCTGCTGGCTTAGCTGGCAGTGGTGGAGGAGGCGGTGGAGTAATAATCGTTATTTCCAGTGGTGCAACATTGCCATCAGGTCTTACAACTGATGTTACAGGTGGTACAGGTTGTGCCAATGGTACAGTGATATACTCTCAATTGGTTTAATATGACTGGCATAGAAAGATACAACTCACCGGCAAAAGTTCAAAGAATTGGTAATGACTCTGTGTATGGAGGCGGTCAAGATGGCACCGTTGTAATTGCCTCAAATACATCTCTTACTAGAGATATGTATTACGATAATTTAACAGTAAACAATAGTGTTCATCTTAACACAAATGGTTTTAAAGTCTTTGTAAAAAACACATTGACTCTTAATGGAACTATTGGAATTGATACTGGAGCAACTGTTAATACTGGCACAGTTGCTGGAACAACTCCTCTTGCAACAAGTACAACAAACTCAATTGGAGGAAATGCTGCTGGTGTAACATACACAGCATCACAAGTTTCCTCAAGCGTTCGCGCTTATGTTGAAAATATTTTAAATGGTGGTCATGTAAGTGCATCTGGAAACTTCAATGCTTTCACAGGTGGTGCAGGTGGAGAAACTGGTGCTGCTGGAACAGTTACTCCTGCTGCTAATGGCTCTGGTGCGACTTCAGGAGGTCCAGGGGGGGCAGGCACTCTTAATAGAAATGCACTGGCACCTGGCGGTCCTGGATCTGCAGGAACCCCTGGAACAAACGGCGTTGCTGGTTCAACGCCTCCAGCCGCAGCAGGCGGATTAGGAGCAAGAGGGGGCGGTGTTGTTGTTGTCATTGCCAAATTAATTACTGGCTCTGGTACTATCATGTCTAGAGGTTCAAATGCTTCAACAGGAGGCTCATCTGCTACCGGAACGGGCGCAACAAATGGAGCAGCAGGAAGTCCGGGGTCAGCAGCTCCAACTGAACATCTTTCTTACACTACTGACAACATTGCCCATTACAGAACTGGTGATGGTGTACATGGGGCACATGCCAGCACTCCCGCCCCTGCATTACCGACCACTCCTGTCTCCGCTATACAATCAAATCATGCATTTGGTTATTGGACAACAACTCATCATGGCGCTACATGTCTTTACCCTGCTAATCATCATGGGGGTTCTTCTCCCGCCTATGGGCATGCTTCAACGACACATTATCCGCGAGCTTCGGCTTCTGATTATTTCCATCAAAATGGTTTAAACCATACAATCGGAGGTCCATTCGGTCACAGCGGGGGGACAGCCTACAACCATGCTCACACAAGCGGAGCAATTTTTGAAGTTTATTATCATGAGCATGACAACTGCCCAGACCATGTAGATTTTAAAGGAAACCCTGTAGATGGAGGACATCAGGCTAGAGGAAGGCACGACCAACAAGGTGTTCATAGCAATGATGATTATCGCTATGCTGGTTCAGCAAGACACACTGGGCATTTTCCTGTATCTGGTGGCGCTGGAGGCTCTGCAGGATCTGCAGGAACTTCCGGAACAAATGGATCAACAACAGCAGGTGCCAATGGTCGATCTGGCGGTGGTGGAGGAATTCTTATCCTAACAGAAACCCAGCCAGTAAGCGTGACAACAAGCGTTTCTGGTGGTACACTTAGTGGAGTGTCTGGTAGTGATGGAACTGTTCTTACCATTCTTAACGCATAGGAGTAATAATGATTAATTTTTCACTAACAAATGAGCAAAAAAGGCAAGCTCTTGAATCTACCTTAACCGGTCTTGAAATGAGTATTTATAATTTAATTTTAAGCATTGGTGAAGATCCTGATACTTATGACCAATCACTAATAAGTACCCTCTCAGAAAGAGAAGCGCCAAGCAATGAGTATCGCTTGTTTACTTTGTACAATCGCTATAACTTAATTAAAGAGAAAATTTCGAACCTTTAAAATGAGAAGGATAATTTTTTGTCCAAACGAATCTAATATTGCTGAAGCGCAAATATTGGCTAAAGACAATAATCTACCAGTAAACATTGGTCTTTTTGATGGAATTAAAAATCTAGATTTTGATAGAACCAAATCTCAAGTGCTGGAAGTCCCAGAAAATAATTATATTTTTTATAATAAAAATGCAAAAAAACATTTTCATCAAGTAGTATCTTATGAAAATGATTTTATTTCATTTAATAAAGGTATTTTATTAGAAGTAAATAAAGTTGAATATAGACCTATTCTTTGTGAAAAGCATAAAGCTAGATTCTTAATTTTAGAGAACCTTAGTGGAATTAAGAATTGTAATATTATTCAAAATAATAACATATTAGAAAGTTTTAGTTATAATGTTGATTGAAAAAATAGAAGAAATGCCAGCCGTTTGGATTTACAAAAACTATTTTGATGTTGGGAACTTCATAGAAAAATTCGAAGAACAAGCGCAACAACCTTGGCCCTATCTTGATTGGAAAAGATCTATAACTGGCGATGGGGGTGACTACGGTACCCAAGAGTCAGAACATAGAAGCTCTCTTGAAGCCCCCTTATCCCCGCTTCTGCAGGATGAAGTTGTAGAGGATATAAAAGAGATTTCTGATTCTTATAAGAAAATTTTTCTATCAATTGACCAGTGTATTTGGGATTATAGAAAATCCTATGATTTATTCTTGAGAGGAGCAGATGGAATGCAACTTCTTAAATATGAGAATAATGCTCAATATCATGCACATCATGACCATAGCTCAGAGAACCAGAGGGTTTTAAGCCTTGTTGCATGTTTTGGTGAGGATTTTGAAGGAGGAGAGTTGGAATTCCCATACTTTAATAAAACTATTAAATTAGAAAAGAATAGTCTAGTTTTATTCCCATCTAATTTTCCTTATACCCATATAGCTCACCCTGTTACGAATGGTATAAAATATAGTATGGTAATGTGGTTTATATGAAAAATATCTTTGAAGCTGATTTAACAAAATACTACTATTACGCTTTTACTGACCTAACTGATGATTTTGAAGTTCAATTCAACACCCCAGATGGATATATTAATCTTGATTCTGGTTATGAAATTTTTTCGATAAGTAATGGTTCAATAGTTGCTTTTCACCCTCTTGCAACAGTTAGTTTTCATGACTGTATTTTCAAGAAGGGTGAACAAATTAGACCTATTGAACTAACAACATATGAAGATTGCGCTACTACTTTTAATAATAAAAGTTTAGATAAATTTAATTTTTATATTTTTGCCAATTCCGGTGTTGTTCCTTCAAATTATGGAAGTGAAGTGAATAGATTTAATTTTACAAGGTGTGATGCAGGTAGGTATGGCGGTATTACATTTGAGCCAGCTCCTAATCAGTACACATATACCAAAGTTTTTAATATTTTAAACTTTAGCGGTATTGGCCATATTGCAAGACTTGAAACAACAGCTACAGAAAATAAAAATGCAGATCATCATAGTTTGTATTCTGGTTCACGAACTCTTTCTGGGATGTTTAAATTAATCCATGAATGGGCAGAGTCAACTAAAGAACCATTCAACAACACAGAGGAAATCGCCCTAGCAGCCGTTAAGCTTTTGGAATCTCTCGATATGCCTCAAGAGACTCTTGAGGAGATTCTTTCCTCACAGCCTGATATGCAGTTGGCTAGGTATATAAAAGGAATTGATTTTTCAGCCAGTATTCCATTCGAAAATTTTGAAGAGCCTGAATCTCTTAAAGAATATATCTATAATAAATGCAGATATAAGTCGCTGAACACTTTGTTTTTAAACCATCCACAAAAACCACAAATTCCCTCCTCTATTCTTGAAGAAGAAAAAAGAATTTGTGAACAGGTTGTATACCAATTCTGTTTTGCAAATGATATTGATACAGAAAGCAAAGGGTTTTTTGATCTTCTTGAAGATATAAGGGGTCCGAAAGGTTATAATAAAGATGATTATGCAATTGATCCAAATCTTGCAATAGAAAGGTTGATTTATTTGTGAAAATAACAATTGTAGGTAGCGGAACGGCTGGGCTTGTTACTGCATTAATGTTAAGAAAAGCATTCCCATTTAGGGAGATAAATATGATATCTTCTTCTAAAATTGGCATAGTTGGGGTTGGCGAAGGCTCAACTGAGCACTGGCGCATGTTTATGGACATTTGCGATATTCCGCTTGGAGAGATGATTGTTAAATCGCGAGCTACTCATAAATACGGTATTCGTTTTGAGAACTGGACTAATCATACCCCTGACTATATCCACAGTGTTTCAAGGACTGAAGTTCATGAGCCTGTTGGATATTATGCTGCCTATAACGGATTGATCCAAGACGGAAAAACTCTGACTGAAAATATGATCTCTAGAGGAATTATTGAAAATAAAATAAATGCAAACCATCCTCATCAATCAGTAAATCAATTCCATTTTGATACTTTTGCTTTGAATAATTATTTATCTGAATTGTGCGTTATTAGAAATATTAAAATAATTGACGCAGAAGTGATTAAGGTTAATTTAAATCCAGAAAGTGGATATATCGATTCTGTTGTTCTAGATAATCTTGAGGCTTTTGAGTCTGATTTCTGGATTGACGCTACAGGCTTTAAAAGAACTCTGATGTCAGAGATTGGCAATACCGAATGGGTTTCTTATAAAGATTATCTACAAATGGATTCTGCAATAGCTTTCCCAACTGAAAGTGACCCTTCCGGTCAGATTAGACCATACACAAGGGCAAGAGCAATAGCCAATGGATGGGTCTTTGAAATACCAACTCAAGACAGAAGGGGTAATGGATATATCTATTCTTCAAATCACTGCACCGATGATCAAGCAGTTAGAGAAGTGTCTGAACTTTTAGGTCGTGAAGTTGAACCAAAAAGAAGTTTTAAATTTGATCCTGGTCACTTGAAGAAATTCTGGTCAAAGAATTGCGTAGCAGTAGGTCTTGCTGCTGCTTTTGTTGAACCTATTGAGGCAACATCTATTGGCTCAACAATCCAACAAGCAAGATACTTAATGCATAACTTGAGTACTTATAATCACGGCTCTAAGAAGATAGAAGAAGATTATAACAATAAGATGAATATGATGATGGAAAATATATTGGCAATGATATCCCTTCATTACATCTCAGATAGAGATGATACCCCAATGTGGAGACAGCAAAAGTTAATGAAGAAGCCAGGGTATTTAACAAATCTTTTAGAACTATGGCAAGAGAGACCTCCTTTCTTGTATGATATCCCATCGGTCAATTATGAAATGTTTTTGGTTCCTCATTTTTACCATGTCGCTCAAGGTCAAAAACTGCTCTCAGCAAAAAAGGCTAGAGAAATGATAAAAGCATACGGAACAGAAGAATATGTTCATAAATTGATTTCTGATATTAAACTAGACCAAACATCACAAGCAAAGGTTGATCATGCTGAGGCGCTCAGGCAAATACAAATATAAAATTATTCAATATAAAAAAGACATTCCTAAGCCCAAGCGTGGTGAGATTGTTGTCATTCCTACTGATAATCGTTTGATGCATCTGCCCCCATACCTCCCTTGGAGTCAGCTCCCCTCATGGTGGAAAAATCTTTCAAAGAAAAAAGGTTCAATTAGACGATGCCAAGGAACGTATGATTATATAACTCATGGAATTGTCATCCCCCTATGGACAGATGTTACGGTAAGGCCAGCAATTGATGGCAAGCGTTTTGAGTTAAAACTGTCTAGGTATGGGGATAAGGGATTTGCAGTTGAAGGATTTGATAATGAAAGTTCTGAAGGATGTCCGTTCTCAACTCTGAAGAAAATACCAACGGCGCAATACCCCAAACTGGTTTCCCCTTGGCTTTATATTACTCACAAAGGTGTTTCATTAATGGCATTGCCAATGTTGCATGAGCCAAATCCTAACTACACGGTTGTACCTGGGGTTGTGCATACAGATTATTACCATCACATACATGTTGTGTTGAACATAACCACAGATAAGGAATTCACTATCCCCGCAGGAACTCCGATGCAATACCTTGTTCCCATCACTAGGCGTGATTCTTTTAAGAGAATTGTTTGGGGTAATGAGAGTTATAGTAGATTCTTAGAGGCTTCAGGACTTGGAGAAGGTTCTTTGATTGCCCCTGATAGAAATTTGTTTTATAGAAAAAAACAAAAATCAACAGACTTAGAAATTTTAGAAAAAGAAAATAAAAAATGGAATTTTTTCAAAAAATAATTAATGCTGTCAAGACCATGAGTAATCGCTCATACTGGACAAGTGTTAATACAGTAGAGGCTTGTGGCTTTGCTACCAAGATTGCAATTATCTTCCCAGGGCTTCTTCTCGGCAAGCAATTCTGGTGGTTATATATTTTTGCCATCATTTCCAGCGTTGCTCTTATTTGGACTTCAACACGCAAGACCCTTCCAACAATCATCCTTTTCAATGTCGCTTGGGTGGTTTTGGCAAGTTTATCGATATTGAAACATTTTTGGGGGTTTTGAGATTTACCAACTAAACCTATATGCTGTATAATTAAAGCATAATGGATGAAGTAAAGATCAACACATCTAAAACCCTTACGCTAACGCTACCAAGTGACCCAACATCAAATCTGGTATCGGTATCCCTGTATCATGAGCTTGGGGATTTGGTTTCAGGACCAACCAGCGCCACCAGAACAGGCACAGGGGTTTATACAATCACCTTTGGTCAACAAAGCTCTGGAATCTATATTTTAAATTCCTCAGGGCGTTACAAGGCTGATTTCACCTATGCGGTTTCTGGGGTGACATACACCCAATCTAAGTACATCAATGTCTTTACCCCCTACATTACGGCAGCTGAGTTCTTTGATGAATATCCAGAGCTTGAGAATGAATTTGAGTCCAAGTTTGAGGCAATTGCCAAAAGGGTAAAAAATACAATTGACACCTACTGTGGACAGTCTTTTGAATATTATGAAAATAAAACCTTGCTGATGAATGGCAATAACTATTCGAGCATGAGACTCCCAATTCCGGTTTCTGATCTAGTATCTGTTATCCAAGACTTTGGAACAAGCGATGAATTAATCCTTCTTAGTGAAACGGTTGATAAAGTTGAGAAGGTAAGACAGCCTTTCAATTTTGATACAACCTATAACATCCGCTTTAGGAAGACATCCCTGCCAGAGCAAGTCTTTGTTTTGGGCAAATGGGATCTTGACTCTACATACCAGATTATTGGCAACTTTGGCTGGAGATTTATTCCCGACAATGTTAAGCAGGCCGCTTCTTTGCTGATTGCCGATGCAATGAATAATGATTCGGAATACAGAATGCATGGCATGACAAGAGTTGAAATGGATGCTCTTACTGTTTACATGAAAGACTCTTTCTATGAGACAACTGGGAACATCGAGGCTGATGTTCTGCTTATGGATTACACATTGTTTGTGATGGATTATGTTGTCTAATGAGTGCAAAAACTTATTTAAGATTTGTACACAAGATTGATGTATACGAAAAAATAACCAGTAATAATGCTGCTGGTCAAAAGACAATAACTTTTAGCAAGGCTGCTACGATACCTGCGGTATTCCAATCCCAGCGAAGCGAAAGAAGAATTGAGCCATATATTGACAACATTGATCAGTATGAGTTTTATGTCTCACACCAAGATGCTCAGTATATTACTTACAACAATCGGATTCAAAATGTCGTGGATAGAGCCGGGGTTGTCCTTGAGTCTGGACCATTAGAGATTATAAGCATTCGCAAGTACATGGGCTATAAAGGCAAATTACATCATTATCTAATCACTACAAGAAGGGTGGTTGAGAATGTATAATATGAATATTAACTCCAATGCAACAAGGCAAATGGATGCGCTTATTAATAAGATTGATAGCTTTCCTAATCGTATTGCGTCAATTCAGCAATCTGGCTTGTACAGAAGCGCAGATAATATATCTCAAAAACTTTATGCAATGTATCCTGCTTCAAGATACTTGGCATATGAAATTTCTCCAAGTGGAGATTTAGGATATAAGTTGACAATTAAGCCAGAAAAAGGTATGAAAACAAGAAATGGAGCAGATGCCTTTATTGTTGCCTCGGTTTTCTTGAAAGGTCGAAAAGCCTATAGAGTTAAATCTAGAGGTGCTTACAGAATGGTTTTAAGGCCGGAGTCTGTTCCTCCATACCCAAGTGCTTTATGGTCTGCAAAGATACCAAGCATGCGCGGTCATGCTGACGAAGTGAAGCAGGATGCTCGTAGAATTGTTTTAGAGAACTTGCAGTATGCAATTAAGAGATTTGGCTTTGGTCCAAGAGGTGGTTCAACTGGTTTGTCAGATTTGCCATCAATTAGAAGTAGAGCAGGTGGAAGATGACAATAAGTGTTTATGATGTTAATACTTTTCTAAAAGAAGATACAGTCCTTCAACAGATTGCCGGAAAAACCATGAACTTCTTCCCAATTATTGGGTATGGAACAGAGCCTCCTCCGTTTATTGTTTATTATTTTAATCCATCAATTCCTTCAGTTGAGTCCTACTGGAATAGGTTTGATAATATTACTTACTCAATTTATGATAGTGATGTTGATAGAATGTTTAAAATATCTGAAAGAATGATTTATCTCTTGGGCAGAGGTGATACAATTGGAGATAGTGGTGGAATTGAGAGTAGTAACCATAGATTTAAGTCTGCAATATTTGTAGGTTCTGGGTTGCTGGAGCCTTTGGAGAAAGAAGGCTGGTATCAAATGGATTTAAGCTTTAGAATATACTCAACTTCTTATTAGAGTATGGTATGCTAATAAGATATGAAGTATACTACTATTACATACATAGGTAAAACTGAAGGTTATACCGTCAGGATGGGTTCCAAAACTTACGATTTTGAATGGCAAAAGGGCTTAGGAATAGGTCGAAAGCAAGATGAGGTCAACCCAGACCATGTAAAAAAGATCGCTAAATGGCGTGACAGAAGAGGAAAGAAAATTTTCTTCCTCGAATAATTTAGGAGAAAAAAAATGGCAACAGAAGCAGCAAATATCGTAGTCGGTGAAGCAGTCGTTAAAGTTGGAGCTTCCAACACAACAATGACAGGTGTAGATTTCGATGCTCTTACCGATGTTGGCTACACCCAAGGTGGTGTGGAAATCTCTTGGCAGCCAGACATGGTTGACATTGAGGTTGATCAATTCGGTGACGCAGCAAAGGTTATTCAATCGAAAGTTAAGGTTATGGTTAAGACAACTATGGCTGAAGGTACATTGAGAAACCTCGCTATTGCGTGGAGCTACAACACGGAAATCGCAAACAGCGACTCAAGTGGCGCAGACATCGTTAATACACTTGACGGTTTAAATACAAGAACTTTCAAGTTTGGTGGACAAGGCGTTTACCCATTCGAAAAGGCAGTACAAATCGAGGGCAATGCCCCTGGTTCAACTGCTTCAGTAACGAAGTTGCGTAAGTTCAGAACAAAGAGAGCAATCTCAATGGAATCATCAACAATCAGCATGAAGAGAGCAGAGGCATCCGTCTTTGCAGTCTCTTTCCGTATCCTCCCAGTGTCAACAGACACTAACTACGAGTACGGCAAGATTATTGACGACCTGTAATTAAAAAACTACAAACTGGTACTTAGGGCAATCCCTTGTGTGATAATATATTGCACAAGGGATTTTCCCTTTTTATAGACAAAGGTAGGACATTTTAAAATGGCTAATAATAAGAATGTAGATATGTATAAGGGTACAGACATTGTGTTTGCTGACGGAAAAGTTCGCACAATTAAACCCCTGACCATTCGCTCACTGAGAGACTTTATGAAGGTTGCAAATGATATGAAGACAACTGACGAAGGTAACCTCACAGATGAGGACATTGACAAGATGGTTGCAGCAGCAAAAATTGCACTCAAGAAGGTTGACCCAGAGTTGGCAGCTGATGATGATGCATTGGAAGACGCTCTCGACCTCCGTTCATTCCAAGAACTCATGGCAGTTGCTATGGGTGGCGACCCAAACCAGTAGAGGGAGGGTCAGCAAGTTCAGGCGAAGTAACCGCTTGGGATGATCTTCCCCTATTGAAGTATGAATCAGAAGTTTTTGTACAAATAGGTGCGTGGAAAAGTTTAGAAGAATTAGAAGACTCTTTGCTTTTGCATGAGTTGTTTTTGCTTTACCGCGCATGTGGTAATGAATATACAAAAACAATCAAAGCATCTGCTGTTGCATTTGGAGGAGAAGTTGACTTTGATGATGACTGGTACGATCCACTTCCTCCAGAGGATAACTCAATCACCGCAGATAACTATAGAGATATTCCAATTGGCCTTGGCTTTGAAATTGCTGGATAAATTCATTGCGTTTTGCAATATAAAATGCGATAATTTAAGAGGTACCAAATGGCTAGTGATGTAGATATTGTAATTGCCGTAGCGACTGCGGGCGTAGCGGATGTTTATAAGCTTAGCAATGCTATGCAACAGCTCAATGCTGTTGTAAGGGGTTCTGTAGCCCCAATGAACAACCTTAGCGCAAGAAGCAAGGCTCTCTCTGCTGCTGTAGGCTCTGCTGACTCATCATTAAAAGCTCACGCTAAAACAATTGATCAACTTTCTAGAAACAACTCTGTTCTTACCAATGAGATTGGAAGGGTAAGAAAAGAAATTGCCGGAATGGGCACAGAGTTTAAGTTTGCTACTGGAGCATCTGCCTCATTCAGAAAAGCCGCTGTTTCCGACCTTAAGGCTTATGAGTCTGCTTTAAAGGGAATTCGTCTAAGAGGTCTTACAGAGGACTTAAAGAGCGTAGCGCAAGAGCAGAAGCGTCTTGGCAAGGATGCGCAGTTCGTTGGTCGAAGTCTTATTATTGGTCTTACAACCCCAATGGTTGGTTTTGCAAGATACGGTCTCCAAGCTCTTGTGTCAGTTGATAAAGAATTTGTAAGATTAAATAAAGTTCTTGAAAATGTTGCACCAAATCTTGAGGCCGCTGCGAAGAAGATGAATGTTGACCTTGTTGGGGCAACTAAGGAGCAATCTAAGCAACTTCAAGGAATGGTTGATCGCTATGACAGGCTTGATAAATCTCTTGGAAAAATTAGCAATAGATTCGGTCTTGCCAAGAGTTTAACAGTCGGATTGGCAGGAGACTTTGCTGAATTAGGTATCCAAAGCGAAGAGAGCATTGCAAAGATTACTGAATTAGCTGCTGTTACTGAAAAACTTGGTGACATGGATATTGGTGCAGCCAAAGATCTTGTACAAAGCCTTTACTTCCAAGCTCAGCGAGCTATGCAAATGTCGGGTCAATCTAGAAAGATGACCTTTGAAGAAAGAGAAATTGCTGCAATCGGCGCAGCAACTGCTCAATTAAATCTTTTCAACTCTGTTGAAAACGTAACTGCATTGACTCTAAGAGACTTGGGAGATGCTTTCCCAGAAGTCGCTGCTGCTGGTTCCTCATTTGGTCTTTCAATGACTGAACTTGCTGGAATGCTTGCTCCAATGAAGGCTGCTGGTTTTGAAGTTGGAGCATCCGCTAACTCAATTAAAGTTTCTTTGCAGAGACTTGTTGCTCCAACAAAGCAAAATGCTGACTTGTTTAGAAGATTATCAAAAGAGTATGATACTAACTTTACCGCAATTAAAGGTACTGGTCTTGATGCTATTCAATCTCTTATTGATGGTTTTAATGAACTAAAGAACAGCGCAGCAGGTCAAGAAGGCGCAATGGAGTTCTTTGCAAAAGTTTTTGGTGTTCGTCAAGGTCCAAGAATGGAAGTTGCACTTGCTCAGATGGCAGACTTTGATGAAGTTCTTAAATCAAATACTGTAAGTTTAGAGTCTGCAGAAAAGAAACTCCAAGGATTTGCAAACCAAGCAATAATTTCGGCTAATAAGTCATCTAATGCAAACCTTCCTCTTATTAAGAGTTATCAAGATATTGGAATTATTGCCAGAATTGCAACAGCTCAGATTAAAGAGGGAGAAACGGCGCAAATTGATGGTTTTGGTAGAGTAACTCTAGCGCAAGTTAAAGAAGCTAGAAAAGTTAGACAAGCTGTTACTGATGAGATTGTAAAAGCTCAAAGAACAGAAGGAGTAGACTTAATTGGTCAAGTTAATACGGAGGCTGGTCGAGCTAGCTTTATTCAACTTGCAGGCGCAGCCAACGCTGCTGAGGTTGCACAAAGAGAATTAGATGTCGCATTAGGTTCTCTTGACACACAAATATCAATTCTTAAAAACAACTTTAAAGCTTTTGCTACTGATATCATCAAAGGGGCAAGACCTGCAATAGAAAAAATTACAGATATTTCAAATAAGTTGATTACTGCATGGTCTAGTCTTGATGGTAGAACTAAGCAATTAATATCAACTGTTGCTCTTCTTGTTGCTGGAGCAACTGCTGCAATTGGACCACTCATCTTTGTCTTCGGTCAGTTTAGACTTGCAATGGGTAGCGTTGCGAAAGTCCTTCTCTCCTTTTTGCCATCCCTTAAAACATTGTCAGTTGAAGCTGTTGCTAGTTCATCAGCAATGCTTAGACTATCTAAGCCATTAACTGTTGTTGGTGATACCGTTGTTAATACAAATGGGAAGTTTGCGACATTCCTTGCAACTCTTGCATCTGGTGAAGGTCCGGTTGGAAGACTCGCAAATAAAATTGGATTAATGACTGGTGCTTTGCAAGAGCAAAGCACTGCTCCAATGGCATTGTCTAGACAAGTTAATGCTCAAAAAGCAGTTAGAGAATCATTAGCTCCAATTACTGGTACTTCAGTTATTGACCCAATTACTGGCGCACCTGTTGCTGCAAAACCTTCTTTTACATCCCAAATGAAATCTGCTTTGAAGCTTCAGAAAACTGGGGTTATGTCTGGCGCTGCGGGAGTAAGAGGCCCCAGTGGTCGTATGGGGCCAATGGATGCAGATGAAAGAGAAATCCTAAGAAAAACTGAAGAGATGATCAAACAAAGTTTGTTGGCTAAAGGTTATCCAACTACAGGTGGTAGAGGTCCTGGTGGTCGATTCTCAAAGTCCGTAGGCGACATGGTGCAGGAGGCAGTCGCTCTGCAGGCATCTGGTGTTACTTCAGGAGCGGCCGGTATCAGAGGAGCGAGTGGTCGTTTTAGAAGAATGACCACTGGAGAGAAAGATGCTCTGCAGGCTTATGAGGATACTAGAGAGACTCTTGAAAAGAGAACATTAGCCAAGAGAACGCTTAGTAGAAAAAATTTAGATCTTGATGTATTCACTGGGCAAAATATGTATAAGGGCAGAGAAATTACTGCTGACAGAGCATCGGATATCTACAGAGGTGGAATTAAAGGAAGAGCTGCTCAAGTCGCAGAAGCAGTAGGAAGATCAAGAGAAGCTGCTCCCGACAGAATAAAAGAACTTGGCGGTACAGCCAAGGGTCTTGCAACTGCTCCAATAGAAGGATACAAGAAGAGTGTAAAAGGCGCTAAAGATGCAATGCTTGCATTAAGAATGCAGCATGCTGCTGCTGGCGTTGAAGCGCCAAGATTCTTTGCAAGAATGTCTGCTGCGATGAAAGGTTTTGTAACATCAACAAATCTTGGGACAGCTGCTCTGAAGATAATGAAGTTAACACTTATCGCTTCTGGTATTGGAATTATAATTCTTGCAATCGGCGTTGCTGTAATGCTTGTAATGAAGAATCTAGACAGTTTTAAGAAAGCGGGATCTTCTGGAATTAAAACTGTTAAAGAGGCATTTACTACTGTTAAAGATGCAGTTCTTGAACTTGTCCGCCCTATTATTGACTTGTTTGCTCATTTTGGAAACGGAGCAAAAGGCTCAGAAGGTGCTGTCCAAGGTCTTGGTAAAGCATTCTCTGGTATTGCAGTAGTCTTTAAGTTTGTAGCTAATGTTTTCAAAATGATTGTTGAGAAGTTCATTAAGCCATACCTTTATATGATTATAAACATTGTTGGAGCAGTTGTATCGCTATTCCAAGGTAATTGGAAGAAAGCATTCTCTTTCTTAATGGCTGCTGTAGCTTTTGCTGCTGAATTTTTTGTTAATGCTTTTGCAATTGGATTTAAAGTTATAGTCAGCCTTGCTGGTGGTCTTGTAAAGGGAGTTGTTAGCCTTATTGGCCTTCTTGCTAAAGGGATGATTGAATATCTAGTTTGGCCAATAACTGGAGTATTAAAACTCGCATCAATGCTACCTTTTGGAATTGGTGACAAATTTAAAGGTATTAATAATAAATTTAGAAGCGTAGTAAATGGCGCAAAAGGAATGGTCGATTCAGCAACTAGCGTTGTCAATAGCACAGTTGATAAAGCAACAGGTGCTGTTAATGGCCTTATTGATAAATCTGCTAAGGGTATCAAAAACAAACTTGGTGGTTTAAAGAAGGGCGGTATTGATGCTTCAAAAGGAAAAGTCACACTAGGCGGCAAGGGCAAGAAAGACGATAATGTTGAGGTTGATACAGACCCAATGCAAGAGCAAATTGCCAATGCAACTGGTGAAGGTTTATCTGAAGGCGCTGATGAAGGCGCTAAGGAATTAGCAAAGAGAGCAGCTCAAGCGCTAAAAGACATCAAGAAAGAAGTCCAAGAAGAAATTGCAAGCCGTATTAAGGATGCAATGACTGCTGTTGTTGAATCTATAACAAACTCGTTGAAAGATCAAAAAGAAGCATCTCTTTTAATTTATGATGCTCAAATTAAAAAAATTGAGGATGTTGCAAAAGCTGAAGAAAAACTTACAAAAGAGCAAGAATACCAAAACAAACTTAGAGAAGCCGAAGAGCAAAGAGCCCTTAACCGTCTTAATACTAGACGTAATTATGCGATGGCAGTTTATGCTGGGCAAATTGATGAAGCAAGAGCAATTGCCGATGCGGGGGCAAGGCAAGACACAGAAGATACTAAGAGTATTGGTGTAATTAGAGATGAGCGCGTAAAGGAGCTTGCTGAAGAAAACCGTAAGGTGATGATTGATTCAATCAAGGAAGCAAAAGAAAATGCTTCCAAGTACTTTGATGAAATGATTAAGTCCTTTACAGAGGCTGCAAAGAAGATTACACAATTCCCTCCAACCACTGCTGAAGAATTCAACACAATGCTCAATCAGTTAATTGATGGTGGTAATGGTTTTGTTGGAGCAAAATCTATTGCTAACAGTATGGGAACAGTTTTTTCAGAATCCTTTGGTGGCGCATTAGGTCAACTTGGAGTTAATGCTTCTGGTCCTTTGACATCTTCTCTTGCAGCAATTGGCAAAACACTTACTGAAAATAATCCTTTTGGTCCTACTGGGATTTGGAGCAAGACAATTGACGCAAGTATTGATGCCTTAACAAGAAAGTACACAGGCCTTTCACAAACTTTAACAACAGTTATTGATACAAATAGTGAAGCTTTCTCCAAACTTCTAACGACATATACAGCCTATCAAGACATTGTAAACCCTGCTGGTGCGGGTGGGTCTAGCAGTAGCGGTGGTAGCGGTGGTGGTGGAACTGGCGCTGGTGGATCTGGAGCTGGCGCTGGTGGAACTGGCACTGGGGGAGGAACCGGTAATGAAACAGGTCTTAATAATCTTAAAAAAGGTAAAGTTACTCCAAATCAACTGGCTCGCGTTATGTTTGCTAATTATCGCAATGCTGATAGAAATCTATTAGTTGATTATCTTACAGACGCATTTACAATTTTCACAAAACCCCCAGTCGATTCATCCGCTAATAAGTTTAAAAAATTCCTTACAGAAAACCCTGCAATAAAGCAAACGAAGAATTCAAGAATTCTTACGATGGTTAGGAATGCTTATAACACCGGTTCCAGAAGTGAAGGGTATGACGGATATAAACTTTATGAAATGGGCGGTATGTTGCCATACTCAAAGGGCGGCCCAACAGAAGGCCCAGTACAGCAAGGTATACCAGCAATTCTTCATGGTGGTGAATTTGTTGTAAGAAACTCAGCCGTTAACAAGTACGGCTGGGGAATGATGCAACAAATCAACCAAGGAACATATAAGCCAAAGCCTTTTGCAAATGGTGGAATGATTGATTCTTTTGCAAAGGGTGGTGCTATTAAGAAACCGAAGAAGATGGTCACGGGTGGTAAATCTAAAGCACCTGAGAGAGCACCCGATAAAAAGATAAAAGAAGATCCAGCACAAGCAGAGTGGAATTGGCAACAAAACAATGGTGGTTTTACTGAAGCCTATATGGATACGATTGGCAAAGGCGAATCTAGCCGAGGAAAAAATTGGGGTAAGAAACCAGATTGGTTTGGTCGCGCAAAAACAAGCGATGGATGGATGGGCGGTGGTTTGCGTACTGCTGACGATACATGGGTTGCATATGGAGGTCTTGAATTTGGAAAAACAGCAGACTTAGCAACAAAACTTCAACAAATGGTTGTTAAAAATAGAATTGCAATATTTGGCTGGATAAGAAATGTTCCAGTAAATTCCCCTGGTTTTCCTGCTGGGGCCACGCTTCTAAATCCTCCACTTGGTACAGGTAAGCACGGTTTTGATAGAAGTCATTTATTAAGTCTTGAAAGAGGGCTTTTCAAAGGCAAACCTGAAAAATTAAAGAAATACCGTTCTCCTGAGCAGGAATTCCCTCTCCCAGAAAACTTTAACCCAAATATGAGTTATATAAGTCAACTTGGATATGATCCATTTAAAAATTTTGGCTCCGACAAGGGGGCATTTAATACTAAAGCATCTAAAGATGCTTATGTTAATTATTTTAGAAACAAACCTAAAGGATTCGACAAGATTACAATGCCTTTTAGTAAGCCTATTTGGATTGATAGTTTTAAAAAAATAGTAAAAGGGCCAAAAAATGCAAGAAATTTTGATAGCTTTGGTGCCTATTCTCCTGATGCTGACGCTGTAGGCGCTTTTGGCTACTACAAGGGTGGTCTTGTAAAGGGCAAGAAGCCTGATGAAAAGAAACCTGCATCTGCTGCTGACTTTAGAAAGGCTGATTTTTTATCCGCTTTTGAGATGCAACGCATTGGTGAAATGGCAAAAGAACAAGCGCAAGAGCAGAAAAAGAGTATCTGGGGAAAGATAAAGTCGGCTGTTAAGAAGCCTTTTGTTGCTGCTAAAAACTGGGCTAGTAATCGATTGATGGCTGAGATATATGGTTCACAAACTGGTTCCGGCTTTACAGGTTCTGCAGTTATGCTTAATAGAGCTACTAATCCAAAATATGAACATGTTCATCCAAGTGGAAAACCAACCATGTTGGATTTGCCATCGGTAAGAGCAGGCGCTGGATTGGCAAAAACCCTAACTGAATTTAACCCAATCACTGGCGCTTATTTCCCTCTAGAAAGAACATTTGATATTCATAATGAAGGTCTTAGTGGTAAGGATAGAACCTTAGCCGGTCTTCAATCTGCTGTTTCATTGATTGGACCTGATACTGTCTTTGGGCTTAACGCTCCAAGAAACCCAAGCACCTTCTTGCCAAGAGTCCAAGATTCTTTATCAAATAGTTATTGGACATTTATTAACAATAACAAACCTTTGAACAGAATTTATTCTGAAGCAAGGCATTTAAAAGAGGTTATTAAACCGCCAACTCCTACTGTCGACATTGCTGGCAGGCCTATAAAAGTTGGTCCCGAAGCATGGTTCCACTATTTTGATGAAAGATCTCCAATGGTTAAATCAATAAAGGAGTTTAATCCAGCTCAAACTACTAGAAGTTATCCAAACTTAGTTTCAAAAATTTTTGGTACAAGGTATGGAAATAAATTAGGGCTACCAAAAACACCAAAACCACAGAAAAAGATTATTTCTAAAATATCTGACTATTTAATCCCTTCAAAAACTTTCTCTAATTTTGGAAATACTAGTGAAGATTGGCTCTCTATGTATAATGACTATCTAGTAAGCCCATCTTTCTTAAGAGTTGAACAAAATAGATTAATAAAAGAAAATGTTCTTTCAAATATTTTAGAAAGTAAAAAAGGTCGTACTGGAAGTTTTACAAGAGCAATGATTGATTTTGAAGACTATTCTGGAAGGATACTTTCAAATGGTAAAAGGGCTATAAAACCTGGCACAAAAGTTGGAATTAAAACTTTAATTGATCAAATTATGGGTGATAGAAATGCTTTTAGTTACCCAGCAATAACTATTGACAACTTGAACCAAGTTAGACCTATGCAGTTTGATGATTTAATAAATTTATTTTTAAATAGTAAAAACCCTAATCAATTTGTAAGAAAATATATTGAACAACACTATGATTATATGTCAGGCATGGGATTTAATATGCCAGCAAATATGCCAAAAAGAAAAACTCATATTGATCTAATGATGAAAGACTTCAGAGAAAACGATTTTACTATGTCTAATTTCTTTGAAGCAGTAAGAAGTCAAGAGCATATTGTTGATCCTAATTATGCAAGTAATATAGTAAATCAAATTGTACAAAGAACCAATTCGCTTACGGACCATTATCAAAGATCTGCAATAATTTATTCTAATAAAAAGTTTTTTACAAAATCTCCTATTTTTAATAATATGGATTCATTTGAATCATTAATGAAAGCTGGTGTAGTTGATCCAGAGTTATTAGGCAAAATGAGAACATCACTAGTAATGGATACTGCTACTTCTGGAAGAATTACTGTTGGTCAAATTCTAGATGATGGTATTTCACAATTAAGTTCAATGTCGTTTGAAATCGGTCAAATGTATGATAAAAATCATTATCCCGTTACAGGTTTTAAGGTTGGAATGTGGAATTCTTATGCCGATACGAGTGGAAAACAAACGACTTTAGCATCAATTGCTTCTAATAGAATTCTTGGTGCAATATATGAAATGGTAATGAAGCCATTAGGTGCAAAGGTTATTTATCCTGGAAGTATGAGCAAATATTCTTTTAAGGTTGCATCTGAACTTTCAGAAACAATGAAATCAATAGACCCAAGTATTGAAATTATTGGTGATTACTCAGATGCTGTTCAAAGGTTGGAGCGTGGTGATTCATTTAATGGAATAGGCTTTACTGGGTTCTCTAGACCTTTCACTACAAGTGCCAATGAATTAAGGAATAATTTACTTGGATTTTCTGTTGGAAGAGGTGGTATTTCAACACCTGAAATTGAAGCTAGAATTACTGCTGCTACGAAAAGGATTGCATTAGCCAGAATTGCTCTTCGTAAGGCTATGAAAAATAAAGAAGATGATTTTGGAATTGGTAATTTTAATGGCGGATTGATCAGCAGAGCTAATGGAGGAATAATTCCAGGATTTGGCTCGCAAGGTGTTCCTGCTCTTCTTCATGGCGGTGAATATGTAGTCAATGCATCAGCAGTTAAGAACATTGGCATTGCTGCTTTGCAAGCAATGAACAACATGAGATTCAATACTCCTAAAGCCCCATCTTACTCTGGTCCAGTAAATGGTCAATCTACTTCCACATCAACAACCCATATCTATGTTGAGAACTTTATTGGCGAAAAGCAGTGGTTTGAGTCAATGATGAAAGACTATAATGTTACTATTGCTCCGCAAAATCAAAAAGCAGCGGGGTTGAATAATACAACAATCTCAACCTATAGCGGAATTAATCGAGGTCTATAATGGCACCAATTCCAAACCAGCAGACAGGTCTAATCCATCTATTGTCAATTAATGGACAAGAGATTACAGAACATAATCGCAAGTTTAACTCATCCGTTGAGCAGGCCGGATCTGATGTTGAACTTTCAAGAGGAAAAATTAGAAGATACATTAGAAAGAATAAAAGAACATTTAGTTTAGATTTTACATATCTTCCAAATAATACTGACCACACGGTTGATGGGAGAAGAGGTCGAGACTATCTGTCAGCCCTCGCAAATACAAGAGGAACAGTAACGGTTTCAATAAAGCTCTCTCCCGCAGACGACTTCAAGACATACACTTGCTTTGTTAATTCTTATACTGAAAAGTTAGTAAGAAGAGATATAAAATCTGCATGCTCTTATTACGATGTATCTGTTGAATTGGGTGAACAATAATGGCTGATGAATATTACGAGATAAGCCCCAAAGTTAATGATATTGACTTCTATATTGGCGGAGTCAAGGTCGAAACATTCATTCAAGTAAATTCTCAAGTTGAATCATCTGCTGTCCGTGTTGCATGTGTATCTTCATCAATTGCAATAGAGTCATCTTTTGATACGCCCTTCCTAAGAAAGATTGTTGAAATTCAATCCTCAATTGAAATTGAGGGAGTAAAAGATACAATCTTATTAGAGATTTTAAATGTTTTATCAATTGTTCATATCCAATCTGAACTTACTGGGACAACTCAGAAAATAGCAACAGCATCTTCTACGGTTAATATAGAAACATCGGCATCGGCCTCATGCCAAAAGGTGACTAGATTCGTATCAGATGCTCATATTGTCTCTACTTCGACAACAAGTGCTATAAAACTCACCTTATTAAAATCAGTTGCTTCAATTTCTGCTTCTGCAGACTTTAGAACTAAAACAATTTCAACTCTAGAAGCGCAGTTGCCAATAATAGTTAAGTCAATTGTAAAACCCCCTATTAGGCTCTCTCCATCTTATATTGATGATACGTCAATAAGAACATTATTCACTTTAGACAATAAGCCATTGACTAATCACAATAGAGTTTTTGATTCTTCATTGTCTCCATTATTTATTGAAAATAGAAATTGGGATAATAGAAGTAATAGATACTATAAAAGAGCTACAAGTTCTGGAAGAAGAACATTTAATCTTTCTTGGTCAATGCTTCCTAACTCAATGGAGGACACAGTTGACCTCAGACACGGCAGGGATTTTCTAAACTCAATAGCTGAAGACCCAGATGCACATGTTTTAAAAGTCCTTAATCAAGACGAGAATGGCCTTACAGCGTATACTGAGACCTCTTATACAGTCTTTGTCAGGGGGTATTCAGAGACACTTGTTAGAAGATATGTTAATGAAGGTGTATACTTGTATGACTGTAATTTAACTTTGGAAGAGGTGTAATGTTAACAAAAAATACATATGGAGCAAATTTATCAAATTATTTCAATAATGCTATTGAAGCAACAGCTCAGAATGTTAAGCCAAAAATTACAATTGACTTGTTGGATAGCAGACATATCACCTTGGAAAATGCCCTGACGGGGAATGCGAATATTACCAATACCGATGCTCACATTGTAAAATCAGAAGGCTCAATTGGTTATTACTGCACAGAAGAGCAGATGATTAATGGCTACGAAAGAGAATCTTTTACATGGGCCGTAACAGATGCTCTTGCTAAAAATGGCAAGATTATTACGGCTGATGGTACTTGGCATTGTATGCCAACAAGTGTTGATACAGATAGCAAACTTGATGGCGATTATGAGTTTGGGTGGTGGTCTAAAACAAGAAGCGCTGCTAATGGCGTATTTGCCTCATCGCCAGTTATTACTTTTGCTTTTGAAGAAAGAAAAGTTAATAAGATTAAAATTACAACATCTGAATACTATGGACAAGTTAAAAGTTTTAGAGTTAAAGTAAAGAACTCTTCATTAGTCGACATCTTAGATAAGACATTCACCTTAAATGATGATGAGTATTATAAAGAAGTTTATTTAAATAGTAATAACGCTATAGCATCTTCATTTTTAGCAAAGAGAATTGAAATAACTATTCTCTCTACGAAGAATGGATTAGACTATGCAAGAATTCATGAAATTTCCCCAATATATGAAGTCGATATTACAGACCATGTAATTGACTACAGCATCTCAAGAGCAAGAGACATTCATGAAAGCAACCTCCCAATCGGCGGTTCTTCAAGTCCTAAGCTTACTTTGAAGTTAGATAACACAGGAAAAGATTGGAATATCTTTAATAACTCTTCGTTGTATGGAAAATACATGAAAAAAGATTTAAAAATAAATGTTTCAACTGGATGGCGAATTAAAAAAACAAATGATGTAATTTCTAACACCGTTTTAAGATCTAATATGAGTAATTCAGCATCATCTTTCACAGTTGACAATTCTGACATATTCCCAGCAGGAGGGGTTAATAATAATTTTATTGTTACAATTAATCCAAATAAAGAAAATAGAGAAGTTATTCTTTGCAATGCCGTTACATCAACAAACACAGTTAGTGTATCTGAAAGAGGAGTTGGTCAAACGGATGCAGAAACTCACATTGCTGGCTCAGTTGTTACATTTGACCCATACGAGTATGTCAGCATGGGGGAATTTTACGTTGATGAATGGTCATCATCTAGTTCTGACATGACAGTATCTGTTTCTGCAAGTGATTGGTCAAAGTATTTAACCGAAAAAAAACTTACAAATGGATTCTTACTGGAAGGAAAGACTGTAAGCGAGGCTGTTAACAACCTTCTTTCAAGAAGAAACTTCCCCAAGGGAGATTTTAAACAAGTTCTTCCTTATAGCAGAGGGATATCTCAACTCGGAGGAGTTGCAAGATATTCATTTAGTGAAGATTCAATTGATAAAAATGGGAATTTGACAACACTTGCTCCGGGGTTAAGATGTCGTTTTTGGGGTATGAGAGAAGGAAAAGAATTAACATATAAAACCATTAAAGCCGATGCCTTAGAAAAGAATCTATCAGTAGAAGAAAGAATTAAAGGCATCAACGCTTACGCAGCTCCAGACCTTACAGTAAATTCTCCTGATATTTCATTACCCCGTGAGACAGGGGAACCATCACTTAATGCTTTGAATTTAACTAATTATACTTTTGTAAGCATTATTAATTCTGCTACCTATGCAAAATATTTTAATGGCGTTATTGATGGATACTATTTCCCTACAACAACTGGGTCTCAAAGCCTTATTGTTGATATCTTAAATGGGGGAGGTCGTCTGTACCTTGACGACCTTTTGTTAGCCAGCTCAAGTGAAGAAAATACATCTATCTCTCTTGCCTCAAACCCTATTTCATTAATCGCTGGAAATCCTTACCGCATAAGAATTGAATTTTTTCATGGTTCTGGAAATGCTAATTTTTCAATGAGCCTTCATTCCCTCATTGGAGCAACAAAGGCTCTTATCCCTGCAAGTCAAGTTAGATCCGTTGTCGCAAGAGATGGTTTAGGTTCAAGAAACTTAACAGGCACTGTCCCTACCTCGTACTCTCTCTATGATATCTCAGAAGTCCATAATCAAAATGATGGTTTTATTCATAGCAATGCACAATTAAGTTATTCTCAAAGAATAGATTCTGATAATTCTGATAAAGGAATTCTTCTTATTGACGATGGCTACATTAGAATACCTACACACACATCTATTGCAATAAAAGAAGAAGATTTTACGATAGAACTTCTTGCAAAATTTAATGATGGTCATTTTGACATTGGAGATGGCGAGTATTTATCATCTTGGGCTAACTCTAATCCGACAAATGGCTTTGAGTTTTATTATAACAATGTATCAAGTCATGGATTTAAAATTAAAACAACTGGCCCTACTACAACTACATCATTTGTTTCGGATAATACAGAACTTTTGCAATCCGAGTTTTATCATATTGCTGTAACCTATAAAGTTGCAACAAAAACATTATCTTATTATGTTAATGGTGAATTAAAAGATACAGATGTTATTAATGGCACGATTGTTACAAATATTTTTGATACAACAATCGGAGGTAGGGGCGCAAGATTCTCAACACAAGAGGTTGCCCCTGCCATTGCAAGGCAATTTATTATTGACGAATACGCTATTTATAAAAGATGCCTTACCTCAGGAGAAATTTTGGACAGGTACATCTCATCTCAGGTTGAGTATGTCGCAGTCTTTCCATACCTGTACTCTGAGCAAGAGCACTTAAGAGGGGCTATTGATGAAATCACTCTTGCAGACCTTGGGAGATTCTATATTGATGAAGAGGGTTATGGCCGATATGAACACTACAACCGTTTTTTTGAACCATCAATTAATCAGCATGCTATAAAGCAATATGACTTTAGCGATACTACAAACATAATAGATTCAAGTTTGGATGTTCAAATACAGACTAATAAAGTTGTTGTAAAAATATCGAGCGTATCAAAGCTTTCAGATCAGCCAGAAACTTTGTGGACTGTTGATGATGGTGTTTCTTTAGGTGTTGTTAAACTGCAGACTGAAATTTTAACTGATACTGCGGGTATTAGGGTATCAACAACTAACGAACCTGTGTTTGCTAATGTTGGTTTTCTTGCCTTTACTAAGGGTAATCAAACTGAGATTGTCAGATATGGTTCAAAATCGGATAACTTCTTTTTGGATGTAGAAAGAGGTAAGTTTGGAACTCCTATTCTTAACGAAGTACCCATTGATACAAAGATTAGAGAGGCTAGATATTATGAAGTTACATATGATAAAAAGCCAGCTGTTACAGTTTTATCCCCAATTGCAACCGGAATAATTGATGACGAGCCTAATACTATTGACATTCTAAAATTTGAAAGCAACCCATATACCGCAAGAGTAATTGTATCTGCTTCTGCAAATGTTGCATATGATACGCATGTGTATCTTCAAGGCGAAGACCCTAGATCAAATATTGTTTCTGGATTTGCCATTTATGGCATACCTGTAATATCTGTTGAAAACACCGCGCAAGTTACCGAAAAGAAAGAATCTCTTTCTGAAAATATTAGAAAATATGGATTAAAAGAATTAACAATTGAAAGCCCCTACATAACTTCAGTAGACCATGCACAAAAAATAGCTAAGTTTATTATTGATAAAGTTAGCGATCCGGTTCCCATTATGACAATTAATACAATGTGTGTGCCAAAAATCCAATTAGGTGATAGAATTAGGATTGCATCTCTTGATGCATTCGATATATCCAATCAAGATTACTGGGTCATTTCTCAAGAGTTTTCCTATGGTGAATCAATCTCTCAATCTCTTACTTTAAGGAAGGTAGTGTAATGACAACTGATAAAAAAATTAATATAAATGAAAATCAAGTTATATTTAAAAGAGACAACGGACATAAACACGATGGTCTTACATCTAGTTTAATTGATTATACAAGATACTCTATATTTGACTTCCCAGTATACCCAGTTGCACCTGTTGGAACTCCAAGAAGAAACTTTGAAGATACCAATGTTAAAAACTTAGAAAGCTTTATTATTAGCACTATTGAGAATAGGGTTCTTAACCCAAGAGGTATTGCAATTCAAGCTAACACAATCACCGCTAGGGAGATTGCTTCTGGAACAATTACTTCTGGGGAGCTTGCTTCAAACATCATACTTGTTAATAATGTTATTAAAAGTAAAAACTACAATGGCACCATTAATTCAGATGGGGCTATAACAGCGCAAGGCAATGCTGGATGGGCAATAACACATGCTGGTAGTGCAGAGTTCTCCAGCGCTTCAATTCGTGGAGCTATTATAGCCAACTCCGTTAGTACTCCTGGTATTGATATTCTTTCAGATGGTTCTATTTCAAGCACTAACTTTAATGTTACTGCAACCGGAAATGTAACAGCAGTTAACGCAGATATAACTGGAACTATAACATCAAATTCAGGAACAATTGGCGGATGGAGCATTGACTCATCTGGTTTATTTAAAACAATAAATATTGCTGGTACAAACTATACAGCAAGATTAGGCACAGATGCTACTTTAAATTTGCATGGAGTTTATGATGATGAATATGCGACATCATATGTCCATCCTGGAAGGATATACGCATATGCTTCTGAGTCAGCAACTACAATTACAGGTTCAAGAATTGATACAAGCCAGATATTTGTAAACAATGGTGCATACTCCACAACTTTAAGCGCAAACAGTACCAACGCTGATGCTATTACCACAAATGGCGGAGTTAAAGTTGGAAATGGATTTAACATTAAAGCAACTACATCTTTTAGAACAACTGGCTCAAGCACAACAGCCCGTGTAACCCAAGGTGATGAAGCTGGGTTCGATAATCTCTGCAGACCGTCATCTTTGAGAGAACTTAAAGAAAACATAGAAGACATTCAAGATGCTTTGAGCATTCTCTCTGATTTAAGACCAAGAACTTATAATTTTAAAGTTGATGCTTTCTATCCAGTTGACCCGAATACTCAACAGCCTTGGACAGAAGAAGCAAGAGCTTTCGCTCAACTTGACTTAAAATACGGTTTTATTGTTGAAGAAGTTTTTGATACAAGACCAGAGTTGGTCAGCTATTCTCATGAATACACAACAGATGATCCATATGGTGAGGGGGGATATTTTGACTTTTCCTCATGGAAACCTACAATGTGGGAGGATATCGATGTCCTTGTGCTGTGTGTAAAGGCAATTCAAGAACTTTCAGATAAAGTTAATTCATTGCAGACTAGGGTTCAAACCCTTGAGGGTGTATAATATTTAAATGGCTGATTACACTAACTACTCAATTGTCTCATGGGCAGACACAACTCCGATTACAAGTGTTCGTCTTAACCAGATGTCAATTAATATTGACCAAGTTAAGATTGTCAATGACGATAAGCCAAGAGGTATTTTAAAACTTGCTCTTGCTAATACCAATATAACTAATACTCCAAACAATATGTTTGCAAATACAAAACTTATTGCATTAACTCAGGAAACTATTGGCAATGTTGCTTACGATAATAGAGTGACAATAGAAAGTTCTAGATATTATAGACTGGTTTTAAATCTTCCCGGCATTGCACAAGATGATCTGGGCGGTGAAGATAGCACCTACTATCTCAGATTTCGGAAAGGTAATACCGCAGGCAGTGGTGATATTGTTGCTGCTTTTGTTTTAAGTTCTGGTTCGTCTACCTATTGGGATACATCAGCGACAACCCCTGCGAATATTGCAATTGGAAATCTTCGTGCGAGGGATGGTTATTCTTTTGGTGCTGGGACTTATCAATATATTATTGCGAATGAGTCTTTGCAAAACCAAAGCTACTTTGTTGAGTTGCAAAGAAGTCAACCTCCTACAACTGGCCCTAATAACGCTTCAAACTGGACAGTGCTGGCTTCGTCTGGCGCTCTTCAGTTCTATATAGAGGATGCTGGCGGAATCGCTTAAAATGAGTAGAGGACTTGCATCTCAAAGAAATGATGTAAAATGGTCCGATGAAATGCCATCTGGTGAAGATAGTGCAAACTATAACGGTGGTAAATACATTGATGATAAAGGTTATGTACGAGTCTTAAAGACCGATCATCCTAAAAATATTCGTGGATATGCTTATGAGCATCGTCTTGTTATGGAAGAGTACTTAGGCCGCTATCTAGAGCCTTGGGAAACAGTTCATCATATCAATGAAATTAAAGTTGATAATAGATTAGATAACCTTTTCCTATGCACACACTCAGAGCATAGTGCAGTTCATAAAGAAGGGCATAGAGCCTCTGCTGCGCGAAAAGAGAAAATGAGAGAAGTTGTTAAGAATACAAAACCCCATACACGAAAGCGTAATCACGCTCAAAATAAACCCATAGAAAACAGGCTTAAAAGACCTAACATCTAAATATCCTATGGTATTATATTCGTGACTGTAAAGGAGTCCGAATGAAAGAATGTGAAGCAGAAGGCTGTAATCAGACCTTTGAGCCAAATACAAAAAACCAAAAATATGCAGATGCAAGTTGTAGAAAATCAATTGATTCTCTTGGCTTGTGCAAGTTTAGAAAAGAAAATGGGCTTGTAGAAATCCCCGTAAATCCGGTTATAGGGAAAGCCCCGACAACTGAATCTGAATTAAAAGTTTCATATGCAAAGCTATTGCAGGAGTATGAAAAGATTAAGACAAAGCAGGATGCAATTGCTGATGCTGTTTATCGCGCGGTGAAAGAGGATATTAAGGATAACAAGATTACCCGTGTCCCTGCCCCGTTTAAGGATAAGAGAAAGCACTCAGAAGAGGTTGCTGTCGCTGTTATTGCAGACTGGCAGTTAGCAAAGGTTACACCTACTTACAACTCCGAGATTTGTGAAAGGCGTATTGAGCAGTATGCAGATAGTGTTATTCGCTTGACTGAAATTCAAAGAGCAGAGCATCCTGTACGGCACTTGCATGTATGGGCTTTAGGAGACATTGTTGAGGGTGAGTTAATCTTTCCTGGTCAGAGCTTCTTAGTTGATGGAGGTTTGTATCGTCAGATTACTGTTGATGGGCCAAGAATTATTAAGAACTTCTTAACGAAGATGCTTGAGCATTTTGAGACAGTTACATTCGTAGGTGTAATTGGTAATCATGGCTCAATTGGCGGTAGAGCAAGACGAGATCACGACCCAGAAACAAATGGTGACAGAATGCTTTATCGCATTGTCCAGTTGATGTTTGAAAACGAAAAGCGTATTAAGTTTGTAATCCCCGATGGTCGTGGAGAAAGAAACTGGTATGCAATTGACACAATTGGTAACTATAAGTCATTGCTGATTCATGGAGATCAGTTTGGGAGCCTCTCGGCTCTCTACTCATTCCAGAAGAAAGTTTATGGATGGAAGGTCGGAGCTATTGAAGAAGACTTTGATGATGTTTATTTTGGTCATTTCCATACCCCTACTAAGATGACATTCAACAGTGTGCAATGCCGTATCTCAGGAAGCCCTGAGTCTACAAATACATACGCAATGGAAAGTCTTGCTGCTGTCGGTAAGGCATCGCAACCGCTGATGTTTGTTCATCCTGAGAGGGGAATTGTCACTGCTGAATATACTTGTTGGCTAGATTGATATGAAAACTTTAAGGCTTAAGTGCGCTACATGTGGTGGACCTAAGTTTATTGGGTCTCCGTATTATGCACATGGCTCTTATTATGTAGACATTACATGTGTTGTATGTAGTCATTCAAAAGATATTGAACTTGATAAACTCAATAAATTTTTAAAAAAGCTAAAGCAAGAAAAGGTGGTTATTAATGATAACAAAAAAACCAGTTCTGAATAAGTTTTATAAATATTCAGATACAATCGTCAAGATAAAAAAAATCAGTAAATCATCAAATAAGATTTTTGCTGAGCGGATTGATAATGGCGAAGCAATCCTGATACCATACGAGCAGTGCGAAATATTACTCATTCGCTTGTATACTGTCGGAGAGGTCGCCAAGATTGTAGAAAAAAGATCTGATACTCTAAGAAAGTATGAGAAAAAGAATTTGATACCATCACCAAATAAATTTGGTGAGAAGTATCAAAGTTACCAAAGTTGGCGATACTATGAAGAATCGGACATTTATGAGATGATTGAATTCTTCAATGATAGAACCCCCGGTAGACCAGTACAAAAAAACAACATTGATTTAAACTCAAAAATTAAATCAATTCAAGAGAAAGTAAAATTAAAATTCTGAGGTAATTATGGCAGAAGATAAAGTTGAAATTTGGGCATCCCTTGGTATTACCAAGAACCTCGGCAATTATGAATCGCTGAGACTCGATGCAGGAGCAAAGACAATGGCAGTATCATTGGAAGATGAAAGTGCTTGGAAGAAGCTTTGGGATGCAATTGATATGCAGATCGAAGCAAAACTAAAAGAACTGGATGATGGAACTTCTAAGTAATTGGAAAGACGAAGCAGTTTGTGCATCTGATACCAATTCACCAAAATGGGTTTCATATAATCTTGATGATATTGAGTATGCAAAAAAAGGATGTGCAAAATGCAATGTAAGAAAAGAATGCCTGATAATGGCATTCAAGAATGATTCATTTATTGGAGTGGTAGCAGGTATATCAGAGTATGATTACCTGCTACACTCTTGGAAGAAAGTAACAGAAGAAGATGAAAGCAACTGGAGAACAGACGATTCTATATTTCCAGGATTGTTGCAAAAAATACAATAAACTATTCATTCCGGATTCTCCACGACAAGAGCCAGTTGCAAAAGCAATATCTGAATTCTATGAATCAGACCTTTTGTTTAAGGCAGTTGAATCTTTTGTCAAGGCAAGAACCGGCCCTGTTTTAGTGTTTGATTTTGCAATTGAATCAAAAACATATATTGATAGAGTCCAATTTAATAACAAATCTGATATGCGCTTTAAAGAGATATTAGATGAAACAAGAAAGAGAATGACAGATGAATTATGAGTTAAGAGTTATTAACTCGTTGCTTAATTCTGGCAATTATGTAGAGGCTGTAAATGATGGCATTGAAAATGTCTTCATTGAATACCGTGATATTTGGAACTTTATTATTCAGCATTATGATGAACATAAAAAGACTCCATCTAAGGATACTGTAAAACATCATTATCCTGACTTTGAATTTATCAACACCCCTGAACCTCTTTCTTATTACTTGATTGAGGCTAAGAAAGAATCACTTTCTTATCAGACACGGCAAATTATCTCTAAAGCTAATAACATGCTTAAAGATATGGGACCAAAAGAGGCGATGGCATATCTAATGCAATCAACATCGCAACTCTATAAATTCTCCAGCAGTCTAAAAGATACTGACTTAGTAGGTGAGTGGAAAGACAGAGCTGGAGATTTGCGTGAGAGATCAATGCAGGAAGCTAGGGATATCCCTGGTATTCCAAGTGGCATTAGTGTCCTTGATAAATCGTTTGGTGGTTGGCAACCGGGAGACTTTGTTATCCTTTTAGGATGGACAGGCGTTGGTAAAAGTTTTATTGCTCGCTTATTTGCTGCTAATGCGTGGAGGGCTGGCTATAGACCGCTTATCATTTCATTGGAAATGAATAAACAGCAAGAAGGACAGCGACTTGATACATTGTTAAACAATGGAGAAGGTCACTTTACAAATACCGATCTTGTTAAGGCTAACCGAGGAATCGTTGACGGATATGAGAAATGGGCTGAGAAGACATTTGAAGGTAAGCACCCAATCTATTTGGTTACTTCAGAAGGTCTTGAGACTGCCGACCAGAATATGGTTCAAGCAAAGATTGACCAGTATCGCCCTGACATGGTAATCCTTGACTATCATGGTTTGTTTGACGATGCAAGTGGTGCAAAAACTGAAACAGAGAAGGCCAAGAACTTGTCTAAAGCATTCAAGCGTATTGCTGTTAAGAATGGTATTCCAATCATTGACGTAGCAGCAGTAACAATGAATGAAGGACATGCGGAAAGACCGCCTGAACTTGAAGAAGTTGCATGGAGTAAGCAATTAGCTTATGACGCTGACCTAGTGTTAGCAATTCACCGTGAATACAATTCAGATGTATTCCAAGTAGTATCAAGAAAAGTAAGAAGATCAACACATTTTGGTTTCTATCTAAGATGGAACCTTGAAACAGGAAAGTGGAATGAAGAATGGGAGCTATAATGCCTAAGAAGTTTGTCGCTGGCGAAGCACAGGACATTGAGACAATTGTAAGATTAAGAAAGTGGATAGAGGATGAGTGGAAACAAGTACACGGAAACTTTACCAAGACTAATTTAACAACAGACTACGATGCGCAATCAAACATTTTCAAATTCAAACTATACTTCATCAAGTAATATTGAACGGAATATTAGGGAGTTATTTGATAACTACAACATTCATATCCATTCAGAGGGTATGAATGAAGTAAATATCTTTTGCCCCTTCCATAAGAACCTTCATAGTCCGGCTTTCTACATTAATATTAAGACTGGCTTATGGCAATGCTTTAACCCCTCATGCGGTAAGAAAGGTAACTTTAGACAACTCTATAAGCAAGTTACTGGTAAGCCGTTTACAAAGGATATAAAGCTCGACCATCAAGCTCTTCAGAATACTATTGACAGAGATTTGAACTATGAAGAGGGGGAGAAAGACCAACTGAATATTTCCGATGTTGAAATAGACTATGACAATCAGGACATGTTATCTAATCTGATAACACTTTCCGAGAGAGGCCTAGAATACGAAACCTTGGAGACATTTGAAGTTGGTTATTCAATGCCAAAAGAAAGAGTTGTTATTCCCGTTAGGGATGCACAATATAAGTTAGTTGGCTTTATTGGTCGTGCAGTAAAAAGCGAACAAGAGCCAAGATACTTATACAACAAAGGCTTTAAAAGAGCCGATGTATTATTTAATATTCAGAATGCTAAAGCGTATAACTCATGCATAATTGTGGAAGGCAGTATTGATGCGATGTTCATTCATCAGGCTGGATTCCCCAATGTCGTTGCTACACTTGGCTCAAGAGTGTCGGAATACCAATATAAATTGATGAGAAGATACTTTGATTCAATCACTATATTTTCTGACAATGATGCTGCTGGTGAGCAGATGAAACATGATATACTCAATGCGTGTAGTGGTAAAGAACTCTACACAGTGGAATTGCCTGCGGACAAAAAGGATGCAGGAGAGATGACACAAGAAGAAATAATAAATACATTAACAAACAAAAAAATACATATATAAGGAAGGTATAAACAATGTTTAAATCAGTAAAAACACTATCAGAGTTAGAAAAGTCAGTTGCACCAGCACAAGGAGCAAACAAGACTGGTACTAAGAAGTACCTAACTATCCAATCAGGAGAATCCATTAAGGTTCGCTTCCGTCAGGAACTTACCGAAGATGCTAAGAACTACGATGAGAAGTTCGGAACAGGCATTATGGTTCCCGTTATTACATCCCCAATTAACTGGAAGTGGCGAGCAGCTTCAACTTCCGGAATTGAGAAGTTCGGATTCCGTTGCTGGGGTTCAGAGCAAGTTTACAAGGATAAGGCTTGGAAGCCTAAGACTCACTTAGTCATCAATGTTGCAGTTGAGGTTGAGCCGGGAGTTTGGGAACCACGCATTATTGACACAACATTTAATCAGCGCCATATCGGTGCAATCTTGATTGAATACGCAAAGGAATTTGGTAGCATTACCGATAGAGAGTACAAGTATTCTCGTACAGGTTCGGGTGCTTCAGATACCAACTATAGCCTTATTCCATTGAGTGTTTCAGAAACACCAAAGGATATTGCAGAATTGCCAATGCATGATCTTGACAATGTATATTTGACATTGCCATACGATAAGCAAGAGCGTTTTTTCACCACTGGTGAAATTTCAAAAGACGAGTGGTAAATAACAGAAAGTGATGCAGGGGAGGGGTAAAAGCCTCCCCTGTTCCTTATTTATATGACAAAAAATATAGCATTAGATTTAGATGGTGTAATCGCAGACATTGGTGGTGCGATAGAAGAGTCTTTAGTCAATCAATACGGTTTTGCGAAGAATGACTATGACTATACAAAATGGTTAACAACACATCATGATTGTGAATTATCAAATGAGATGATGGGCACAAGTGTTTTCTGGAAAAACCTTAAGCCTTTTGAAGATGCTTGGCATCAAGTTAACGACTGGTTTAGCAGAGGATACGATGTTTATATCGTCACTGCAAGAAGAGCAGAAGCCTCTATGAGTGTCACTCAACAATGGCTTGATGAATGGAAGATTAATACAATGATTCCAATTTTCTGCAAGATGGGTGAGAAACACCATGTGATTAAAGAAATCAATCCATTGTTTATGGTTGAAGATAACCCTAATGAAGTAAAAACTTTATTAGATGAAGGCGTGAACGCCTATCTTAGAAGAGCATGGTACAATGAGCCATATTGGGAAGAGCTTCCAACAATTGGAAGCCTATTAGAATTGAAGATAGATGACTGATTTCGTACATTTACATTGCCATTCAGAGTATTCGTTGCTCGATGGAATGTCTACTCCAGAGGAGATTGCTAGAACATCTAGCCGTAATGGGCAGTACGCAACTGCCATCACCGATCATGGAACAATGGGCGGTGTTTTAAAGTTTCAAGATGCTTGCGATAAGCAAAATGTAAAGCCTGTCTTCGGTATTGAAGCATACTTTGTTCCATCTGTGAATTCAGATGGAGACGGTAAGCATGAGAGATATCACCTTATTCTTTTGGCTAAGAATAATGAAGGCCTTCAGAAGTTATTTAAGGCTTCAAGAACTGGCTGGACAGACAACTTTTACTACAAGCCAAGAATGGACTTTGACCTTCTTGAGAGTCTTGTAGATGATGACATTGTTGCGTTGTCAGGTTGTATGGGTAGTGCTATTTCAAAGGCTATTGATAATAAAAACTACGCAAGAGCAGAGCAGTTATCAGAGCGGTTTATTAAAATCTTTAAGGATGACTTTTACTTTGAGATACAAGCTTGGAATCCTAAGCACATCAATGATGGTTTAATTGATCTTGCTGAACACTTTGGGAAAAAGGTTGTTGCTACTGCTGATTGCCATTTCCCAACACATGAAGATAGGGGTTGTGAAGAAGTCCTTCTTATGGTCTCTCAGTATCCAAGTATGGGTGCAGCAGAAGAAAGATTGGCTAAAGAGAATAGTGCAATCATTAATGACCCTAGCGCGTCTGTTGTGGATAAGATTAATAAGATGTATCCAAATCGCTCATTGCGATTTGATGAGATTAATCCATATGTCGCAGATGCCGATACTGTGCACAGTTGGTTTCAGGATGCCGGATATTCAAATGTATCCTTCTTAGAGAATACAATTGAAGTAGCAGAGAAGTGTTCAGCAAGAGTTGAGAAGAGAAAGAATCTTCTTCCAAAGTATTCTAAATTATTTAACTCTGACGATTACCTTCGTGAGATTACTGAATTTGAATTACAAAGCAGAGGGCTTGGTGAAGAGTACAAGGCAAGATTAGAAGAAGAACTTTCAATCATTAAGCAACTTGGGTTTTCTGATTACTTCTTAATTGTTTGGGACTTGGTTAAATGGGCTGACCAAAATAACATTGGTCGTGGTACTGGTCGTGGTTCTGTTGGAGGAAGTATCTTGGCCTATCTTTTAGATATTTCTAAGGTTGACCCTATTAAGTACAGCCTTCTCTTTGCCCGATTTATTAACCCTGACCGTAATGACTACCCTGACATTGACTTAGACTTTGAAGACAAGCGTAGAGGTGAGGTTAGAAACTATCTTCGTGATAGATGGGGACATGACAAGGTAGCTGCTATTACAACTTATGGAACATACAAGCCTAAGTCTGCTGTTAAAGATGTGTCCAGAGTTTATCAAGTTCCATTCCAAGAGATTAACGCAATCACTCCATACTTTGAGACTCTTGAAGAACTTGAAACATCTGATAAGGGAAAAATCTTCTGTAAGAAGTATCCCGATGTTGCAAACTTGTCAAAGAGATTAGAAGGTCGTATTCGCAATGCTGGCATTCATGCTGCCGGGATGGTTGTGTCATCAATTCCGCTGACTGATGTGTGCCCAGTAGAATCTAGAAAAGATGTTAATGCTGGTGTACGATCTGTCGTTACAGCATTTGACATGGAAGACGCTGAGGCAGTCGGTCTAATTAAGATTGACGTATTGGGTCTTAAAACTGTATCAGTCATTAAAGACTGCATTGCAAAGATTAAAGAAAGAACAGGAAAAGATGTTACAGAAGAATCTCTTGAACTCGGTGATAGCCTTGTATACAAGAATATTGCAGAAGGTAATACCGTTGGCGTATTCCAAACTGATGCCGCTGCTTACAGGAATCTTATTGAACGAATGGGCGTTGATAATTTCAATGACTTGGTTGTTAGCAACGCTCTAGTTCGCCCTGGTGCTTTGCTTTCACAGGGTAAGACTTATATCGAATGCAAAAAGGGTGAAAAGAAGCCTAAGTATCCTCACCCAATTGTAGAAGATATTCTTCGTGAAACATACGGTACGGTTATCTTTCAGGAACAACTTATGCAGATGGCTGTACTAATTGCTGACTTCACATGGTCAGAGGCTGACAAGCTTCGTAAGATCATTGGTAAGAAGCGTGATGCTGCCGGATTTGATGAGTATAAAGAGAAGTTCGTAAATAACAAGTATATTACGAGAGAGAAGGCTGAGAAGATCTGGGCTGACTTTGAATTAGCAGCCTTGTATATGTTTAACAAGTCTCATGCTGTTGCTTATTCAATGCTTTCGTATCAGACAATGTGGTTAAAGACTTATTATCCTCTTGAGTTCGTATGGTCATTGCTGTACAACGAAGATTCAACAGATAAGATTACTGCTTATCTTATGGATGCTCAACGACTTGGGGTTAAGGTTCTTCCTCCTGATATTAATGAGTCAGATGAATACTTTACTATCGGTCATGAAGATGGAGAAGAGGGTATTAGATTCGGTCTGAGTAATGTCCAAGCTTGCGGTAGAACTGCCATTGATGAGATTGTCTCTAAGCGACCATTTAACTCTTACGATGAATTCAATAACAAATGCTCTAAGAGAGCCGTAAGATCCAATGTTAAAGAAAACTTAGAGAAGGTAGGTGCATTCAAATCAATCGGGTTTGAATCGCAATACGAACATGAGCGTTACTATCTCCCAATCTTAGGATTCCCCATCACTATTGTTTCGGATAGAAACGAAATGGATGAATTCGTAGAGGATATAGCAAACTTCCATGAGATTAACTCTCCATTGACGCTGGTTAAGGCTGTCGTTCGTTCTACTAAGAAAACACCACAATACCTCCGTATTGAATTTGAAGATGCCTCAGGCTCGGCTACGGTGTTTGCAGAGCGTGATACAGAGGTGGCCGTCAGAGACTATCTCTATGCCCTTATCGGTGACAGAACGCTTCACTCATTTAGTGACGCTTTTAACTATATTGATTCACCACTACATGAGTTCATTAAGTTGAGAGCTAAGGGCTTTGAGCATGACTATGGGTGGCTGTATCCATCGGGGTTGGGAGATGCTGACAACGAAAAGACGCTGTTGTATATCTTCCATACAAGATTCTTTACAACACAGACTGGTAAGGATATGGCAAACCTATATTGCTGGGATGGGAAACAGATCTTTAAGATTGTGGTCTTTCCTGGAGTCTTTGGAAAACTGAAAAGTATTATCAAAAAGGGCTCTTGGTATGCTGCAAAACTTGCTAAAATTGAAGACAAGAAAACGCTTACACGCTTGGACTCATACAAGATTGAAAATGAGCGAGCGATGATTCCGATTGAGAAATATATCGACATGAAAGGATTAAAGAATGCTGGTATGGTCTGATAATCAGATACCAAAATTTAGTGAGGGCTATGGTTATACGCCTGACCGTCTATGGGATTTTATTGGCACAAGCGGATTGCCGATCCGTAGAAGTAAGCCCACGCATTGGGGAGAGATTGGTAAGATTCAAGTGCCACCCGAAATTGCTGCAATGGAAGGAATTGGCTTTGGATACATGGAAAAGGATAGCTGTTCTGAAGAGATTGTAATCAATCATTCCGTACCGGAAGCCTTTGTTAAGTCACGGATTTATTCCGTTGGTTTTACATTCTGGGAAACAAATAAACTCCCTGACCATTGGGTAAGGCTATGCAATGATATGGATGAGGTTTGGACATGCAGTGAAGAGATGCGTAAGGTATTTAAAAATTCCGGAGTGCGCGTTCCTATCCATGAATTTAAGTTAGGTGTTGACCCAACAATCTATTATCCAAAGCTAAGAACTCCTCATTCAACATTCACATTCTTATCCATTGGCTCACCTTCTAGTCGTAAGAATTCTCAGATGTCTGTTGATGCATTTTTAAGAATGTTTGAGGGCAATGATAACTACCGTTTAATTTATAAATCTAATGGAGATCCTGATGGCAGAATCTATCGCAATGGAGAAGTCAATGGCCTTAGGCATCCTCAGATTGAAGTTATTGACGAAGAGGTATCTCATGAAGAACTCGGCAGAATATTTGACATGGCTGATTGCGTCTTGTATCCGACTAGCGGAGAAGGATGGGGTAACCTTCCATTCCAAGCAATTGCAAAAGGTATTCCAACAATTTGCACAAATGTATTAGCCTGTACAGAGTTTGCTCATATGTCTGTCCCTCTTGATTTTAGATGGGGGACATGGAGAATGTTTGGAAGATATGAGAACTGTGGTGAATGGGCGGAGCCAATCTTTGATGATTTATGTGATAAGATGCTATATGTTGCTGAGCACTACGAAGAAGTTGCTCGGAGAACATATGAGAGCGCTATTTATATTAATGAGAATATGACTTGGGAGAAAGTATCCCAGCCATACATTAAAAGAGCAGAAGAGATTTTACAAGAGGTTAAGGGCTGATGAAAATACATTATTTAAGCTGCCATTCTATTCTGGAATATGATGAAGTACAGCTACTGACAGACTTAGGGCATGAAGTATTCTCTAATGGTGCGTATATCGATCCTGCGGGGCATATAACACACCCAAGACCCGGAATTAAGGGTGCTAAGTATTATGAAGAATATGTTCCTTTTGCGACTAATTTTCCTAAAACTAACTTGCCTAATGAATTGATTGAACCATTTGATGTTCTTATAGTTATGCATTCTCCTGATGTTATTGTTCATAACTGGGATAGGATTAAGCATAAGAAAGTTATCTGGAGAACAATCGGTCAGTCAACCGAAGGCGTTGAGGCAACTTTAAAGCCAATGCGTGATGAGGGATTAAAGATTATTAGATATTCTCCAAATGAAAGAAGGTTATCTAATTACATCGGAGAAGATGTTCTTATTCGTTTCTATAAAGACGAAGATGAATTATTCGGATGGACTGGGGATGGTCGTAATGTTGTTAACTTTGCCCAGTCCTTGAAGGGGCGAAGAAGCCATTGTCATTACGATGAAGTAATGGCTGTAATAGAGAAATTTGATGGAACTGTGTATGGCCCTGGTAATGATGATTTAGGTCATTACAATGGTGGTGCAATTCCGTATGAAGCACAAATAAAGAGAATGCAAGAGGCAAGGGTTATGCCATATGGTGGAACTGCTCCTGCTTCATACACTCTTTCATTTATTGAAGCTTTAATGATGGGATTGCCAATTGTTGCTATTAATAATCAAATGGCTAATATAATTTATAACTTTGACTTCTATGAGGTTGAGGAGATTCTTAGGAGTCTTGGTGGAATTGTTTGTGGAAGCGTTGAAGAAATGATTTCACAAACACAAGAGTTGCTTGACAACGATGCATATGCAAAAGAAATTAGTGAAAAGCAAAGAGCTTACGCTATTGATGTATTTGGTAAAAAGAAAATAATTAAACAATGGGAGGAATTTTTAAATGCAATATAAAGAAGACAAAATTAAAACACCTTGGGGTGTAGAAGTAACCATCTTTACAAGAGAAGGTACTAATGACTGGAATACTTTGTACTCCTGCATTGCCGAGGATGAATATAAGATTGGCGACTTACAGGTTGACGCGGGAAATTCTACAGCAGTAGACATTGGCGCACATGCTGGAGGTTGCTCACTCGCAATGCTTAGTCGTGGATTTAAAGTAATTGCAGTTGAGCCATTACCGGAGAACGCTGAACTTATCATGAAGAATGTTAAAGCTAATGGATGGGAAAATAATTTTACTCTCCATCACAAGGCTATTAATGAAGTATCTGGTAAAGAAGTTGTATTAAGATATGGCAATGAAAATACAGATTCAGGTTCTCATCATCGCTTTATTGGGAATACTATTGACTCTTCAGAATGGCAAAAGGATCTTTGGACAGAAGGCCGCGAAATTAAGGTAAGCACAATTAGTTTAAATGATGCTCTTGAGGCTATTGAGAATGTAAATATTCTTAAGATTGATTGCGAAGGTGCTGAGTGGAGTGCTTTTAAGGGAGCATCACCTGAGACATTGGAGAAGATTGACAGGATTGTTGCAGAACTTCATGCTTTGCCAACAACCAAAGAAATGTACAAAGAATTTAATACACTTATTGGCAGTCAGTTTAAAGATGTAACAAGCAATCTTTTTGCAGATGTGCAAAATTATGAAACAATTGGTTTAGCATATTTTGAAAAACAATGAATATCTTAACTGATTTTCATCATAACTCTCTTTTGCGTTCATTTGTAATGCTATTTGAGGAGAGGCTGGGAATGAATGTCTATAGACCAATAGGGCTTGAATGGTTCTATGAGGGGTATTGGGCTATCAATGACCAATTAGATACTGCTAAACAATTTCTGGATGTTGAAACTCAAGTATTAGCAGATAACACTCCTCCTCTTAACATTGTTAAAGAGTATTCAGATGGTGTATATAGCGTATATGACCCTGGAAATATCACAACACATAATGCAATAACATTAGAGGCATTTAAGAATATGCAGTTTGATTATATAATTGCTTCAATACCACAGCACATTGGCCTATTCCAGAGATTAATACAAGAGTTCCAGCCAAAGGCTAAATTAATTGTCCAAATTGGCAATAATTGGAATCCTAATATCTTTAGAGGTCTGAATGTTTTGGGCTCTGTAAAGCCGGATAGTCTTCAAGATGCTAATGTTGTTTATTATCATCAAGAATTTGATACTAATATTTTTAAACCAAAAAAGCATACAAGTTCTAAAACAGTAAGCAGCTATATTAATTTACTGCAAGAGATGCATTTTGGATGGAATGATTTTATAAAATTAGAATCATATTTAACTGATTTTACATTCAGAAGTTATGGTGGTCAATGTCGTGATGGAAATATGACAGGAGTTCATGATTTAGCAGACTCAATGAGTAATGATGATTTAGTTTTTCATGTTAAAGATCATGGAGATGGTTATGGTCATATAATCTATAATGCTTATGCATGCGGTAGACCAACAATTATTAGAAGATCTTTATATGATAATCAGCTGGCTCAAGAATTATTTAATGATGAAAGTAGTATCAATCTTGATGGCATTTCAATTGAAGATGCTGCTCATAAAGTTAAAAAAGTTCTATCTGATGAAGAGCTATTAAATAACATGTCAATTAAGGCATATGAAGCATTTAAAAATAATGTTGATTTCGCATACGATGCGGAAAAAGTTTATAACTGGATGGGAACTCTGTAGTTCCCATGTGTTATTATTACATAAATCTATAGTAGAAAGAAGATTAAATGTTAATTGTAGATAAGCGCAAAGGCGACCTCATGCCTGTTCATGAGGTTATTGAAACTCCAAGTGTAGGATTAAATCGTGCATTAGGTGGAGGATTGAACACAGGTGCTACTCACTTGTTTTGGGGAAACCCATCTGTTGGTAAGTCAACTATCTGTTTTAGAATCCTCGCAGAAGCTCAGGCTAAGGGGTTTAGACCGGTCATTGTTGATTCAGAGTATTCATTCAATGAAGAGTATGCTGCTAAATGCGGTATCAATGTTGATGACATTGTTGTAATCCAATCAACAGTTGTTGAAGATATCTTAAAGCATCTTCATCCGTATCTCAACCACCCAGAAGAGAAGCATATCTTTCTCTTTGACTCTCTTTCTAATATTATTAGACAAGAAGCATACGACAAGCCTGAAGGAAGTAAAGCGATTGGCTTGCTTGCTCGCTCACAAGGTGCTCTTCTTCAGCAATTGGTGAACTATCTCCATAAAGAGAGAAACATTATGATTTTTATTGCTCACCAGACTATGGATTTGAGCGGTATGTATGCAGTTACAAAGGCTAAGATTGGCAACTCTGTATTCCATAATATGCATAACATTGTTAAGTTGTTCTTATCTCAATCATCCAAAGAGATGGAGAGAGACGACAGAAGCATGATTACTTCTCAGAAGGTTGCTTGGACAATTGAAAAAACAAAGCAGATGGCCAGTATCGGAACTAAGGGTGAATACTATGTTCTTCCTCAGGAAGCATCTATTGATAAGTATCGTGAAATGCTTGATATCGCTATTGAGATGGGCATCATTGAGCGCAGAGGCGCTTGGTTCTTCTATCAAGAAGAGAAGTGGAACGGTATGGCTAAGATCGAACTTACAGATGAGCAAATCGAAGATATTAATGCTAAAATATTGGGATGAAACTTTTAATTAAGATATTAGCTGGGTTTGCTACCCTGACAGGAATTGGCGTAGTTGCTCTATATGTCATTCTTGATACAATTGCCAGAGCAGAGGACAACGAATACTTCTGGGAGTAGCAGTTGAAAAGAACTGAAAAAGAAGAGATTAAGAAAGACAAAGCAAAGGCTGTCAAGAATTCCGGAAGGGGTTTGAAGAAAGGCGATGCTGAGTTTCATAATTTTCTTTTAGATTACAAGCACAATGGGTCTTCATTCACCCTTACTCGTCTAGGATGGCTTAAGATGCGTAAAGACGCATGGAAAGCAAATCATAAATATCCTTGCATTTCTGTCGTTCTTGGGGAGGATTCCGATGTGAAGGTTGCTATCATCGAGTGGGAAGTGTTCAAAGAACTAATTAAGGATTCAGAATATGAATAAGCACAAAGTCCATTTTACTGCTGCTAGAGATAACTGGAAAACACCAAAGGCATTTTATGAAAAACTCAATGAGGAATTTAACTTTGACTTTGATCCTTGCCCTCCTAACCCTCAGTTTGACGGTTTGGAAATTGAATGGGGTAACTGTAATTTTGTTAACCCTCCTTATGGCAACATTATTGCCAAGTGGTTAGAAAAAGCCGTTGACGAACAGAGCAAAGGAAAGACCTCTGTATTCTTGATTCCTAGCCGTACAGATACTCGGTGGTGGCATAACTTTGTCATGAACGCTGATGAAATTCGTTTTATCAAGGGTAGGCTTAAATTTGACGACCAGAAGAACTCTGCGCCGTTCCCATCCGCTCTTATTATCTTCAAAGGAAAGTAGCAATGAAACAATTAACTTACGGAAGTCTATTCGCAGGAGTAGGTGGTTTTGACTTGGGATTTGATTCCGCAGGTTGGGAATGTTCATTTCAAGTTGAATGGGATAAGAATTGCCAAAGCGTTCTTAAAAGGCATTGGCCTAATGTTCCAAAATTTGAAGATGTAAGAGATGTAAATGGTGCAGAGTTACCGCCAGTTGATTTAATATCATTTGGCTCACCATGTCAGGACTTATCTGTAGCAGGTAAGCGTTCAGGTCTTGATGGAGACCGTTCAGGCTTATACTTTGAAGGTATAAGAATAATTAAAGAAATGAGAGAAGCAACTAATGGAGAATTTCCTAAATGGGCAATCTGGGAGAATGTACCCGGCGCCCTCACAAGTAATAAAGGAGAAGACTTCGCAGAAGTCCTCAACCAAATGGCTGACATCGGGGCATTGGGAATTGAATGGCACATCTTGGATGCACAATGGTTCGGAGTCGCACAACGCAGAAGAAGAATCTTTGTCATCGCTTGCTGGGACTCTTCAGCCCTTGAGCGAAGTAGCGGAAAAATATTACCTGTCCCCGAAGACAGCAGGGGGGATATTAAGAAGGGCAGAAAGAAAAGGAAACAGTCTGCCAGAACTGCTGAGAGTAGCACTACAGAAACTATCTGGTACGGACAATCTGGACACGCAAAGTGGACAGAAGGAGGAGTAACTCTTGCTGCTAGTGACTACAAGCGCCCTGAGAGAAACTTTGTACTTGAGCCATTTGTAAAGTCTAGAAGAGCACAAAACCCTACTGATGATGAATCATGGATTGATAATGCAGTAGCTCCAACATTGAATGCTTTTGATAATACCGGAGAGGCAAGAGCAACGGTTCTTGTTGTTGATGGCACAAGAGTTAATGATGTTCGTGTTTATGATGACGATATGGTTCCAACATTAAAGCATCGCATGGGTACTGGTGGTGGACAAGTTCCTGTTCTAGCCTATGATGGTTATAATAATAAAGTTAGCGAAGATATTTATCGCACAATCCGCACAGGTATTGACTCAGGAGATCATATTGCAATCCCAATTCAAGGGACAATTATTGGTCGTGCAGATACTTCCGGTCCACAAGGTAAAGGCTTTGGAGATGAGGGAGATCCATCTTATACATTGGATACAATCTCTCAGCATGGAGTTATGACACCTGAATTAATTTTAAGAAGATTGACACCTGTTGAATGTGAAAGATTGATGGGATTTCCTGATGACCATACAGCAATTGATTATACCGGTAAGAAGATTGCCGATACTAATCGTTACAAGATGTGTGGAAATGCAATTGCATCACCAGTAGCCGAGTGGATTGGTATAGAGCTAAAGAAACTAATAGAAAGCGCTTAATGGAAGACTTTCAGTTTTATGTTGGGAGTCACAACCCATCATGGTTATGGGGCAGAGAGAATACAACGCCTCTATTCATATCAATTCGCCGTTTTCGCAAATATAAAAAGTATAAAAAATCCTTAGCAAGATGGGCTTGCGATAGTGGAGGTTTTACTGAACTATCTCTTTATGATAAATGGGTTACTACTCCTGAGCAATACATTGAAGAATTATACCGACTTCGTGAAGAGGTAGGAATGATGGACTGGGCTTCACCGCAGGATTGGATGTGCGAGCCTCATATGATTGTTAAAACTGGCAAGAGTGTTGATGAACATCAGAAATTATCATGTGAGAACTTTTTAAGATTGCAAGAACTTGGCCCTGATTTGCCAATTATTCCTGTATTGCAAGGATGGGATCCATCTGATTACTTAAAGCACTTAGATATGTATTCTGATTATGGAGTTGATTTACGCAAGTACGATACCGTTGGGATGGGTTCGTTCTGCCGTAGGGCAAATGTTCAGGGAGTTAACGAATTAGTTAATGAACTGCATAACTATGGAATAAGAATGCATGGTTTTGGATTAAAGAAAGACGGGTTGACACTATTTGGTGATAAACTTGTCTCATCAGATTCAATGGCGTGGTCTTTCACAGGGAGGGCTGCTGGTTGGAAAAATATTTACCTTTGTGGTACTACTCATGAGAAAGCTATCTCATGTGGTAACTGCCATGCTTGGGCTATGAAATGGGCTGAGTCGGTAAAAACATCAAGAAAGAAGAAAAATGACTGACATTATTGTAGATATTAACTTTATTGCCGATAACATGGGCGATAGGTCAAAAGAGTTTATTGATTGCATGAGGATTGTGCAAGATATAATTGACAACCCTAATCATTATATCGGTGGACAAGCTATTAAGTATGCTAATCTATTAGCAGCCTATAGAACGCAAATGATTATTAAATCACAGGCCTTTAAGAGAAGGTCAAGTCTAATGAGTGAACAGGATAAGTTAGTGAATGATATTTGGAAGACAATGTATGAGGCATTGTCAGAGAATATCAATGTTCTTAAACTTGCATCAAAGGGGAATTAATTGAAATCTTTAAATGCCCTTAGACAACCTAAAGAGCCTACTATTCAAAAGACTGGCGATGATATTGTTATTGACTTTGCACAGGCTATAGATGACTTCTTAGAGAAGCGTAACGCTCCTGCGACAAAGAAGGTTGGCGGGTTCCATCCTAGTTATACAAACCAATGTGCTAGATATTGGTATTACTTATTTGAGGGAACAGAGATGACAACAATCTTCCGCCCTCAGACATATCGTATCTTTGATAATGGTCATGCTGTCCATGAAAGATTGTATAGTTATATGAGAGAGATGGGTATTCTTGTTGCTGAAGAAATTCCGGTGACTCATGATGATCCACCAATTGAAGGAACTGCTGACGGTATTATTGACCTTGATGGTCATAAACTGATTGAGTTGAAGTCAATCTCCAATGAAGGTTTCCATTATAGGAAGCTCCATAATAAGCCCAAAGATGACCATTTCAGACAAGCACAAATCTATATGAGATGTCTTGACTTACCATCTGGGCTTGTTATTTATGAAAATAAGAATAATCAAGAGATTCTTCCTATTTTTGTAGAGAGAGATGATGTTTTTATTGATAAACTATTTAAGAAGTACAAGGGTATTTACGAGGCGTTCCTAAACCGAGAAATCCCTACTCAGCCATACAAGCGTAGTTCTGCAAAATGTGCAGACTGTGCGTTGGCTGATAAATGCTGGTCAGGGAATGTTTGATAGTGAAGCAAGAATTTGTCAAAACGATGAATGCAAAAAAGAGTTTATAGCAAAAGTTTATAACACTATATACTGCTCTCCAGAGTGTAGAAAAGTTGTTACAAATAAAAAGCTATTAGAAAACTACTACAGAAAAAAAGACAATAAAAAAAGAAAGAGAGTATGTATTACAGACAACTGTAATACGGTACTCTCTTCTTATAATGAAGAAGATATCTGTGAGCAATGTAAGAATGAAAGATATATTCAAAGACTTGTTGGCTGGGGTTGGGATGAAAACAAACTCAGGGAAGAACAGCGTTAATTATGCGCTATACTATATAAGTGAGTTTAAGATCAATCGTCAACCATCAAGGGTGGAATAAGTTAATAGCGATAGACCCAGCTTCTCACTCTTTGGCTTGGGCAGTTATTGATAATCAAAAGAATGTATTAGCGACAGGTAAGATTGTTTTGTCAAAGCAGAAAGAGCCTTATGATAAGTTTAAGGTTATTGCTGAAGAGCTTATTGCTGTAATAAATGAACACAAACCGGATGTTGCTGCTATTGAGCAATCCGTCTATATCCAGAACTTTCAGTCAAGCAGAATAATTTCGTACATGATTGGATTTACTTGGGGTCTTCTGTATCAGAATGGCGTTAAGACGCGAGATATCAACCCCCTGAGTTGGAAGCCTAATATTGGCTATAAGAACCTTACAAAGCAAGACAGGAAGGTTCTAGAAGAGAATGGACAGAAAGGCTCTATCCAGATTAAAATGAAGAACGAGAGAAAACAAAGGGTAAGAGAGATTGTTTCTATTGCTTATGGTGACGACACTCCCGGTCTTGAAGATGAAGATATCGTAGACGCATTGGGCATTGCTTTATGGTATTATAAAACAGGTGGTAACTAATGGCACTTGAGCCATATAAAGACAAGGCCTTCTTGTACGAGCATTACGTTACTAAAAGAATGAATTTAACAGACATTGTTAAACTTCTTGAAAAGAATTACAATATCAAAACAAGTCCGCAGACAGTTTATAACTGGTGCAAAAAATATGATCTCTTAAAATTTAGAGGTAAAGGAAGAAATCTATCTGCCGGTAGGCAAAAAGCTCCCAAGTCTCCAGCACAGAAAATGGTTGAGAGAAAGAGGATGGAAATGCGAAAGCAGAATGATCTTAAAAAGAAAGGTAAATTAAAATGAGAAGAAGCGTAACTGCAAAAGATATGACAACATTTTCAAAACTTGATATGATTTACAATCAGGTTCGGATTATTGAGTCAAAACAAAACAATGCCGAGTATAAATGCTTGGGCTCAGGTCTGTGTTGTCGTATTGGGTTAAGAATCCCATTGGCTGAATGTGCAAACATTGCCTACAGGCTCACACAAGATTTCTATTTCAAAATGGAGTCTGAAGGTGAAGATGTAGCCAATGAGTGGATGGAAACAATGATTGAGTCTCTTAAAGAAGCTATGCATGACCCCAATTGGAATGTTGATGGAGAAACAGAGAGGCATTGCGTATTCTACAAAGGTGGTTGTACAATCTACCGATACAGGCCGATGGTGTGTAGAACATTTGGTACAGTAACTCCAGTTGATGATTATTGTCCAAGAATTAGAAATGCTCATGGTCAAGTCGATTACTTTGCAGGAGAGGGTGTTGCTAGAGTTATCAAACAATATCAAGACATTCTTGCAGAGTATGCTAATGACAAGGATAAATCATATAACAGCGTTGTATACATGCCATTAGGAATTTTAAGTTTTTTATTGGATTCAGATCAACTTGCTCAATTAGCTGACGAAACAGAACCTAAATTCTGGGATGGGGTTAGAGGTTGGTATAACTACCGATTAACATTTACTAAAATGCATGGTTATGATTATAATACTCTTGGTAAACATGCAGAAAAAGATGGCGAAGTTCTCGGATTTAAAGACGAATAATAACTTTTATATTAACTAAAACAAACGATTAAATAACGATTGAAAGAGTGATATGATATCAGTATGAATTCACCAATTAAAGTCCAAGAAGAACTTGTTGTTTTCGCTAAGAACGACAAGATTACTATTTACAGAGTTGTATCTCGTTAATAAATAGAAATAGTGAATTGCCTCGCTTCGGCGGGGCTTTTTGCTTTTATTTCTAGGTTAGTGTGCTAAACTATATATTATGTCAAATATTGAACCAATAGGTGAAAAAAATATTTTTGACAAGATGCGCGTCATTGAAGATGCGGGACAACTTCATGTTAAAGGATATTCGTATCACGAAATCGCAACACTTCTCTCCCTTAAGGTCGGGGAAGCAAAAGAATATATTAATGAGTATAAAAAGATTCTTAATAGACAGGCAGAGGATGACCCTTATTTCCTTGAGAGAATACAATTTAATACAATCAAAGCTCTACAAGAGTTTGACCAATTAAGCAAAGAAGCTTGGGAGACAGTTAATATTGCAACAGATCATGGGATGGTTCCTGCGAGGATTCAAGCATTGAAACTTGCTGCTGATATTGCAAACAAGAAGGCCCAACTTCATAAGTTAATGAGCGGAACAAGTGGTGACTCTGATTACATTGCACGAATGCAGAAGGCTGAGAATGTGAATCAGACTTTATCAAGAGTATTAAGAGATGTTATATCAAAGTATCCGGAAATTGCAGACGAGGTAAGAAGAGAACTTTCTGCTGCTTTTGAGATTATGACAAATGATGATGACATAGAAGACGCAGAAATCGTAGATTCTCCAGAATTTGAGACGGAAAATGACTCTCATAAAGCCTCACAATTTGAGACGGAAAATAGCTCTCATAAAGGTGGAAATCATGTCTGATTTTATGGGTATGAATTTAGAATATTCTGACTTTGACCGTTTGCTTAGGAAAGAGGAATTCGTAGAGGAACCTGTTTCCATTGAGGTATTTGTTCAAGATAAGAAATATCTTGGGCTTCCACCATTATCGCCTATTCAGTTGGAGATTGTACGACATTCTACACAAGTTTTAAAAAAACATACGTTAATAGATCTGATGGGTGAAGAAGCCGGGTCAGCGTATTATGATAACTATACAGACAACGAAGTGATTTGCATGTTGGGTAAAGGATCTGGTAAAGACCATTGTGCAAGAATATCAATGGCCTATACAGCTTATATGATGCATTGCCTTAGAGATCCTTTGGGTTATTACGGTAAAGCAAAAGGTGTATATATTGACTTGCTAAACCTTGCTGTTAACGCACAACAAGCGCAAAGAGTTTTCTTTGAGCCTTTTAAAAACTTACTACTAGGTTCACCATTCTTTAATGATGTTGGATTTGAACCAAGAGTTTCTGAAATCTTTTTCTTTAGTAGACCAGTTAGATGCTTCTCAGGTCACTCTGAAAGTGAAGGTTGGGAAGGTTATGAAGTTATGACTATTATTCTTGACGAGATTGCAGCTTTTAAAACAGATGTGGAATTAAAGGGAGAAACAAGATCAAAAGGTTCTGCTTCTGCAATTTATAACATGAGTAAGTTATCTGTTATGTCTCGTTTCCCAGAAATAGGGAAAGTTATTCTTCTTTCATTCCCCCGCTATAAAGGTGACTTTATCCAACAGAGATATTTTGATTCTAGAAATAATAATGAACCAAAAACCTGGTCAATGAAAGCTGCTACTTGGGAAGTTAACCCTACGATTAAGAGAGAGCAATTAGAATCAGAATATGTTCGCAATCCTATTCAAGCAAGAGCAAGATTTGAATGTGAACCACCTAACATGGAAGACGCATACTTTAGGGATGCTGATTTAGTTAGAAAAGCTTTTACATATAGAGAAGACCCGGTTGATGATGAGGGCATGTTTAAACCTTGGTTTAATAATAAAGATGGGTTTACAAGATTTATTCATGTTGACTTGGCTTTGAAACGAGATAGGGCTGCTCTTTGCATGTCGCATTGCGCTGGCTTTAAGGAAATTAAAACATCAATGGGCGTAGAAAAACTTCCTATTATTAATGTTGATTTGGTTTATTCTTGGGAAGCAACAGTCGGTGCAGAAATTAACTTTGCGTCAATTCGACAAATGATTGTTGATCTTCATAGAAAATTTGATGTTGGGTTGGTTACATTTGACCGTTGGCAATCTATTGAAATGATTCAGAGCCTTAGAAGCATGGGAATTAATTCAGACTTCCATAGCGTTAAAAAGACCGACTACGACACCCTAATGTCTTGTATGTATGATACGAGATTGCGTGGTTATTGGAATGAGTTATTGGTTGAAGAAGAACTTCTTAAATTAAAACTTTTTGGAAATAACAAAATTGATCACCCTTCTACTGGCTCTAAAGACTTGGCTGATGCATTGGCCGGTTCTGTATTTAAAGCTATGAGTATGGCAGCAATTGACTCAGAGGTTGAGATTGAGATATTAAGTCCTAGTCCAGTATTTGAAATGGATGACGAATTTGAAGACTTTTCTACGGTAAGCGTATTCAATAATGATTTAGGAATGTTCCAAGGAACTGATAGGAAAGAGATTGGAGGTGCAGAAAGATGGATAGACATGATTTAGAGCATGATTCTTCGTTGCAGGTAACTGTAGATGAAATCATTGCAGAATTGAACAAGCAAATTAGTACATTAAACTTTGATTTAATTGTTACGAGACTGGCTTTGCAAAAGTTGCAAAATGAGTTTGTAAAACACGCAGAGGCTCATAAAGAAACTGGTAGCAGTAATACCCTTACATTTTAATCTCAATTATGTTGGTTAAAAAACTTTTTTAAAGAAAGTTCACAAACTGGCTACATCTTCCGAATGATGATGATATGCTGATTTTCAACGAGGTAGGGAACACCTTCTCACATCGTAAAAAATCCAAATACCATAAAGGAATAATAAAATGTCAATCAGCATTCAGAAAGTAGATAATTTTCCAGAAATCTCTCGTAGTGGTAGAGTGTCTGAAGAATTGCAAATGATTATTGAAGCTCTTAACGATTCTGTTAAGACCGGCGATAAGTTCTGCATTAAGGGAATTGAAAAAGGTAAGGCTTACAATTCAATGCAACAGCGTATTCGTGCTCAGGCTAAGAAGTTGGGTTACAATATTGTTATCCGTTTTGATGCAAATGAGAGCAGCCTCTTCTTTAAGGCAACCCTTGACACATCAGATAACTCTTCTGTAATGGCAAACGAAGTTGCTGGCGTAAAGACAAAGGCAAAGTCTACAACATCCAAGTGATTATTTAATAAATAATCCCATAAAGACCCCGTGTGGAAACACACGGGGTCTTTTTATTGTGTATACTCTTAACTATGATTGAATCAAAAGAGCAAGAAATTGAAATTACACATGAACAAATAAAAGGTTGGCATCCACTTTTTGCTTTGCCTTGTTATGATCAACAATTAACAGAACCGTTTTTTATGTCAATGCTAAGAACGGCAATGGGTTTTAAAGACATTGGTTTAAAGTTTTCAATTAGTACATTATCAGACTCTCTAATCAGCAGAGCAAGAAATCAGCTTGTAGCCAAGTTTATGGCAAACCCTGAGTTTACTCATTTGGTTTTTATTGATGTTGACTTAGCATTTAACCCGGATGATATTCTTAAAATGTTATGGCATGATAAAGAAATTGTTACTGGTGCATACCCCATAAAGGATATAAATTGGGAGAAGGTTGCTAAAGCTGCTAAGAATGGTACTGAACCAGATAAGCTTTTAGGTTTGAGTACAAGATTTGTTGTCAATCCAGTTAGATTTGGAGATGACAAAATTGTTGTAGAAAATGGTGCGATTGCTGTTCACGATGCTGGTACTGGTTTTATGATGATTAAGCGTAGCGCATTTGAAAAGATGTTTGCTCAGTATCCTGAATTGAAATATGATGACGATACATCTTTACTTTCTGAGGAAGAAAGAAAACATTCTTACGCATTATTTAATTCGTATGTAGACGAAGACAATAGATTCTTATCTGAGGATTATGGCTTCTGTCGTTATTGGCAAAAGATGGATGGCGACATTTGGACTGACCCATCTATTGAGTTAACGCATATGGGCCGGATGAAATATACAGGAACTCTTATGCAATTCCTTATTGATAACGCTAAGCCAGCTGATTAATTCAATTTGTTTACCTTTTTGTAAAGATTTGCAATACATATATAGGCTCAGAAAAATATACTAAAATTTGTGCATTATTTGCTAAAAGATTGCGTGGTGTGAATTGCCTCAAACAATTGCTAAAATTACACGCTAAAAGAATGGGCTAAAGTTACACGCTCCTCTGGGGCTAAAGCTATAGCTCATTTTTTATGTAAAAGAACAGATCATCTTTTACCCCTGGGCTTCTTAATTTCTGATCCCTTGTTTGAGTCATTTATTGACCAATTAAATTTTCCAAAAGAAATCTGTTTTTTGAGTAGCGAATCTATTCTTTGAGCGTATAGACTATCCCTATGCCACAAATAGCGCAACAATTAGGTTACGAATTGCACGTGGTATTTCATTGTATAAACGATAAGGTTGAGGTATGACTTCTCTAAATGATGCGTATGAAGCTAAGGTAATTGCCATGCTAAATACTCAGTTATCAAATGGCGTAAAAGATTTCGGCAAGATTGTCGATTATATCAAGATTACGGAAAACATGAGTATCCGTTTTGTATTTGTTACAGATACAGGCCGCAAAATAGATTCGGGTTCGGCTATGCGTTTTATGCAGGCTTATCGTAGGAAATTGGCTAATGCCCCGGCTATTGTTTTTCCTGATGGTGCTGATTCAGTTATTCGTAAGCGTGTGATGAGAGTTCGCCGTTCAGGTATGCATTCAGTTACGGGTGCAAGTATTACTAATGTTGCAAATGTTAGTAAAGATGAGAGTATCAATATTAGTTCTACTGTGACTTCTGCTGGTGCTTTTCCTGAAGATTTTGTTCCGCCTAAGGGTAAGACAAACCCTAACGGTTTGACAATCGATGAGATTTTAGAACGTGCTAATCTTAGCACTAATGAATATTTCGCAAACAAAAAGAAAGAAGAAACAGAATGAAATATCAAATCATAGCAAAATTGGATGAGCAAAAGTACAAAAATTGTGATGGTCTTGACCCTAATATTTGGGACATGATTAAAGACAAGGTTTATGTATTGAACACTTTTCCAACTTTGGAATTAGCTCAATGGTTTGCTAAAAGTCATCGTGATTACAAATTCTCAAACTTAGACATTGAGACTATTGAAATTATTGAAGTAAAGTAGAAAGATAAAAAACAATGGAAACTAACATTGACATTAGTATTTATGATAAGGCAATTTCTCAATTAGAGAATTTGCAAAGGCAATTAACAAAAGGATTGATTATTCCTCGCGAATATGAACAGCAAAGACTTTGTGTTCTTGTTGATTTAGTTATTGACGGAATAAATAAATTTGGGAAAGGTGAATGAAATGGAATTTGAGTTTATAGATGAATCAGAGATTGAATATTCTTCTACTCCAAGAAAAAAGAAAACACCTTCTCTATTTGATAGTCCATTAATTGACAGAAACTATTGGGGAAATGATCCTGGTACTGAATTGGTTATGGCATTGGCTCGTATTCAGATTCGTAAGTCTATTAAGAATTTGCGTTTGATGAATGTTGATACTGATGATATGACTAGCGTATTGGCTAAAGAGTGTCGAGATGAGCTGCGCATGTATCAATTGGAAATGTTAAATGTTTTGATTACTCAAGACAAATACATTATTGTCCAAGATTCAAGAGGCGAAATGCTTTTGGAATTAGTACAGCCTTTAGATCTGGTTGAAGAATCAATCTAATAGTTAGCCCATAAAGAAAAAGTAATATTAAACAAAGGGTTGGCATATGCCAACCTTTTCTTATTAGGAGGAAAAATGAGAACAAGAGATGTTATTGGACATTATTCATACCAAAAAGAACAAATCAAGTTTGAAACAGATATTGAAAAGAAGTTCCATAAGATTATCTCAGGTATGAGATTTGGTGATCAAATTAAAGTTGAAATAGTTGTTACGTCTAATGCTGAAAAGAAAGAAGTAATTAGAGCGATTAATCAATCAGCTTTGTATAACAATATTGATCTTCACAAGCGTTGGTCAAAAGATAAAACTTACATTACATTAATAGTAGAAGGATAAAAAATGTTAAATATGGATTCCCTATTGCAAAAGATTGAGCTGCTCGAAGAGCATAACGCTTTGTTGAAAGCAAAAATCGAGATAATGGAAAAGCGTCAAGAAGCGTCTACAACTTTGATTAAAGTTTATCAAAACATTATGGAAGAAATGAAAGCGAGTTATGACAATGGCAATTTGTAAAATATGCAATTGTGATTTTATTGATGAAAGATTTGAAGCTGGTTATGATTACTGCTTAGATGAAGTATGTAATCGTATTGGCCTTGATGAAAGAGAAAGAGAATTTCGTAAGATTTATACTCCGGCTTTACTTCATAAATGCAATTACTTTTGGATTAAAAAAGAAGATTTGCGAGAACTAAATGTTAGAGCAGATATGTTACAAAAAGGAGATTAATAGAATGATTAAAACAAAAGCTCCCGGTAGATTTGAAGCAATTCAAATTCTATTTTGTGGACATAAAATTAAAACAGAAAAAGCAATGCATTCTTTTCAATTAAAAAAAGGACAACTTACAGAGTGCCCTAATGGTTGTGGAGAACAAAAAACAAAACAAATTGAATCTGGGAAGGATTTAAGTTAATGATTGAGTATTTAGTATTTGGAGTCGTAATGAGTCCTTTTATTTTATTAGTAGTTGGACTGGTAATTGAATGTTTCATGGAGGAGCAATGAAAATAGATGAATATGTAAAGTATGAACTTACTAAAAAAGAGATTGAAATATTTCTTTCGGCTGATTATGGAATTAATTCAAAATCTGGCAATAAAACAGTTGGCAAAATGATTATTAAAGTCATTGATTCTTTTGAAATTAAAAAAGAACGTCATACTTTTTATGCACAAAGAGTTAAGAATTTAGCAGTTCAAAACATTGCAAAAAATAAGAGATATGCCTTTTCTACAAGAGTAGAAATGGCTAGTAACTATGTTCATCAAATGATGATGTATGAAATAAATATGTTTTTGTTTTACAGAAACAATCCAAATTATGTGAGGAATTAAATGGAGCCTAAAGAAACAATTATTTGTGATAAGTGCAACAGCACTATCGAATTTAATCCAAATCCAGACAATGCATTGTATGTGACATTGACCGGGGGTTATGGAATGTTTATTGATTTAGAAATGGTTGAGCTATTGTTCTGCCATTCTTGTGCGGTTGAGTTTTTTAGAACAGTTCCTAATTTGTCTGCAGATAAAATGCGCGGTAGCCATTCTGTTGCTACTGACAATAAGGATTATCCACTTTGTTGTGAATATTCTTGGGGTATTGAAAATGATGAAACTATTTATGGAACTGAAGAACACTTTAAAGGAAGAGAGTAAAAATGAGAGCAGATAGTATTTATAGCCTTGGAGACTCAGCTTATGAGTTTACAAAGAAATGTACTCATTGTAAAGAAATAACTTTATTTGCATTAACCAAAGATGAATATGAAAGACTGTTCATTAAAAATGAATTTATTCACGTTGTGTTTCCTCATTTGACTGCGGAAGAGCGTGAAGTTATGATTAGCGGAACTCATCCTAAATGTTGGGATGAAATGTTTGGAGATTGGGATGAAGATTATGACGAGGATGAGGAATAGTGTATATTTGTAAAAACTGTGAAGCTATGTATGAAGAACTACCTGAAGATTCAGTTTGTACACAGTGTATGGAGCAAGAAGTAGTAAAAGATAGAAATAGAAGGTATATGTAATGAATATGGAATATATGGAATTTGGTTCAACTCCTTATGGCGAAGATTGTACTCAAGTTGGAGTTGTTGATTATAGTTCAAAAGCAACAAAAGAAATGAAAGCGTATATTAATCAACTTAATCGTCTCTTTCCAGAGTCTGAAAACATGGGAATTAACTTTAAGATTAAGTGGTTTAGTCATGATTTTGGTTCTTATGGTGAAGTTTGTTGCTATTGGAATACTGATGATGAAATAGCTGATGGATATGTATATGTTATTGAAAGAAACTTGCCAGAAAACTGGGATGAAGAAGCAAAGAAGGAATTAGGTATCTAATGAAGATTGACTTTAATGAATTGCCAAAGTATGCAAGCCAAGCTTTGCAAAAGCCTGAAGATTTTGGTTACTGGGGAGATAACGATATGTTTAAAACCTGGGGTTTTACTGGAATTGATAAAAATGACGCTAGTGATATTTTAGAAATTTCAAACTTTGAAGTTATATCAAATGATTTGATTAAGCGATATCCTAATGATTTTAGAATTGAAACTTATAAGCATTGGGCTGTTAATTCAGTTGATCGTTTGGTTTGCCGTATCCTTAAAAGTCCAGGTGATGTTGTCGAAGAAAACATTACTAATTCTTTTATTGCTGCAATGACTTGGCATAACGAATTAGATGAGTATTCAATTGCTGATGAAGATCATTATTTAAAACTTGAGCATGATGAAGCAATTAGCACATTTAATTACATGGATGATTATCTGAAAGATATGATTGACACAACTAAAGAAGATTGGGCTGAGGCATTGTATTATGAATTGTCTAATAACATGGGGGTTGATGTTAATTATAACCTTAAAGATGACGATATCATAACAGCTGCTTATCAGCTTCAGATTTGGAATACAGAAGCAATTGAACAATGGAATGAATGGACAGACAAA